TGATTGTTTTTGGTTTCTATTGTCTGGTGACAGAACCAATAGAAAAAGTTAAGAGGGATTTCAGGAGGAACAAATAATATGATAGAGAATATATCATTTGAATTTATATTTACTTTACCTTTTACTATATTCATGTTCGGCATGAAATATTTCGGTTCGTTATTGGTGTGGGTCGGAATCGTAGTTTATGTATGGACAGAACGCATCAATCTATGGGACTCATGGTGTGATTTGTGTGAGTCAGTATATGACCGTATAAGAGATAAAATGTCTTATCTCTTATCTCTACTAAATAGAAGATAATGGATTTATTTCTTATACATTTTATCTTTATTTCTGTTTGTGCAGGTGGTTCATTTGCATGGGGTTTCATGGCAGGTGAAAAGAATGGCAGTGCCAGAACGATTGAGTTGTTCTTAGATGATAATTTAATTACAGAGAAACAAATCCGAGATAACTATATAAACAAATAGGATTTAATATTATGAGAATCGTTGGCGTAAACATATCACACGACACATCAGTCGCAGAAGTCGAGGACGGTAAATTAGTATCGTGTCATGACGAAGCAAGATTTAGAAGATACAAATATTGGGACCCCGATAAATTGGATGACGACCACGATAAAGGTCTACAATGTGTCATTCAAGCAGGTATCGAAGAACCAGACCACCTGATATTTGCAACATTCGATAGAAGAAATGTTCTTTGGACAATTCATCCATCTATTATAGAGGATAGAATACTTGCCGAACAATTCGCAAAAGATTGTCAAGCACAACAACTAACAATGGATAGAATTCGTGAACTTGAAGAGAAGTATAAAGACCATATGGACTTAGAGTTTCAACAAGACGGTGACGGTGATTACCATGTTGCAGACTTAATCAATGACTTTCATTGGCAGAAACCTGCCTATCATTTAGAACCAGAACATCATTTCTATCATGCAGAGTGTTGTTATCATTTAAGTCCTTATCTTAGAGACAATGAAGATGCAATCTGTATCGTATGGGATGGTGGTGGTGCTATGCGATTGTATGATGAATATCCTGCATATCAAGAGATTGAATCTATCTACAGACTCAGACCTCAACATGAACCACATTTACAGTGGCAAAAATTATCTAATCATCGTATGTGTATGGATATAGGTTGGCAGTTTCCTAACCAAGGTATAGATTCTTTTCATTGCAACGAAGACTTAATCACTACAGACGCACAAGGTGTTGAGTTGTGTATTACAAGTAAACCATCAAGTGGTATGAACTTTAGTCAGATGAGTGTTGCGTTAGGTGCCGATACATTCGGTGGTGCCGCTGGAAAAGTTATGGGTATGGCCTCGTATAGTGCAGGTGTAAACAAAAATCAATTCTGGTCCAACTTCTCAGTTGCACAACAACTCGAAGAAGATACACTTAAAGTATCTATTGAAACAATACAGAAAGCAGTCGACTTGAATCCTGATTGTAAGAACATCGTTCTAAGTGGAGGATACTCTCTCAATTGCACGAATAATTATAAGTATCTTGATGCCTTTCCTGACCATCAGTTCTTTGTGGACCCGATTCCACATGACGGAGGTACCGCTGCTGGTGCCGCTCTATGGTTTGAAAGACAAGTATTACTGAATCAGGAGAATCAAAATGATTAGAACAGAAATATTAAGAGACTTAGATGTTGTAATGGATATGTTAATCGAAAGAGAACAAATCGTTGCAATCTTCCAAGGACAATCAGAATGGGGACCTCGTGCATTAGGTAATCGTAGTATATTATTTGACCCACGAAACCCACAGGCAAAGATGATAGTTAACAGTGTAAAACAAAGAGAAGACTATCGACCATTTGCAGGTTCAGTTATGTTAGAACATGCACATGATTATTTTGAAATGAAACAATTAAAAGAATCTCCATGGATGTCATTTGCTATCCAAGCAAAAGAGAAAGCTTATCGAGAGGTTCCTAGTTTAGTTCATGCAGACGGCACTTGTCGTATTCAGACAGTGACAAGAGAACAAAACAAAAACTATTATGATTTGATAGAAAGATTCTATGAGATTACAGGTTGTCCAATGATATTCAATACATCATTCAACCTAGGTGGTGAAGCGTTAGTAGAAACAATCGAAGACGCACTTACCACCTGTCAACAAAGTCAGATTAACTATCTGTATATACCAGAAGACCAAGACTTTAACATACCTTACAGTATGATTAAACCTAAAGATATAAGTATATTCGAGATTGAAGAGTCAGAGGACTAAATAGGTGGTGTGATAGAAGTTACCGATAACGCAATACAAAAACTCCTGGAAAAGAAAGTCGATAATATAAGACTAGGACTAACAGGTGGTGGGTGTGCTGGTTACGAATACTTCATCGAACATGCAGAGAATATAACCGATAGTGATACATTAATTGACTATGGTAAGTTTAATGTTGTTGTAGATAGTTTATCAGTCCCTTATTTGAGTGGTTCAACCTTTGATTGGATACAAGAAGGACTAAATGAATATTTTAAAATTATTAACCCAAAGGAAGTTTCTTCTTGTGGGTGTGGAGTGAGTGTGCAGTTTAATGAAGACCTCATCAGCTAAAGCAAAAGGTAGAAGATTACAACAATGGGTCGCAAAGATGTTAGTTGAACATCTAGGTGCAGACGAAGAAGATTTAGAATCAAGACCTATGGGTTCTAGTGGTGAAGATATCATCATGGGAAAACAGACTAGACAAATCTTCCCTTATAGTGTAGAATGTAAGAATCAGGAAAAGGTTAATGTGTGGTCATCATATGAACAGGCAGAATCAAACTGTAAAGGGTATGAACCCTTAGTAGTAATTAAAAAGAACGGTAAGAAACCACTTGCTGTAATAGATGCAGAATACTTTGTGGAGTTGCATAACAAATGATTAGAACTTTTAACGAGATAGTTTTACAAGAAGCTAAGGAGAATAAAAATCCTTATCGTCTGGTTGTTCTCGCCGAAAAACCTAAGAAGTCAAACCCCAAAGCTACAAGTGCAAAGATAGTTAAACTTGCAAAGTCATTAAGACTTGAAGTATACGATTGTAGAATCAATGGTGCCTTTATCATGCGTGATGAAGAGAGTGGTCAATTAACAATTCATAGAGAAGATGATTCATTTGGATTTGAAATCGATGAAGATACAGTTGTTCTCATTCGTGGTGCCGTTGGTAAGAAAGATTCATATCTGGATTTAATATCTCAATTAGAGAGATATGGTATTCCTGTTTGCAACTTTAGAGAAACAATCGAAGTATGTGGAGATAAGTTTAGATGTTATCTTCGACTACAAGAGATTGGTATGAATCAACCTAAAACTGTATTGATACCAAATGCAGAGAAAGAATCAGTAGAGACTGCTCATGAGGCATTGAAGTCTAAGTTCCCTATGGTGTTAAAGACACTACAAGGAAGTAAAGGTGTTGGTGTTCTATTAATCGAAACAGAAAGGTCATTACAATCAACCGTTCAATTGGTTTATAAGATTGACCCATTTGCAGATATACTATTACAAGAATACATTGAAGTTGACTTTGATGTCAGATGTATTGTTGTGAATAAAGAAATCATAGGTGCAATGAAACGACCTAAGATACTTGATGACTTTAGAAGTAATGTCTCACAAGGTTCTGAACCAGAAGAGATTAAACTTACAGAAGTTGAACAAGAGTCAGTTCTACAGGCTGCTAAAGCGGTGAACGGACAATGGGTTGGTGTAGACTTTATGCCAGCAAAGAACAGAGATAAAGACGCACCATACATTATCGAAGTTAACCATTCACCTGGTACCGAGGGTATCAACAAAGTAATAGATGGTGATATTAATAAAATTGTTTTAGAAAATCTCCTAGATAGAGATTCATGGAAACGAAGTGCAACAGAATGTGGTGTATTAGAAACATTAGAAGTTGAAGGACAGGAACTAACTGTTAAGATGGATACTGGTAATAATACAACGACTTGTGCCTTGCACGCCGATGACTTGACTGTAAAAAATAAAGTAGTCACATGGACTACAGAAGGAGTAAAATATAAGAAACCTCTACATCGATATGTAGAATTATTAAAACCCGCCGAGAAAAGACCGGTCGTTCTATTGGAAATAAATTTTCTAAATACAGTTTATGAAGTAGAAGTTTCGTTAGACAAAAGGAATCAAATACCATTCCTTGCTAACAGAGACTTTATGAAACGAGCAAACATAATGATAAATCCTGCTCGTAAATTTATGTTGACAAATAGAAACGATGAACACGAAAACGGTTAATATCCAAGAACGAATGCGAAACAAGGCCATCGAGGCCTTAGACATCGTTGAGTTTGAAATTGACAAACTCATGGATAAACAACAAGTTCCTTTTTCTATGTATAAGTATCTTCGAAACTTAGGATACTCAGGTAAAGTTATTGCATACATGAAAGGTTTCACCCATGAAATGCAATACGAACTAAAGAATGAAGAGAAGTGTGAACAGTTAGCAGAAGCATATAACTTCCTTACAAAAGGTCAGAAGACTAAAGTCTTAAAGAAACTCCAATCATTCGAAGATGATATAGAAAAGTATTGTGACGAATACAAACCAGTTCGTAAACCTAGAATTAAAACACCTGCCCAACAGGTTAAGAAACTTCCATATCTTGCAGAGTGGGAGAAATATAAATCAATAAATCCAGAAGAAATCATTCGTGCATCGATGTTGTTTGGATACAACATATCCACAAAGAAACTTACTATGTTTAAATCATATGGTGGTTTAAGAGTAATAGGAAGTAAAATAATGGATGCAGACGAATGTATAGAAAAGACCTTGACAGATTTGAAGTTGCTTGATAGACTGGTATCAGGTGGTAATATTATTGCTAAAGGTTTCATGGACGAGATACCTCGTTCTAAAGAGAAAGAAGGAAACAATAGAATTACTAAGAATACATTATTAATTAAAGTGATAAGATGATACTAATAGATTTTACTCAGACCATAATTGCTGGTCTGATGGCACAACTCAAAATGAATGACGGTGAGATACATGAAGATATGCTCCGTCATATGATATTAAACTCAGTAAGAAATTACAATAAGAGATACTCAGAAGAATACGGTGAAATAGTTTTATGCACCGATGCAAGTAATCCTTGGAGACGAGAATACTTTCCCCAATATAAAGCAAACAGAAAGAAGACAAGAGAAGCATCTGATATGGATTGGAAACTTATCTTCGACACACTACAGAAAGTTAAAGAAGAAATAAGGGACAACTTTCCCTATCACTACCTGTATGTCGATAGATGTGAGGCTGATGATATCATTGCAGTTCTAACTAAACATTCAAAGGAACCAGTCCTAATTGTCTCAGGAGATAAAGACTTTCAACAGTTGCAGAAGTATGACTATGTCACACAATGGTCTCCTAATCTCAATAGGTTCGTTGATGTAGATGATGCAGATACATTTCTGAAAGAACATATTCTCAGAGGAGATAAGTCAGATGGTATACCAAATATACTATCTGCAGACAATTGTTTAGATGAGGGTATCAGGCAGACACCTTTAAGAAAACCTGTAGTAGACAAATACCTCAGGATTAGTATTGAAAAGGACGATAAATACTATAGAAACTATTTAAGAAATCAAACATTAATTGATTTAGAATTTATACCAGAAGATGTTGAGAGTAGTATTCTTGCAGAATTTGGTCATTCTACACCACCTAGTGGCAAGGTGTTTGACTATCTTAGAGAGCATAGATTAAATGAATTGATGGATAACATTGGTGATTTTACAAATTATAACATGGTGAGGACCTAAATTATGACAGAGAAAAAAAGAGGAAGAGGAAGACCTAAGGGTGCTCCTAATAAACCTAAGATGGATTTGGTTACAGAAAGAATCAATCTGCCTAACGGTGCTGATGTATATGAAATATTATGCCAAGCAAATATCGTTGCAGAGACAGATGTGCCAACTGCAGTTAATGGTTTAAAAATATTTAATGATAGAAATGGTGCGGTGAAACCAGTCTTGCAATGGTTGTTTGATAGTAATATCAATTCAACATTACCAGAAGGAGAAACTCCTTACAAAAAGAATGATGCACCTGATTCAACTTTATCAGAAACAGCATTGAGATTTGAATTTAAGAAGTTCAAATACTTTGTGACTGAACAGGTACCACAAACTCGTAGAGAAACAATGTGGATTGAAATGCTTGAGGGTATGCACCCTAAAGAAGCACAAATGATTGACTTGGTTAAGGATAAGAAGAATCCATTCCCTAACATAACAAAGGAAGTAGCGTCAGAAGCGTTTCCTGAGATTCAAGTTTAAATAAATATTAATGTCGCCAGAGACTATACATATAGAAATAGGAAGTTTAGAATTAACTTCGATGTGTAAACTTCTAGTCGAGTGCGGCTCCATGGATTTTTAGGATTATATTATGGCAGAAGAAAAATCACAATTTGCAAGTGAACAAGTAGAACTCTCGGAACTTGAACGAATTCAACAACGACTCAATACCTTTACTGTAGGATTAAAACCTGCGAATGCAGAAGTAGTTAATCAAGTAATGCAGAAAGGGTTATCAGCAGGTAACTTCCAATTAAATGACTTAGACGCTTTAGTTTCAGTCAGAGAAGATGTTGCAAAAGGACTTATTGATTGGAATACACAAGTCACTGTTGCAAACAAACGAATACAGGAACTTCAAGTAGAAGAACTCCAGGCAGCTAGAGATTTAGTTGCAAAGAATCTTGCTGATAAAGATTTACTTATCGATGCAGAAAGACAGGCAAAGAAATCGGCTGAATTAGAAAAGAGAATTGTTGAAGAAGAAAACAAAATTCTTAAAGCAAAACTCGAAGCTCTTTCATCGATTGAAAACAATGTCACATCTAAACCTATTCAGGATTTATTAGATGAATCAAGAAGTGCAGCTGAACACGCTGCGAGTCAAGGAAAAAAGTCTAAAGCATGGGACATGATTCGTGCTTCAAGACCAGAAGAAGAGGAAGAAAGTGGTTACATTCCACAATCTGAAACTTCTTACACTATGCCAGCTACAGACCAAGAAAGGTTTGAGGATAAGGTTGCAGAAACAAAGAAAGCTTTTAAAGACTTCGAAGAAGAATCTAAAATAATTCCTACTCCTGCATTAGAAGATTCAGTTCAATTCCGACCAAAAGGAACTACAACAGAATCTTTCTTAGATGAAGTTGATAGAGTAAATGAAGTTGCAGAAGCAGATGAATTACTTTCAGATGAACCTGTAGGTTATGACAGACCATCTTATGATGACCCTGTAGGTTTTGAAGATGAGTCTTTTGATGAAGATGAAGACTTCGATGATTCAGAAGATTTCTATAATGGTGTTTCACCTTTTGAAGTCACTGCAGACGATGAAGATACTCAACCAAACTTTACTAAACCAATTATCTCAGGTGGTAATGCACCAAACATTCAGGCACAAGTAAATGAACCTGAAAACATTACTGCACCAGTAGAAGAAGAAAAGAAAACTATTCCTACATTTGATACTGAGGAAGATTTATTGGATTCTATTGCACAGAGAGAAGAACCAGAAGAAGACTATGAAGAGATTACAATTCCTTCAAGGTCTGAATTAGAAAGTATGTCTAAGGCAGAAGTTCAAACAGAGGCAGATAATCTAGGGTTTGAAGTTAGTGGTAACAAACAGGTTATGATTGACCAGTTCGAAGAACAAACAGAAGCCTTCATTGCATCGTTGCAAGAAGACGGTGATTTCATCAGTGCATCAGAAACAGATAATACTCGCGAAGACGAGGAGAAGAAAGATGGTGATGATGATGTCAGAGACGGTGGATACTTCTAAACGAAAGTATACCGTCCAGCAATTCAACAAAGAACAAATAAGTAGAATCTATTCAGAGAGACCCTTTGAAGAGAATCTACTTAGGTTCAATCTACCAGAAGACCTTACAATTTTTCTTGGTCTACAATTAAAACAATCAGCATATATCTTTAAGAAGTTAGATAGTAAGAAAAAAGAAAACTTCTATATCAGTGCAATCTCTTATCCTTGTTCTCGTATCGGTGAGACACTAGAGGCAAGAGAAGTTCCTACATATAACTACAAAGAAAACGGAGACCCTAAGTCGTGTCTAGTGAATCAACTAGAAGACCCACAATTTATTCTTCTACATCCAACATGGTGTAATTTAGAAGAGGGTGATGTAATAGAGTTTCAATATGTAGAGGAAGAAGAACCTGATACAGAAAGGTATATAGAAGTCCATGTCTCGTAATATTCCAGTCACAGCAGTTGACCAATACGATTTTCTCCAGCACAGAAGAGAGCAGGAAGAAAAACATTGGAAGAAAAATAGTGGAAGTAATCCATTAGATTCTATTCTTACTGTAGAGGTTAATACAACAGAACTATGTAATCGTAAGTGTGTGTTTTGTCCTAGAAGTGACCCAAATGTTTATGACAATAAAAACTTACATCTTACAGTTAAAGGTGCAAGAATAATCTCAGAAGAGTTGGCCGATAATGGGTACCAAGGAAAGATTTCCTTTAGTGGATTTGGGGAGAATCTCCTAAATCCAAACTTTATAGAAATAGTTAAAGAGTTTCATTTAAATCTTCCAATGGCAACATTAGAATGTAATACAAACGGAGATAAACTTACAGAAGATTATGTCCATTCATTATACAAATCAGGATTATCTTTACTCTATATTAATCTATATGATGGTATAGAACAGATGGAACATTTCGACAAGATGATGAAGAATGTGAGAGAAGAACAATACAAATATAGGTTACATTGGGGAGACTTTGAGAAACATGGATTAATATTAAACAATCGTAGTGGTGTTATGGATTGGGTTGGCATAGAAGAGTCAGACATTCAATCACTTAAAGGTAAACCTTGTCACTATCCATTTTATAAAATGTTTGTGGATTGGAATGGTGATGTATTGTTTTGTTCTAACGATTGGGGTAAAGAACATGTTGTAGGTAATCTTATGCAATCCACTTTACACGAAGTATGGTTTAGTAAACCAATGAACAAGATTAGAAAGAGATTAATGAAAGGAGATAGAAGTCATTCTCCTTGCAACAAGTGTAGTGTAGATGGTTCACTATTTGGAAAACCGTCATTTGATATAGTTAAGGAATATTATGAAAGTAGCAATAACAGGAAGTAGTGGTCTTGCAAAGATTATAAAAGATACACTAGAGTCAACACCTTTCGGAGGACAAACAATTGAAGTGTCAACTATTCGTTGTGAAGATATTACAATGAATGGAGAGAATTGTTGGATATACAATGGTCATAGTCCTTGTGATGTTCTTATTAACTTTGCACACCAAGACCAAGCAAAGATTCTAGGGATAACTCATCGTGCATGGCAAAGTGATAAGACAAAATACATTATCAATATCTCCAGTCGTGCAAGTCAACCAAACATATCAAAAGGTTATGAGTATGCAAGTGATAAAGCACAACTCAACCACCTTGCAAATAATCTAACTTACAACTCAGATAAAAGATATAAAATGACCACAATTAATCTTGGTCTTTTAAACCATGAAGATTTACCAAGTGTCAAACACCAAGATGTTGCAGGTCTTATACACAAACTTATAACATCTTATCCAGATTATGAGATAACAGATGTCACCTTACAGGCACATGCAAACTATCAGGATATACAAAGTGAGAAAGAAATGTTAATGGAGATGGAAAGATTTACTAAATAATAGTATGAGTATAGAATATAACGATTTCGGTTTCACCGCTATGGACGCAGATGAGTTAGCATCTGTAGACACAAAGATAGTAGAAAAAACCACAACAGCAACAGAAGTTATCAATAAACTGGACAACTTCGTCAGACCTCTATTGGAGAATCTTGCTAAAGATTCAGACAAAGACTACATCTATTGGCCAAAAAGGGTCGATATCATAAACGCAAAGCTAAAAGAATTAGACGAAATTCAAAAAGCACTTTAGTCAAAAACCATTTGACAAAGCCCACCACTTTTTTATATAATAGTATCTATTGAATTAAACATAGGAGTTTAACATGGATGATGCAACAATGAAGTTGGTCAAATTGGGTAGGGAAATGATTACTCAGGCAGAAGAGAACAAAGTATTTGCAAAAGATGATATGAAATGGAATACATGTGTGGTTGCTGGTAATAAACTTACCACAATAGGAACGGTTTGGGGTTTACAAGATGTAAAGGATTTAAAGAAGACTGAACGAGAGATTGTTCTGGAATTCTTAGATTTAAACAAGGGTTTACTTGCATGAGAGTATTAGTAGAATCATATGGTGATGTAAGAATCTTCTCAGAAAGACCATTCGGTTATAAAAGATATATTGTTGAGTGGCCAACTCACACACAAATTTTTAGTGGTCTTTGGTATAACGAAAAAACAGTGAGAGAGATTGTTGAAGAGTTTTTAAATAGGGGCTCTGAGCTCGGGTAGGGATAATGGGTCAAGTATCACAAAATCCACAAGCATTAATACGATTGATGTGTGCGACCCACCCGCCAACTTTTTGGAGAAGTGTATGAATGACGAAAGAATACTATGGTATTGTTTTATAGGACTATGTCTTACATGTCTTTATACAGTCTTATTTCTATAGGGCTTGACAATGCGTATCATTTTTTGATACCATGGTTGTATAGATTGAAAAAGGAGATATATGAAATTTAACGCAATATTAAGAGTCCCAAAAGGTGACGAAGGAATACTTGATTCTAAGAAAATATTAAACTTTGTCCACGGACTAGGTTGGAGGACATCAGAAGTCAGAGGTTCTTATAACAAATACTGGATTACTCATAAAGTCGAAGACGGAAAAAAATTAGAGTTAATCGATGGTTCAAAATACTACAAATTAGTTATCAACTCAAATGAGTTTGGTATCGAATGTGGTGGTGATTTAAATGGTTGGCAGTTTGCTGGAGAATTTAGAGACGCAATTAAATCATCTAGGGCTTGACAATGCGTATCATTTTTTGATACCATATAACTATAGATGAGAAAAGGAGACAATATGAAAAATCTAATTGAGTATGTAGAAAGTCTTTGTGAAGATTTGACTACACTAAATCACAGTCGTTGGGACCATTGCAAAGAGCGTGGTGCTTATTATGGTTATAAATCAGGTAGTAAGTATATCAAAGTGATATCATACGATGATTCAAATGGTGGTGGTGCTTCAGTATGGGGTTTCATCAACAAATCAAATCCAAAATTCAAAGAAGGAGATGTTCTTCTCGCTGCTGGGTGGGGAACTCCTGCCTTAAACAAAGCAAGAGGTAATCTCATAGACGGTTATCCAGTTCTTGAAATGGGTGATAGATTCATGTATGGTCCTGGATATTGTTCAGGTGCTATTGCAGGAACACCAAGAAACGGAGACTTTGTTTAATGGATAATTTATACGATATCAAATACGCCAATCTTCCTATGAATGTAAGGAATCACAAGTTCGTTTTAGATTTCTTAAAGGCGAATCCTTCAAGAATTAGGTATAGAGGCAAATCAATTCCAGGTGTTTATAAGAGAGCACCTCATCACTGCATTAAAGAATATGCAACAACTTTCACAATTTATCCGAGGTAATTATTATGCAAACAATACAATTTATACCATGCACTGAGGGCGGTGCAGGAACTTCATTGAGAGGTTCTATCAATGCTTCAACTAGTCAGTTGAAAGAAATGTTCGGTGACCCTTGGTATGAGGGCATCGGTGACAAAATCACTACAGACTTTTGTATTGATTATCAAGTCAGTGACGGTGAGGGTGACAGAAAATATGGTACCTTTACTGTTTACGATTGGCATTATGCCAGAAATCTGCATGATGATTATGCAGAAACAGAATGGAATATCGGCGGTAAGTCATATGATGATTACGAGGCTGCTAGTCTGGCGTTAGATATTTTTAAAGAAACAGATGAGAGTTTAGTGTTTGCTAAACTACATGAGGTTCCTAAAGACCAGGAGTTTTTCTTATGAGTGGAGAATTATTAAAAGCACATCACGAGATATTATCTGATACAAGTGATGGTAAACTTACAGCAGAAGAAGTTTACAATTTAGAAACATATGGTGCCAAACATCCAAGTGAGTTTGATACTGGAGAAAACGAACTGCAACCAGGTGAATGTATTTGTGGTGAGTTTAATTGTAAAGAAGAGTATGTCCATTGGACATCAGGATGGTAATATGAATACATTTATTGGAATTATACTTACAATTATTATGGGACTATTTGCATTCTATTCATGTGTAATAGTAGAAGAACAGAAACGAGGTGAGAAGATAACCTTACCTTGGGAGAAAGACGATGAGTAAACAGTATCGAGCGTTTATGGTAGGCATGGGTTTCGGTGCTTTACTTATGTTTATATTATTATTTCCGTCTACATTGTCAGCGTCAGATGAGAATGGTGAAACAGTTTGTCTTGCAAAGAACATTTACTTCGAGGCAGGTAATCAACCACTTGCAGGTAAAGTTGCAGTTGCACAAGTTGTTCTAAACAGAATCGAACATAGTTCATATGAAGAAACTATTTGTGGTGTTGTTTATCAAGCACAATGGAGAACTAACTACAAAGGCAACATGGTACCAGTCAGAAACAAATGTCAGTTCAGTTGGTTCTGCGATGGTAAATCAGATGAACCTTTAGACACGGATACATTCTTTGAATCGTATCTAATTGCACAAGATGTTATTATGGGTAAGTATCCAGACATTACAGAGGGTGCAACACATTATCATTCTATTATGGTTGAACCCTATTGGGCAGATACCTTAAATGAAACAGTTCAAATAACAGACCATATATTTTACAAATGAGAAAAGAAGAATTAGTTACCCTATTTGAGAAACTTCACCATGAAGACACAAACGGAAAGATTGAAGCAGTTGTTCATGATGTCAATGGTGGTATGTTCAAAACAGATAGTATTAGATTAGACATGGACGGTGGAAGACTTATCATATGTCAAATGAATAGTCCATGTTATGAGTCTAACAAAGAGAATTGGAAACAAGAATTGGAGTTTGTAAAATGAATGATAAATGTATATCGTGTGGAAATGAAACAAGGTTTCCAAAAGAAACTTCGATAGAGGAAAGGAATAATTATATCATCGGTGCCGGACAACTATGTCGTGTGTGCCATGATAAGATTTATAAAATGGAGAAAAATCTCAATTTCAAAGGAGAAGAAGAATGACTAAGAAAACGAAAATGAAAATAACAAGTGCGATGTTGACTGGACTTAAAATAGTCTCAACAATATTCGTAGTTGTTGGGTTAACACTTGCAATGAGTGGGAACTTTCACATGGAAATTTATAGTCTATCTTCCATAATGATTGGTTGTGTAGGTTATATGATTCATAGTGTTAAATCAAATGACCATATGATACTATTGATTAGTGTTGCAGGTTTTACACTTGCAGGTAATCTTTTCTTAAGCACACCAACAGCATTGTTGATTGCAGAGAATTATGGTATTGCATTAACAGAAGAACAAGGTTGGTTTGCACAATATGGAAATATTTTAATATCTATCATTAAGGAGTTAGTATAATGTATGATAAACCAGAAACTCATAGAGAGTTCCTCATAGACACAAATTACATTAATAGTGGTGTTCAACATCGTTATAAATTCAATAATGGTTATGGTGCAAGTGTTGTTAAACATGACCATAGTTATGGTGGAAAGAATGGATTGTGGGAAATTGCTGTCTTAGATTTTCACCTTGACGATTCAGGTGCCTTATGTTATGATAGTGGTATAACAGAAGATGTTATTGGTCACCTCGATTGGAGAATGGTCACAAATGTCTTAGACCAGGTGAAACAATTATGAATCTATTTTACTTACATGAAGAATCTGAAACAAGTGCAAAGTTGCATTGTGACAAACATGTAGTTAAAATGATTATCGAGTATGCTCAAATGTTATCTACAGCACATAGAGTATTAGACGGCAAACCTTATGTTGAACAAAACTTGGGTTTAGGTGGTCGTAGAATTCAGAGGTGGAAACATCCAAATCCATGTATGGAAAAAACCTTATACAAGGCATCGCATGTAAATCATCCTAGTGCTGTATGGGTTCGTGAATCAGCAGTTCAGTATCAATACATGTATGATATGTTTGTTGCATTGTGCGATGAATACAAATTTAGATATGGTAAGGTTCATATGACAGATACTAAACTACGAGTTGTTCTTGATGAGATTCCAAGAAACTTACAGTTAGGTGATTGGCGAGAACCACCTCAATGTATGCCAGATGATGTGAAAGTTCCTGGAGATTCTATTTCTGCGTATCATAAATACTACAAAGAATACAAAACACCTTTTGCAAGGTGGACTGGCAGACCAGTTCCAGAATTTATGATGTAATTATGCCCTTATACGAATTTTATAATGAAGAGATTGATGAGTCATATGAAATGATGATGACCTATGACAACAAGGTCAAATATCTCAAAAAGAATCCCCATATCAGAGAAATCATCGGTGCACCGAACATAGTTGGTGGTCATGGTGATAGAGTAAAAACAGATAGTGGTTTTAAAGATGTCTTAAACAAAGTTGGAAATAATTTCCCTGGTTCTCCACTCCATGATAGACATGGAAGTAAAGATATCAAAACAGAAAAGACTAAAAGAATCGTGGATAAACATGTCAAAATGCAGACGAGAAATCGCCTAGACAAATCAAAAAAGAAGTAGTATAATGTATAGAATGACAAATCATATTGAGATAACGGATTTAGAAAATCTGCAAGCAAAGACCATAAATGATGATGGTAAAAGATTATATAAATTTGAGGGTATTGACGATAAGTATCCTTCGGTGACAACAGTCACAGGTCTCTTAAATAGAGAACACATTAAACTCTGGAGAAAAAGAGTTGGAGAAGAGACTGCAAACAAGATTACAGCATCAGCAACAAAACGAGGAACAAACTTCCACCAATTAGTAGAAGATTATCTTCGTGCTGAGAAAGATATTGTATTGGACAATCCTTTACAGAGAGGTATGTTCAATGCAATGCAACCAGTTTTAGACGAAATAATACCACTTGCTTTAGAGGCACCTTTGTTCTCACCTAATCTTAAAATGGCAGGTCGTGTTGATTGTGTAGGTATCTTTGATGAGAAACTTTGCATTATAGATTTCAAAACAAGTTCAAAGTATAAAGAAGAATACATGGCAAAACCATGGTATATTCAAATGACTGCTTATGCTTTAATGGTGGAAGAATTAACAGGTCAGGCAGTAGAAGAATGTATAGCTTTAGTTGCAGTAGAAGGACTTAACGCATTTCAAATGTTTGTATGTGACCCTTTAGACTATGTTGATGATTTAGTTGGATTAAGAAAACAATATGAGAATGTATATGGAATTTAAACCAAAACAAGATTGGAACTTTCAAAGAATGATTTGGAAAGGTGACGAATGGATTCGTTCACAGGCATATGATAATGCTCACACTTCCATGTTAGAGTATCTCGGAATTGATGATGAAGAACAACTAACTCGTGAACTAATAGGTGAAGCACAACAGTTGATTCAACACTTAGAACAAAAGATTATGACTGAAGCAGACCAATCTAGTCCAACTTACTATGGATATCAAAGAGTAGTGCAAGATTGGGAAGAAAACTTTGAAGAGGAAGAGGGTTAATATGGGAACTAAAGCAAGAGTTAAGTTTAGTCACACAGGTGGAAGAGAAGGAAGAAGAGCACGAGCATTAGAAAGACTCTTAAAAGTTAAAGAACCTAATGACCGTCAAATGAAAGAGATTTCTGTTTTACAAAAAGGAAATAAATTATGATATCAAAAAAAGAGTTCACAGAAAAAGTAGAGAAACTATGCCGTTATGGTAAGTCAGATGTAATGTCTGCTATACTTAAAGTTTGTGAAGAGAACATGTTAGAACCTGAAAGTGCTAAGAGACTTTTATCTCCTCCTTTAAAAGAGAAGTTAGAAGCAGAAGCTACAGGTTTAAATATGGTAAATCGTGGAAGTAATAGTCAAGCAACCTTATCAGGTTTCTTTGACACTAAAAAAGGAAAATAAAATGAAAAAAGGCGATGTAGTCACAGTTGTGACATTTAGTGGAGAGTATGTAGGAGAACTTGCAAAGACCGAACCATTGACTCTTAAAAATCCGAAAATGATTGTTAAGAATCCAGAGGGTGGTATGGGATTTTCTAAGGGAGTTGCAGTGACAGGAAAAGAAAATCCTGAATCAATGGTCTTACAAACTTATATTTTTGTATCAGAGTGTAATGAAATGGTTGCAGAGGCACATAGAAGTGCTGTATCTGGAATCGAACTACCTACACCAGAAGAAACAAAGATAGTCACTAGTTAATGACAAGTCGTGAAGGATATGACGCATACACTTTATACCTTGGTATAAAACTACACTTCTATTCTAACGACTATGACTTTGTTAAGTATAATGGCAAAGTTAAAGCAGATATAAAGTCCTTTCTAAAACGGAAGGACAAATATCATTTTGGTAAACTTTATAGAACACATAAACAAGAACTACAAGATTTCTATATTGCAAACCTTTCAAAAAAGGATTTGTGGGCAGGAGATTTATTGAGTGAAGAATGTGTTAAAGTTTATAAAGAATGGAAGAAGAATAACCAGAAGTTAACTTATCTATTCGAAACAGAAGTAAGTGATTTACTTCGTAAAAAGGATATACAAAAGGTATTAGAAGTTAAGAACGGACAACACCCTATCCTTTTAAAAGAGTTTATGGCAAAGAAAGTATCTTTAGAAACCATCTGTATAATGGATGAGATTATAGAATTTACTAAAGATTGGGATAGAATGATATCAGAAAGAATCGTCTATCCAGAGATACACAATAAGATAAACAAATATAAATCATTCGTTGATTTCGACCGAGTGAAATATAAAAAGGTATTAATAGATTTATGCGGATAAGCGGTGTTCTTAAAAACCAGAACATAGTTATGTATAAAATAATTAATCCTAACACCTAATTTGGGTATAAATATATCCAGATTTGTTATAAGATTTATTGAAAAACCCCTTTACAGGCAAGTAAATAAATCATATAATGGACTAGTCAGTACCACAGGTGTGATACTGATTTATACAATGCTAATACAATGCAATACGATAGGAGAATACAATGTCAGCATCATTAGATAAGCTCAGAGCGGCTATGGAAACCGCATCACCGGCTCAAGGTGAGAAAAAATCCTACAATGACGATACTATGTGGAAACCAGAACTTGATAAATCAGGTAATGGTTATGCAGTAGTTCGTTTTTTACCAACACCAGAAGGAGAAGAAATGCCGTGGGTTTCATATTGGGACCATGGTTTTCAAGGACCTGGAGGTTGGTATATTGAGAAGTCTTTAACGACTCTTAATAAAAAAGACCCTGTAAGTGAATACAACACTACCTTATGGAATTCAGGTATTGAAGCCAACAAAGAACAGGCAAGAAAACAGAAACGCAGATTGCATTATGTTTCAAATGTCTATGTGGTTTCAGACCCTAAAAATCCTGATAACGAAGGAAAAGTTTTCAAATACAGATATGGTAAGAAAATCTTTGAACAACTCAAAGAAGCTATCTCACCAGCATTTGAAGATGAATCTGCAATTAACCCATTCGATTTAAGAGAGGGTGCTAATTTCAAAATCAAAATCCGTAAGGTTGATGGTTATTGGAATTATGACAAATCAGAGTTTGACTCAACTTCACCATTAGGTGATGAGACAATGATTAACTCTACATTTAGTCAAGTTCATTCCTTAAATGAAGTAATCGCTCCAAGTGAGTTTAAAACTTACGAAGAGTTGAAAGAGAAACTTGATAGAGTATTAGGTCTATCAGGTGCAGTCTCAAATAGCACTGCAGAAAGTATAGCAGAAGACCAGGAAGAAGTGCCATGGTCAAATGTCAATACTGAAACAGTAGCTGATGAACCTGTAATCGCATCAGCCGAAACCACTGCCGAAACATCAAGCGAAGGCGGAGACGACGCGATGGATTACTTCAAAAGATTAGCAGAGGATAGCTAATCTTTGTGTTGGGTGCTCTTGTGTATACATTATGTGTTAGTGGTGAAGGACGAGAGCAGACTTGGACCGTGGAAAATATAAGGGGGCACCAAGTAAGGGAAAGACTTTTAGCAAATAGCGGAGAAGTCGGTATAGAGCGGGTATGCTGTAAAGCGAGGGGCGAATATACATCTATTTAAAGGAGAATTATGCCAGAAGTGAAGCCAAGAATCAACCCTAAGAATCGACAGGAAGAACCTTTCGATAGAATGCTTAGGAGATTCAAGAAACAGTGTGAAAGAGCTGGTATAGTTCAAGAGGTTAGAGATAGACAATATCACATCAAACCAAATACTATAAAGAATCAAAAGAACCAAGACATCAAAAGACGAAAGAAACTTGATGCAAAGAGAGCTTCAATAAAAGGTTATAGACCAAGATAATGACTCAGTGGCATGGTGGTAAGGGTTCTAAAAGAAGAAACTCAGACGAAGATAAGTATGCGGAATCGTGGGAACGAATCTTCGGTAAACCTCAGCCTAAAATAAAGTCTCGCAAAGAGACTCCTTCACATGCAACTACTCAGGTGCATAAAGATAAAACTAAAGTTATTCCTCGTAAAGAGAAGTATTACGATAAGTTAGATTAAGCAGGTAAGGCGTCGTAATAACGCTCATTCTCGTCTCTTGCAGTATCAGTTGAATTCATTACATTCGTTGAAGAGTTATTATTGTTCTGTTGAACTACAGTTCCGTCTCCACCAGTTGCAGGTGTATCATCTGGTCTAGCTGCTAATGTCGCAGCGTCTATTGCACCACCTTTAGCATTAATTTCATCTTGAACCATTTCCATTGCTAAACTAGGGTCACTACCATCGGCCATCATACTGCCGGTATCTAAAGCTTCCTGTGCTTCTTGGTAATCTGCTATGAGTGCCTTTCTGTTATCTAATTCCTTTTGAATTGCCTCATATGACTCTTCTGATATATCATCGTCATTGAGTATTGCCTCTAATTGATTTGTAGGTGCAGTTGCAACCATATCCATGTTGACGAGTGAACTTCTTAAACCTCTCTTAGTGTAAAGTCCTGATTCTTCTGCGGAGTCTTGACCTGCCTCTTGTTCTTCCTCAGTCATTTCTGGTGCTTCGTTTCCACTTCCAAAAATTAACTTAACTGCCCAACCTGGTAACATTTTCTTTGCCATATCTGATATGAATTTACCAATATCGATACCAAAGACATCTCTAAAGAAATTACCAATAGCTTTGAATGGTGCCTTGATTAAATCCCATAGACCACCAAACATATCTTTAATACCAGAGAACATTAAGTCGAAGTCTCCTGTGAATAGACCTTTCCAGAAGTCAAAGAAACCACCGAATATTGTAAAGATTGAATCTTTGATATCTATGAAGTATTGTATAACTGTATCAATGGCAGCTTTAAATGATTCAGATGTTTCATATAGTCTCATACCTGCAAGAACAATACCAACTACTGCAAGAGCAGCTAGTATATATGGAGCAGCTGCGAGTAATAATCCACCTGCAGTCGCCATCAAACCACCTATAAAGGCAGCTGCACCAGCAGCGAATGCGGTTAGTGTTGTCCATAAGGCAGCTCCAGCAGCTGCGAGTCCACTACCCATAGCAGTGAAAGCACCTCGAATAGCAGACATACCTCCTTTAAGAAAACCACCAACATTCTTCTTCAAACCACTTGCCGCATTTCCAATTCCTTTTCCTGCGTCTTGCATGGTTCTACCAAGATTACCCATAATCTTATCACCTAAGACTCCTTCTCCACCAAAAACTTTACCTAGTGCATTTAATTTTTTAGTTGCACCATCGAATGCTCCCATGATATCCATACCTGTAAGTTCTTTAAGACCATCAGAGAAGTTTGAAAGTCCTTCCATTTGAGTTTCTTTAGACTTATCAATTGCAATTTTTAATTGTTCAGAGGCATTCGCTTGGTGTTCATGAATTGATTTTAATGATGACTCATGTTGTTCAACAAAATAACTTCGGTCATCCATCTCTTTGGATAAAAAGTCCTGTTCCTTTTTGTGTTTTTCAGATAAGATTTTATCTTGAGCTGTCTCTTGTTCTGCAAGGGCGTTTTTAGCTTGTGCGACTTGTGCTTGAAGTTTAAAGTCTAAGTTTTTGTCTTCGTTTTCACTTGCTTTCTTTTCTGCATCTTTAACAGCTTGCACTGCATCAGCAACTGCAGAAGATTTCTCATCTGCCATGAGTTTATCTAAGTCGGTAATCTTTTGTTGAGTTTCTGCTTGTCTTATTAAAGCATCTCTTCTAAGTTTAGTAAACTTCTCTTCTTCTTTTTCGAGACCTTGTATTCTTGCAACTTGACCACCAAAAACTTCTGATAGAATATCTTGTTGTTCTTCGGTTAGATTACTCCAACCCTTTTCTGCCATTTCAGTAGCAGCGGACATACCTTTGATAAGGTCTCTATTAAGAACGGCACCCTTAAATGTGTCTGCAGATAGACCTTTAAACTCAGAAACAATTTTAGCTGCCTCTGGTCTTGTTTTAGCTAGAGTATTAATAACATTCTTAAACTCTTTTGTTGTTCCAACTGTAGACTCTTCTAAGTCTTGATTGAATTCAGCACGAATGTTTTTTTCTTCTTCTTTAGCTTTTTTAAGTTCTTCAGCTAACTGTTTCCGAACCTTTTTTATTTCGTCATCTGCCATTTAATTTTCCTTTATTTTCCGAAAGCTTTTCCAGCTTCAGATATTCCAAATGCACCCAATGTCACAACCACAAATGATGTATAAATTGTTTCTGAGACTTTTAAGTCTATATCCCAAACTAGTGCTGTCACTAGGTCAGTAATACCGAAACACATCATTAAAAAGAATGAGATAAATCCTATGATTGCCTTTTCATTCAAGTCGTTGTCGTCTAAGAACAAGTCTATAAACTTTCTTTTTGGTGGGTCGAGTGCTAGTTTGGCCTTTCGAGCCTCTTCTTGCATTTCTTTGATTTGGTCCTCTGATGCGTCCAGTTTTTCGATAAGTGCCATATACTTATCTAAATCAATTTCCACCTCATTTCTGCTGTTATCTTTTTCGTCTGCCATTTTCTACTCCTCATAGTTATTCACGGCACACATAATATAAGTTAATTGTATTTTTTACTATCCTGTCTTTGCTTTTCTTGTTCCAAATAGTTTAAGAGAAGATTTGTATAAATCTCCCTTTCCCACGGCATCATATCCTCTAGTTCTGTTAATGAATAATTATGATGTTGCATCATCTGAAAGTTAGTGTTATAATAATTAAACACCGACTCGTGAGAAAGGGCTATTAGAAAAAATTTTGTAATCCTTCTAAAACCCTATTCTGTTGAGTGCTACAGAGTTCACATTTGAACTCTATTTCCTTTCTTAGTTTAGGAGTTTTCTCAAAGTATTCTGATAGTAGACCAAGTTGTGCAAATGTTAAGTTTTCAATAAACTCATCTACATCTTCGTCAGTTATATCAGTTCTTTCGTAGACACTATCTGCATCAAATATTCTTTCTATAGATTTATTCAATAGATAGAATATGACTTCGTTCTCAGGCATTTCTGCAACACCACTTGTGTCTCCTACTCTAAGTAATCTCAAAACTACTCCAACATCATCACTAAGCATTACGGTACTATCAGGTACTTCACCATGAACTTCTACTTCTTCGAAATTGATGATTGCATCTCCTGTTCCTGAACAGTCATTTTCTTGACATTTCATTTTAACAGTTGCAGTTTCACCAACAGATTTTGAACGAATCTGAATGAACAACCATTCAAGGTCGACCATTGCAAGGTCATTCGCATCTACCTTTTCAAAGGTAACATCGTGTATCATATTCTTAACAGTTTCAAGAGACTCTTCTGAGTTTTCTCCTTCTTTTGCCAACATCAACACTTTTTGTTCTTTTACAAGAAAAGGTCGGAACTTTACTTCACGACCATCACTTGGTAACACCGTCTTATAAGTCGGTGCTGATTGGATTGGTAATCCCATAATTTACTCCATAATTATAATACTAGGAACCTCCTAGTAGTCCACTAAGTCTTGACCCAGCAGAATCTAAATCGTTTAGTTTACCTAACATGTCTTTAGATTTACCATTGAATCGACTAGCGACTGTAAGACTCTCTCTTGCTAAATCAAGATATCGTCTTCCTTTATTTAGTACCGAAAGTTCAGGTGCTGGACCATATTCGGTATCAAATGTTTTAAATGCAAATTTGCATGAAAATTTTAACAATGCACTTTCACCCATTGTGAGTGCCATTGGTTCGTAAGAGATTGGAAAGGCATCATAAAATTTATACTTTAATGCCATTGAATCATCTCTTCTAAATTGTTCTATTTCTATTGTTCCGTAATAATCTTTTGGATATCTAAAGATTGGTTTGATACTATTTCCATCTCCTTCAGTAAATATGAAAGATTGCCATGCTTCGATAATGTATCTATCAAAGAAACTTGAATCACAAACAAACATGAAGTCTACTTCATTTGTATTGTTTACTTGTGTGACTTTCTTTGTATTTGTTCCTGTTGTATGAAAATCTTTTGTTGTTAGACTTCTTCCTGGAAGAGATGTTCCTTCACATCTAATTCCTTCAACACTAAAATTACCATCTGGTCCAAAAATGTTGACTGCAAATCTATTATTCATTGCTCCAGCATCGAAGTTTCCTTTAAACTTGTCGATACTTGATTTACTATTTCTAAAGATACCTTTATTAAAAAAATCCACTAAAATTTCTCCTGACTTTCTGCATATACTGTATTTGCATTTACATTAAACTGTTGAGATGGTAACATTACCATCATGTCCCAATAATCCATAGGTATTTCTGATATCCTAGACTCTATATGACTGAATAGATATCTCTTTACACATGGTTTTGCATACCTAAGTGTTGAAACTGATTTGATTAACTGATAAGATAATAGAACTCGTCTCTCTTCTTCGTTCTCAGTCTCTAATGCAATTTCATATAGACCTAAAAGTAAGGGTGTTCGATATCTTGGTGCAATATAGTGTAGATTTATACCCATAAAGCCGTCAGATAGCAAATCAAAGCAAACTATGAGTGGGAATCTATCCCAATAAGGTAATGTTTCTTTGTATTTTGCATCATAAAGATACATATACATTTTACCTAACTCAGGTCTTGCTACTACTGGAAAATCATCATCAGTTAGTAGCTTATTTACTGGTTGTCTTATCTTTCTAAGTCTTAATTTAAACCAATCTAAACTTTCTTGACTTCTTCTTTCTTGTTCAAGTGGAGTTTCACCTTGTATTTGTTCAAGTAAGTCTAACATACATACTATTTATGTATTATGTAAGATGGTCCTCAGTTAAAATTCGAAATTTTAGTCTTCTTTCTTTACAAAAATCTTCGGCCGCTTTGAATTTTGCTTGATTTACGGCATATGTAGCAACTTCGTTAAGATATCTCTTAGTTTGTCGTTTGGGCTGCTTCGGAGGCAGTAATTGTTTCTTCGGTTTGACTTCAATTACTTCTCTTACTGTTTGACCAGAAGAATTTACATATTTTACATAAAAATCGGGAAAATAACGATGAACTCTCTTGTCTAAGGGTGATTTGTAAGGAATTACGACTTCCTCACTTCCCCATTCTACTACATTTTCGTTATTATCGCAATAAACCATGAATCTACGCTCCCATAGCGAACGATAGAAGATTTTTGTTGGGTCTCCCTTGTATTTTTTGTAATTCTTTGGTTTGAACTTACCACTGTATGACATAAATAGATGTATATAACTCGTTTAAGGATATTTATATGCCCAACATTAATAAAATTTTAAGTAAAGTAAACAAGGCAAAATCCGCAGTTTCAAGTGCAAAAGGAATAAAGTCTAAACTTTCAAACATCAACTACAACTCGGTAATCAATTCAAATGAGTTAGAAGCTCAGGCTGAAATAGCAAAACAGACTTTAGATAAGAGAAAATCGTCTTTACAGAAGTCTTTAGATGCAAATAACACTGCAAAGAACAAGGCTAAGAAATCACCAGACTCACCATACATAGAAATGCAATATCCTTTAAATGAGGAACATGATAACTATATCGTATTCAGAAGTAGACAAAGAATCAATCGTCAAAGAAGAGCTGAAGACGGTAAAATTATGAGTGCTGATGCAAATAGAGCATCACTCTTATCAGGAGATGGTTCTGAACAAGTAGAAATTGCATTACATATTCCTTTAACACTAGAACAAGACACTACCGTTGGGTATTCTAAAAAAGATGTTGGTTCACTTGCAAGAGGAGTTCAACAAGGTGGTGCTGGTGGATTTATTCAAGGTATGATTCAAGGACTATCACAAGCAGCTCAAAAGATGTTAAACAGTATGACTGGTAATGCAATGTTTATCATGCAAGGTAAAGCAGTTAACCCTATGCAAGAAATGGCACTAGAGGGTGTTGACTTTAGAACATTAACTTTTTCATATACAATGTCACCAACATCACAAGAAGAGGCAGACATGATTAGAGACATCATTTACTATTTCAAAACTGCAATGTTACCTGATACATATCCGGCACTAGGTGCTGGTCAGTCAGATGCAGAAGGATTCTTTAACTATCCAAATACTTGGACTGCAGAGTTAGAAGGACCGATTGCAACGAGAGTTGATGGTTATCTTCCAATGATTCTACAAAATTGTAAAGTTGTATATGAGGGAGATGCTTCATCAATGACTTTCTTTAAAGATGGTCAACCAACAAGTGTTAAAATGGACTTATCATTCCAAGAACTCAAAATACTTACACAAGAATCTTACCAAGAGATTACTGCTCACCCAAATGGAGCGGCATCTGGTCTCAAATCTATGCCTAGTATCATTGACCAAAACGCAACAGGTGATACAACAAACATCGAAGCAGGTGCAGCGGCAGAACAAGCAGTCAAAGAGAATGCAGAAAAGGGTAAGAAAAATCCATAAGGTATAAAATATGTCAAATCAATTATTCAAAAACTTTCCAGAAATACAATACACTTTATCAACAGGTAAAATTGTCACCATAAAAGACTTCTTTAGAAAGTCTATGATTGAACGAGAAGCCGTTAACAGTGTAATCAGTTATACATATTACGAGATACAAGATGGTGAAAGACCAGATGTAGTTGCAGATAGATTATACGGTGATAGTGAATTGCATTGGACATTCTTCTTAGTTAATAATATGGACAACTACTATCAATGGCATAAAGATAATGTCACATTTGAGAATTATATAAATGAAATGTATCCAGAGTATTGGTTAACTGCAAGTGATTCAACAGACATAGTATCTTCAACAAATAAGTTTCTATTAGGTGAGATTATCGAATCATCTCTACAACAAGGTAATGTCATCTCAGTTCAACCTACATTTAATAGGATAGGAGTTGCAGGTGGAAGTTGGAATGCAAATGATATAGTCACAGGAAAAGTAAGTGGTAAATCATTTACTGTATCATCAGCTGTGAGAGGACCTGATGGCATTGACCATTATGTTAACTCAGAAGGACTTAAAAGAAATACTTCTGATACAGGTTTTACACCTGTCACATATTATACACATGATTACGAACAGAATGAGGCTAATAGAAAAATAAAGGTTATTAGGCCTGAATATATAAGAAGAGTAGTATCAGAATTTGAAAAAGTAATGGCATCATAATGGCAGAAGCACCACTAAAACAAGGAGAATTCTTAGTAGAATCCTTTGCACTAATAAACCAATTCGGTGAGACTTTAGATATCTCAGGTATAGTTGGTGAATTTACTATGTCAGAAAGTATACATCGGAAGTTTGTATCAGGTGTCGTTGGTGTTGTCGATGGTCTTAATCTACTAAAGAACTATCGTTTTACTGGTCAAGAATTTATTCGTATATCAATAAAACAAAAAGAAGGAATGGGAGATACTGCAGATGCTTTATACAGTATTGATAAAACATTCAGAGTGTTTAAGGCTGATAGAATAACAAGACAATCAGAAAAAATTCAATCGTATCTATTAAGTTTATGTGAACCTAGAGTATTCAATCTTAGAAGAACAAGATTGAGTAGAACATTAAGAGGTTCTTATGATGACATGTTAGAGAATGTCTTAGTAAATGAAGCAAAGATTCCTATGGAAGAATTTGACCATTGGGAAGAAACTAAACCAGACAACTTTCAATTCATAGTTCCTAATTGGACTACAAATAAGATTATAGATTATTGTGTTAAAGAGGCAAACATAGGTGGTGATACTAACTATAGAAATAGTATGTTCTTCTTTCAAACATTAAATGGTGGATTTAGATTTAAGTCAATAGATGAAATGTTTGCACAAGAATTCCCTGTTTCATTCAGTATGAAACCTAGAAACTCATCTCCAACAGAAGATATGGACTTAAATGCTCCTGGAGGTTTGAACAGTCAGATTCTTAGTTATAGAAAAGCTCAAATGTTTGATACTTTAAGGGGAACGGTGGCTGGTGCTTATGCTTCTCATATGAAAGTCTATGACCCTTTGCGTAAATTAGAATCAGAAGAACTTTACGATATGGAAGAAACATGGAAGAGAGGTAAACACTTATCTGGTTTCCCTATGATTCATAATGGTGAATATGAATACACATTTACTGCGGAAAACACAACAGGTGAAGGAGAACCACCACAATATAGTGAAATAGATGTTGACTTACCTCCAAACCAGCATTTTAACGCGTTTTTCATTGAAGCATCTGATATGAGACATTCATATGATGACAATGCAGATATGACAGCACAAGAACTTTTTAGAGGAAAAGAAAATAGAGATAATGCAACATTAGAAAGAATTGCACTTATGGAAATCTTGTCTCAACATAGAATGGTTGTGACAGTTCCCTTTAGAACAGATATGAATGTAGGTCAAGTTATTCAATTGTCTTTACCAGCTGCTGAACCAACATCAGAAAGTGATACTTCTGATAAGTTAAATGATGATAGATATTTAATAACAGATTTAAAATTAGTTGGTGACCCAACACAATTAACAGGCACGATGACAATGGAATGTGTTAAAGAATCTTACATGGATAAAGTAGAGAATGTAAGTCCATTAGATAACACTGCAACACCGAGAGAAGTATGATAACATTTTATGGAATAGTTGAAGATAGAAATGACCCATTGATGGTCGGAAGAGTTCGTGTTCGTATCCATGGAATTCATTCTGAAAATAAACAATACATCGCAACACCTGACCTTCCATGGGCACAAGTTTTATTACCAACAACTTCTGCTGGATTATCCGGTTTAGGAACACAACATGGTTTAGTTGAGGGTTCTACAGTCTATGGATTCTTTAGAGATGGTGAAACTAAACAAGACCCTGTTATAACTCATTCGTCTGCAGGTATTCCTCAGAAAGGTTATAAAGAAACAACAAAAGATGAATTATTAAATAGAAATATTGAAAAGGGTTTTAATGACCCACGAAGATTAAAGGTTGATGACTATAAAGATACTCCTGACGGACCAAATCCTGAACAGGCACCCAATCGTTCACATGGTTTAACAAGTTCATTAGAAACTTCACCAAAAACACCGAAAGAACTTACTATTAATTACGACAACACAGGTTCTACTATCGAAGAGTTAGAGGTAACTGAGGATATGTTACCTTACTATCCTTTATATACAGATGAATCAGATTTATCTAGTATTGCAAGAGGTGGTGTTTTAGACCATGCAATTAAAGGTGATATAGTTCACCCACAAACACAAAGTATTCTAGGAGATTTTGTGGATGTCCAAGCAAAACCTGTATATCCTTACAATAAGGTTTTACAGTCCGAGGCTGGCCATGTTTTAGAAATTGATGACACACCAAAATCAGAAAGATTAAATGTTCATCATAGGTCAGGAACATTCCATGAGATTCATGCAGATGGTTCAGAAGTCACAAGAATAGTAAACAACAATTATACTGCAATACTTAAAGATGATAAAGTTTATATAGCTGGTAATACAGACTTACAAGTAGGACATGGTAATGTAAATATAACAATCAATACAGGTAATGTTGATATGAAAGTATTAAAAGGTAATGTGACCTCAGAGATTACAGAGGGAAATCTTAAAGCAGATATACTTAAAGGAACAACAGATGTATTATCAGAAGGAAAGATAACAATTACAGGTAATAATACAACAGAGATTATATCAGACACAACAGTCACAGGAACATTACATGTGACTGGAGCTCAAACAAACGATTCAACAATACATGCAACAGGAGATATATCAACTTCTGCTGGAAATTCTCCAACACTTGCAACACATAAACACAAATCTACTTCACAAGATACAGGTGCAGGAACAAATGCTGGTAAGAAGAAAGATACTTCGGAACCTGATGCGTAAGAGGTATAAATAGATATATGGCGACCATAAAATCACAAGCAAAGAATGTAGCGGCAACTGAAGTTTATGCAGATTTAGACATGAATTTCACTGCTCACCCAATAACAGGTGATTTGACTATCAAAAAAGATGCAGATGCAATCAAACAGTCGGTAAAAAATATCATAATGACTAATTATTATGAGAGGCCATTCAAACCATCACTTGGTGGAGGTTTTAGAGACTTATTATTTGCACTTGATACTGAAAGACGAGTAAAAAGAGCACAAGTAAAAATAAAACAAGTAATTGAGGATTTTGAACCTAGAGTCACAGCAGTTTTACCTCAATTTGTAATAAAGAGAAACAACGATTTGCATGTCATAATCAATTATACGATTAAAAATGGTATGCCAAATCAAGAAGTCAATATGACACTTAAAAGGGCAAGATAATGGCAACAAAGAGTTCACAAATAAACATTACAGAATTAGATTTCGATTCTATTTCTGAAAACCTTAAATCATATCTTAAAGGTCAAGAAAAATTAAAAGATTATAACTTTGAGGGGTCAACAATGGCAACATTGATTGACTTACTTGCATATTCATCACACATAGGTGCAGTTAATACTAACATAGCTGCGTCAGAACTGTTTTTAGACTCAGCACAAATAAGAAAGAATGTAGTATCTCGTGCAAAAGATTTAGGATTTACACCTGCTTCAGAAAAGTGTTCATCTGCTATTATAGATATTGCATTGAATAATGTTTTAAAGGCCGATGGAACTTATCCGACACTTACAGAAATGACTATACCTAGAGGTCATGTTTTCCAAACAGTTTTTGATGGTGTATCATATGACTTTGTCACTACAGATACAAATAAACCAACTCAGAACAGTTCAACATTTAATTATACAGGTGTTGAGATATCACAAGGGACATATATGTCCGATTCTTTTGTTTATGATAGACAAGTTAAGAATTCTAAATTTGTTTTATCAAATGAGAGAGTTGACAGAAGTAAACTTTCAGTTGTAGTTAACTCAGCTGGAATATCTACTACATTTGCATTATCTACAGACATTTCTACAATTACAACAACATCAAATGTATATTATACACAAGAAAACGAAGAAGGATACTTAGAAATCTATTTTGGTGATGGTGTATTAGGAACAGAACTACTTGATGGTGATATTATAACTGCAACATATATTGTAGTTGATGCAGACCACGCTGATGGTGCAAAAAACTTTCAACAAATCACATCAATAAATGGTTATTCAGATTCAGTTATAACAACAACTACTAATTCAACAGGTGGTGCAGAGAAAGAATCAATAGAATCAATTAAGTTTAAGGCAAATAAATTCTTTACATCACAAAACAGATTAGTCACATTAAATGACTATAAAGCAAAAGTAAGTGAATACTATCCAAACGCAGATGCAGTTGCAGTATGGGGTGGGGAAGATAACAATCCACCACAATATGGTAAAGTATTTCTTGCAATCAAACCTAAAAATTCAGACTACTTAACAGAAGTAGAAAAGGCAGATGTTGTTAAGAAACTAAATTCATTGAATATGGTAACTGTAAGACCAGAGATTGTGAATCCAGAAATTATTAAGATTCTTATCTCAACAACATTTAAATACAACAACAACTTTACAACACTATCAAAAGGAGAGTTGGAACAATTAGTCAATACAACAATCAATACATATGATTCAGACCATTTATCTAACTTCGATAGTATATTCAGACATTCAAACTTAGTAAAGGATATTGATGAAACAGATACATCAATTCTTTCTAATATAACAAACATAAGATTGAAGAAATCAACAAGTCTTACTTTAAACAAAAAGATTGGTTATACAAACGATTTTGGTAACCCTTTCTATCACCCAAATGCACAATACAATAAAGCTTTAGGTGGTATATTATCTTCAACTGGATTTAAGGTTACAGGAGATTCTGTAAACACACAATATTTTGATGACGATGGAGATGGTAATCTGAGAAGATACTATCTTTCTGGTTCAACAAGAATCTATAGTGATACGACTGCAGGAGTAGTCGACTACACTACAGGTAAAATAACAATCAATGCGTTGATGTTTACCTCAACAGTAAATACCAATACAACGATTGATTTCACAATCATACCAGACAGCTACGATGTAGTTGCAACTAGAGGTTCTCTTGTAGATATCTCTTCTGCTGATGTCACGGTCAAAGGTGAAATAGACACCATCGCAAGTGGTGAGAGTAGTGCTGGGGTTGGATTTAGTTCAACATCTAGTTCTACATATTAAGGTATTCATTATGAATAAAGTGGTCGCGAGTCCCGCGAGTAGTTTCCCATTAATTTGGATTATATAAAAGGAGAAAAAAATGGCAGATAAAAAAATATCAGCACTATCAGCAGTAGCAGATTCAGCAATTGGAGCTGATGACTTACTACACATTGTAGATAACCCAGGTGGAACACCTGTAAACAAAAAGATGACTATTGGTCAATTGTTTGAAAATATCCCAACTCACTTAGCAGTTGACGATATTGTCACACATACGGCAACTAGTTCAACATTAGCAGCTCAGTTCTGTAATATCTTTAATCTAACAGCTACATCAAAAGTAGCTTTTGATTTAGGAGTTGGAACACAAACTGGACAGTTAATGGTCTTAATCATGTCAGCTATCGGTTCAGGCGGTTCAGCTGCTGTGACTGTTAGTTCATGGGGTGGTTCAACTGATACTACAGAACAAATTACACTTAATGCTGTGGGTGAATCCTGCATTCTTATGTGGAATGGTTCAAAGTGGTTTGCAATTTCAAATAATAATTGCACAATAACATAAGAGTAAACTAAATGTCTCACGAATCATTATCAGCAGATAAAATAACACAAAGACTGCATACAATCTTACCAGAACATGTAAGAGATGATGCACCAGCTTTTTCGGCATTTTTATCTGCATATTTTGAATTCTTAGAGAGAGAGGTTATAACTCTTAAATCACAAAGCGATTTAGACGGTATTGCTTTAGAAGACGGTCAAGGTGCTCTACTTGTAGAGACTGCGACCGTCTCACCGTCACCAGATGAGAACTCATCTAAAATCATAAACGAGTCGACACCGACAAATCCAAATGTAAGTGCGGAACCTCTTACAGTTGGAGAATATGTTTATGGAAAAGAAAATGGTTCTATTGCAAGAATAGATGTCATCAACGGTGATACATTATATGTTTCTACTGTTTCAGGAAATGGTTTCTCTAAGAATGAAGTTATTGAAGGAAGAAATAGTCTGCAATCTGCAGTTGTTGAATCATATAAAGAAAACAGTATACTTGCAAACAATCGACTATTAGACTATTCTGATATCGACCATACAACAGAAGAATTCTTACAATACTTCCAAAAAGATTTCTTACCATCGATTGATTTATCAAAACTAAAAAACAAAAGATTAACAATCAAAAATATTTCTGATTTATATCAGAGAAAAGGAAGTGAAGAGTCAATCAAATTCTTAATGAGACTCTTATACGGTCAGGATGCAGAAGTTAGATATCCTGACAACGAAACAATTTATGTATCTGAATCAAATTACAACGAAGAAAGAAGATTAGTTTTACAGATGCCTGATGAAAAGGTACCTGCAGAAACAGATAGACTAACTTACTTAGATTCAGATGGCAAGACTATACTTGCAGAAGCAAATATAGAAAGAATAAACACACTTGCAACCAATATTTACTCATGTAGTATATCCAGAAATCACTATGGAACTTTTGTAGAAAACACAACAGTTAATGTTTTAGATAGAGATGGTATTACAAGTTATACAGGAACAGTTCTAGGTGTTAATACAGGAATTAATACATCAGGTGGTTCATCTACTTATGTGGGTCAATTCAATGATGACGATGGCCATGGTATTCTCTTAGCAGAAGATGGTTCTGGTATTCTTATGGAGAAATCTACAATAGGTTCTCTATATTCAATGAATGACAATATCATCTTTACAGGTTCTAAAGATGATGCAGGAGTTGTAGACTCAACTGCAAGAGTTGATATACTATCAGACGGACCTGTTAAAGAAATTATTGTTGAAGCTGGTGGTATAAATTACGAAGCTGGTGAAATGGTCGTCTTTGATGAGACTAACACAGGTGGTAATTCTGCAGAGGGAATCATTGGTGCAACTGGTGATGAAATCATATTAGAGAATGCTACACTTTGGGGTCAATTTGAATTTATTGCAACAGCTGGTCAAACTTTATTTGGTGGTGCAGGTGTAAAAGATGTCAACGGAAGATATGTATTCTTTAATGACCACACTGTTAAAGTCTATAGAGATGGTTTAATACAAACAGACCCAGGTGATGGTTCAGTCTTTACACTTAAAAACGATAGAGTCACATTTGCAGCTGGTCAATCTGCAGGAACAAAAATTGAAATTGTTACCGAATCAAATAGACTATTACACGAAACAGGAAAACCAATAACACTAGATGCCTACGATGATGGTGGAACTATCGTCTCAGATGACGGAAGAATTAGAAGAGTTGAAATCTTAAATGGTGGTGTAGGATATCAACAAGTTCCAGAAGTAAGTCCTGGTGGTTATTTATATTTTGATAAAGGTGTTGCCGAGACATATACAATTGGTGAAACAGTCACAGGTTCAATATCAAATGCAACTGCAATAGTTCTTAGAACAGATGCTAAAAACAAAAGAATAGTAGTAAAAAGAAGTCATACAGACCCAAATGCTTTTCAAACCAACGAACAAATAACAGGTTCACTTTCATTAGTTGCAAAGATAAACAGAAAATCTACTGTTGCAACAGGAACAGGTGCAAAACTTCTTTCATATTCAGATGAAATTGGTGGTGCTGAATCAATTAACATAATAGGACAAGGTTATAACTTTGATTCAGATGGTATTGTTTCATCAGAATCAGACTTCCCTATGTTGATTTCTACACCTAGTGCAACACCTACAAGAGACACAGTAATAACAGGTGCTACATCAGCCACAACTGCAAAGGTTGTGAGTTATAACGCAGCGAGACAGATTTTAACATATAAAGATTTATCAGGTGAGTTCTTAGAAGGAGAAACAATAACATATAATGTTAATGATAAGTTCTCCGTCTTTAAATCAGACCCAATTTCAGGAAGAGGAAGATTTGCTGGAGAGGGAAATATAAATGAAGGACTATTAGGTGATAAAGGAACATTAGACGCTTCTGCAGCTAATATACAAGACGGTTATTATTATCAAACACATTCATATGTTGTTAAAGTTGGTGAATCAATTAACAGTTGGAGAAGTGTATTAAAAGACTTAATACATCCATCTGGTCATATCTTCTTTGGTGAAGTTGCAATTAACTCATCAATCAATACAGTTGCAGATGAACAATTTAGATTTAGACCAACACTTATAATGAACTTAGATGTTGGTATTGCAGTTCCAAATGCCTTTGCAAATTCTTCAAGAGTTGTAAATCTTTGGACTACAGACAGTGAAGTCACAGCTGCTGGTGCAATGATGCAATTATTAGAAGCAGGTATTCCTGGAATAAATGTAGATACATCAGGTATATTAAACACAACAGATACAACAAATAGTGCAGGACAAAGTTTAGGTGCAAGGTCAGAATTCTATGACACTTCACATAGGTCAAGACACATCAACCTTAATATTATAAACTCTTTTGCAACAGTGACAACAAATCATGCAAAAGGTTCCAATGCTGGTCTACCAACAGCATTATCATTAGATTCTTCGGACCATGATTACTTAATAAGAAGTCCAGAAAGAAGACCTGCAGACCAAGGTAAAATTTTCCAACTTGGTTCTCTAGTTGATGAACAACTAATACTTGAAGATGGTGGTCTTATTGAATTAGAAGAAGAAGTATGTAAAGTGAGAATGGAACCTGATGAAAATGCAAGAGTTAAAGGAGATTATGGTGATGTCTTCACAATGGAAGACGGAAGTATATTCAGACTTGAAAGTGCAACTACAGATGAACCTGTTCATTACTTTACGACTGAAAGGTCTATAGAATTGGCAGGAAAATATCTTAGAATGGAAGATAATGAAAGAATCTGTATGGAAGATGGAGACATACTAATTGATGAAGAGAACTCAGAAAATGGCATAGTCAGTTTCGTTCCTTTAGGGTCTCGATTTAACACTATAAATACAATTAGTGAACAAGACACTTATCGAATATCATATCATATGAGGCAAGAATCTGGTAACGCAGCTAACAATAGTGGTGGTATTAATATAGAAGGCCAAGGTAGTGGAACAAATCCATCTTATAATGGTGACAATATAATAATGGAAGATAATTCAGGTAGTGTATTGATGGAAGAGTCAATAAAAGAGGGATTGAGAATATCAGACTTAGAAACTTATTATCCTAAGTTCTATGTATCAGAATACGACAATCACAGAAATTTAAGAACAAATTTAACATTTAATGCTTATGTTAAGTCGGCCACGACATAAATAGTATTAAAGAAAATTATAATCTGAGGAGATTAAGAAAATGGCAGCAATAATAACAGAGAAGTTTCGTGTTCATAATGCGAGACAATTCAAAGAAGACTTTGGTGAAGCAGAATCATCAACATATGTTTTCATAGGTCGTTCATCATCATGGGCAGACGATAATAGTCCACCAGCACCTGCAAACGGAGTCGGTGAAGAAATACAAGCATGGGAAGACATGTTGGCACTTAAAAAAGTTGACCCAGCAGATGTATCTCATGGTATAACAAGATATAACTGGACATCAGGAACAAAATACGATGAGTATTCACATGATTACAGTGCAACAAATAAAACACCTGCAACAAACAAAGATAGTTTGTATGAAGGAAGATTTTATGTGATGACTGATGAATATCATGTCTACAAATGTATCAGAACAGGAAGAGATAGTTCAGGTGCAGTTGTAAACTCAGTAAACAAACCAACAGGAACAGATGTATCAGTTCTATTTGAAGGAACACCAGCTGATGAGGGTGGAACAGACGGAATGCCTTATCTTTGGAAGTATATGTATACTATATCTGCTTCAGATACAATCAAGTTCGTGACTAACGACTTTATACCTGTTAAGACATTAGGTGCAAAGACAGGTATTTTTGGAACTCATACAAACGGTGGTCTGAACTCCTCAGCAGACAACGATAGTTCACAACAATATCAAGTAGAGACAAATGCTGTCGATGGTTCAATCTTACATATTAAAGTTGACAATCCAGGTTCTGGATATACAGATGGAACTTACACGAATGTCGATATCGATGGAGATGGTTCATCTGGAAAATGCACTGTTAAGGTAGTTTCAGGTGGTCTAAGAGAAATCGATGTGACTAACCGAGGAAGTTTATATAAACAAGCATCTATTGATGTTGCGGGTATATCAAGCATCGGTGGTGGTTCAGGTGGAGTTGCAACTCCAGTAATATCACCTCAGTTCGGACATGGTGCTGACCCTGTAGAAGAATTAGGTGGAAACTACATCATCGTTAATTCAAGATTAGAATTCAATGAGGGTGCAGGAGATTTCCCTGTAGATAACGATTTCAGACGAATTGGTCTATGTCAAGACCCATTTGCATTTGGAACAACAAACAGAGCAACTGCAGCTACTATGTTTGCTTATGGCAAAATGACTTTATCTGCAATTGGTTCACTTGGTGTAGATGACTTAATACATAGTGCATCATCTGATGGTTCTGGTGTGGCTGCGGCTAGAGTAGTTTCAATTTCAGGAACAGTAGTATCATTTTTACCAATCGCAAACAGTGCGGGTGGTTATGTAGACTTCGTAGCAGGAAATACAGTTCACAAAATAGGAGTTGGTTCAATCGGAACTATAAACTCTTCAAGTATGGTGAATCCAGAGGTTGCAAAACATACAGGTAGAATGATGTATATTGAGAATAGAGGTGCGGTAACTCGTGCAAGTGACCAGATTGAAGATATCAAACTGATTATCGAAATGTAATTCATGGGAGTCAAAGGACTCCCATATATAAAATTTAGGACAAACAATGGCAGAGAAAACTGATTTAAATATATCACCCTATTACGATGACTATTCAGAAGATAAGAACTTTCAAAAAGTTCTTTATCGTGCTGGTAGACCACTTCAAGCAAGAGAATTAACTCAGTCTCAATCAATTTTACAAAATCAAATTGAAAGATTTGGTGACCACTTCTTTAAAGAGGGTTCTATAGTATCTGGTGCTCAATGTGATGTTGACATGGACTTATACTATGTTAAAGTAAAGTCTGCTAATCCAAATTCCTCAGGTGATGCAAGTATCGAAACATTCAGAACTGCATCACATGGTTTACATATTCAAGGTAAAACATCAGGTGTTGTTGCAAAGATTATAACATCAACTGCTGAAACATCAGATGATAAAGCGACACTATTTGTTTACTACTTACAACAAGGAACAAATACAACCAATGATTTTGCATTCACACCAAATGAAGAATTACAACTAGTCACATTAGATGGTTCTGGTAATGTATCAGATATTGGCACAAACAACAATGACTTTCAGGTAGAAGTTGAAACAGAAACACCAAATGGTCGTGCTTCTATAGCAAACATCTCAGAGGGTGTTGTCTTTAGTAGAGGTTTCTTCCTAAAAGTTGACAAACAAGAACTCATACTTGAAAAGTATTCAGGTAAACCAAGTTATAAAGTTGGTCTCTCTATTGTAGAATCGTTTGTTGATTCTGCAGAAGATAACACACTAGAAGACAATGCAACAGGAACATCAAACGAAAACGCTGCAGGTGCAGATAGATTTAAAGTTGCATTAACCCTAACAAAACAATCATTAACTACCTCAGATGATACAAACTTCATCGAACTAACAAGAGTTAATCAAGGTGTTATTGAACTACATGTCAATAGACCTGTTTACAATGAAATAGAAAATACACTTGCAAGAAGAACATTCGATGCAAATGGTGATTTTGTTGTAAAACAATTCACTCAATCAATGAGAGAACATTTAGATGATACTACTAACAGAGGATTCTATACTGCAACAAATGGTGGTAAAGAAGACCAATTTGTTATGCAAGTATCTCCAGGTAAAGCATATGTTAAAGGTTACGAAGTAGAGAAGATAGGAACTTCTATAATACCTATAAACAAAGCAAGGTCTACTGCAACTTTAACATCAACAAATACTCCTATTAGATTAGGAAACAGATTAAGAGTCACAAAATTACATTCATTACCAGAATTTGGTAATGAATCAGGAACAGATGCACAAGACCCATTTCAAACTTGTGAATTATTTCCTAGTGCGGTTGCATCACAAGGTGTAAAGAATAGTGAAAACCCAATTGGTTATGCAAGAGTAAGAGATGTAGTTCATCATTCAGGTGTAGATTCATCTAATGTCTATGGTGATGATGCACAATTTGATTTATCTATGTTTGACATTAAGATGTTTACACAATTGTCTTTCAGTAGTGTAGCTAGTAATACTGAGGTCAAAGTTGGAGATAAAATTACAGAAACAAATAGTGGAGTTCCGACAGGTGCTTCAGGTATTGTAGCCGTTTGTGACAGCACAAATAATGTCTACATGTTGCACGATGTTATTGGACAATTTACAGTAGGATATGGATTATCTTCCTCAGGACAAACTGCCCACACTAAATCAAATGCGGCGGGAATAACAGCAGTTAGAAATTATAACATAGATAGAGTTCGTTCTATATATCAAGAACCTTTGGCTACATCTAGTAGAGAAGAGTTCACTGCAAATGTTATAACAAACTCAGAATTTATATTAACAGGAACAGTTCAATTTACAGCTAGTTCAACTGCATTAACAGGATTTGGAACTGCATTTACAAGAGAACTAAAAGAAGGAGATGTTGTTTACAATCCTTCAGGTTCAGGTCAAGAAAGAATTGTTGCCTCAGTCACAGATAATACAACTGCTGTTCTTACAGCAAATTCAACAGCTGCTTTCCAAGGAAATGTCACAAGACGAAGAGCTGCTTTAATTGACCAAGACCAATCTGCAAGTATATTCAGTTGGCCTAGAGATTGGGTTAAAGACCATACACCAGACCAAGTAAAAGTAAGAAGACAAAAAGTTGTGACAGTCACTTCAAATTCTTTCACTCTTAATGTTGGTTCTAGTGAGTCGTTTGATTCAAATCTTCCTACTACTGATGATTTAACGATTGCAGTTATTGAAGCTGGTTCAGGTTCTTCTGCAAAAGCAGTTGGTGACTTATTGAATGTAGAAGATTACACTAAAACAGCAGGCACAGGAACATTATCAATTGGTGGTTTTCATTCAGACGATAACGATGCAGTATTAAAAGTCACATATACAGTTGACATTAATACACCTGTTAACAGAGATAAAACATTACACAAAAACAGATGTCTGAAAGTAGGAACTGCTTCAGGTAATAATGGTTTCTATGGAACTAATTACAACGATAAAGAAATATCACTTGGTGTTTCAGATGTATTTAAAGTAAGAGGTATATATGAAGGAGTTGATAATACTCCTCTAACACCAAGTGCAACATTTACAATCACATCAGGAGCATTTACAAACCATGAAGTAATCATTGGTCAAACATCAGACGCAAGGGCAGTATTAGTCACAAATAATGGTAATGCAGCTACAAGTTATTTCTATTATACAACACCAGAAAGATTTATAGATACTGAGGTTATTACTGGTAAAGATTCAAGTGCAACTGCAACACTAACAAATGTTAATGCAGGTTCTCCAGACATCACAAGTAGATACTTCTTTGATGATGGTCAAAGAGATGGTATGTATGACTTAGCAAAATTAACACTTAAATCTGGTGAACCAGTTCCACAAGGACCGATTCTAATAGTATATGATTACTTTACAGCATCAAACGCTGGTGATTTCTATGATGTAAATTCATACAGTAATATTGACTATAAAGATATACCTGTTTACTCTCCAAGTAGAGTTGACTTAGGTGGTTTAGAACCAGACGGAACATTCGAACTATCAGATTGTGCAGACTTTAGACCAAATTGTGGTCAAGTATTTGCATCTTCAACATTTAAAACCGATTTACAACATAATGTTGCAAGTCCATTAGACTTATCTAATACAACTAATGGTGCAAGGTATTCTCCATTTTCATATGATGAGGGTCGTTCATTTGCATCTAGTAGAACAAACATAACATCTGCTAATGCAAGTGCTGTAGACTCACCTGTTAATGGTTCAAATATGACTGGTGCTATTGACTTCTATGTTGGAAGAATAGATAAAGTGTTTATGCACAAAACAGGTCAGTTCATGGTATCAACAGGTATTCCTTCGTTGACACCAACCAAACCAAAAGCAATCGATGATGCAATCGAAATGTTTGAACTGAGAATACCACCTTACACGAACAATCTAAAAGATATTAGAGTAAGGTCACATGACCATAGACGATATACTATGAAAGATATCGGTAAGATTAATAATAGGGTCACAAACTTAGAAAGAATTACTGCATTATCTTTATTAGAAAAAGACACACAAACAAAACAAATTTTAGATGCAGACGGATTTGATAGATTCAAATCAGGTTTCTTAGTAGATAACTTTAGAGGTCATAGAGTTGGTGATGTAAATCATCCAGACTATAATGTTTCTATTGATGCAAAATTAGGTGCAATGAGACCTAAATCATATTCACAATTCTTTGATTTAGATTTAGATACTACTGCATCATCAAACTATACTAAGACTGGTGATTTAATTACATTACCATTCTCAGAATTATCATATGTAAACCAAGATAAAGCATCAAGACAATTGAATGTTAATCCATATCATGTCTTTGCATTCGATGGTCAACTTAAATTAACACCTGGTACCGATATATGGCAAGACACAGAACAATTACCAGAAGTAAGAGTTAATAGAGAAGGAAACTTTGATGCTGTTATGGCTGAAAACGATAATGCCTTAGGAACAGTTTGGAATAACTGGCAAACAACATGGGCAGGAGAACCAACTGCAGTAAGTTCAGAAGTTCAAGCAACTTCAAATGGTTCTTGGTCAGGAGACCCAGCACAAGGTGGTGAATGGGTTGCAGGTTTACAAGTCACAAGAGAAATTACAGAAACACCTGAAACACAAACAAGAACAGGTGTGACAACAAGTGTTGTTGAAGACTTTGTAGAAACAAGAAACGATAGAGTCGTATCAGTATCAATGATACCATTCTGTAGAGCAAGAACAATTGAAATAGATGCAACGAACTTAAAACCAGGTTCAAATCACTATGTCTTCTTTGATAACATCGATGTAAATAAATTTGTAAGACCTTATAATGCAAGTTATTCACAAGACGGTGGAACTACAGTATCATCAGGAGTTAAGACAGACGGAAACGGAAGATGTCGTGCATATTTTGAATTGCCTAATAGTAATGCACAAAGATTCCCTTCAGGAATGAGGGAGATGATGATTACAACATCTGCATTCAATCTATCTAATCCAGCTTCAAGTGCTAGTGTTATATATCAAGCACAAGGACTATTACAATCTTCTCAAACAGAAATAGTATCAACAAGAAATGGTCGAGTAATTACAGAAAGAACAAGAGGAGAAAGACAATTTACAAGAAGAGGTGAGAATATAAACTCAACTGAGTGGGATTCACAAGCACCAGAAATACCAGTAAATGATGTTGTCGTGACTCCACCAAGTTCACCGATAGTTCCACCTCCAGTAGAACCACCAATTCCTGTGCCAGCACCAATACAACCTCCACAATTGGAGTCATTCCCTGCTACTGGTGTAGACAGAAGATTCATAACCAGATTAGATGGTGGTGGAAGAGGTGGTTGGAAAGACCCATTAGCACAATCATTCATGTGTGAACCACAAGGTGGAATGTTCTTATCATCAATCGATTTATACTTTGCAACTAAGTCAGATAACTTACCTGTATCTGTAGAAATCAGAAATATGGTAAACGGATATCCAGGTCAAACAGTATTACCATTCTCAGTAGTCACTAAGAATCCAGGAGATGTTAATACATCATCAGATGGTTCAGTGGTAACAACATTCACATTCGAATCACCAGTTTATATAGAAGAGGGTGCAGAAATGTGTTTCGTTGTTCTATCTAACTCAAATGATTACGAAGTATTCATTTCAAGAATGGGTGAATCAGATATAATTTCTGGTGAGACAATATCAGGACAACCTTATGCAGGTTCTTTATTCTTATCTCAGAATGCGTCAACATGGACTGCAGAACAAACAGATGATATGAAGTTCAACATGAAGATATGTTCATTCGATACAACAAAAACACCTGATTTAAGATTTAATAATAGTGCATTACCAACACACACATTACAAAACAATCCAGTAGAAGCATTCTCAGGCAAAAACTTTGTTAAAGTTTATAACTACTCACATGGAATGTATACACCAAATTCAAGTGTGACACTTGCAGGATTAACAGGAGACAAACAAGGTTCTGCCTTAACTGTTGATACATTTACTACATCAGGAAGTCCAACTGCATCTTCAACATTTGCTGATAAAGCACAAAGTTCAACATCTGGTCAAGGTTCAGGTATGGTAGTAGAACTTACTACAGATGCTTCTAGTCCACCTGTAGTCACAGGTGTTAAGATAAAAGACCCAGGTCAAGGACATGTAGTTGGAGATGTTATTACTATCGAGAATTTTGAATCAACACATGATTGCACATTTAGAATTGCCTCAATCGGAGAGACAATTGGTGGTATGCCAGTAGATGCTATAAACGCATCATTCACTGCCATTAAAGAAATTGGTATTGATTCATTCTGCGTGACACCAGATGTATCATCATATCACTTCGTATCAAATTATACTGCACCTGCATCAACAGTAAGTGGTGGTTCAGTTGCAACATCAACAAGAAACTATTACTTTGATACACTGCATACTATGATACCTAACATTCAATTTAAAAACACAAGAATATATTCAAGTGTTTATATGTCACCAATGCAATCACCAGAAGGATTTGTTGGTGGTGGTGCAAACTATGTTAAGAAAACAGTCACAGAATTTATAACACTAAATGATAATAGTCATTTTAGTAATTCACATGTTGTTGCATCTCCAGTAAATGAATCTGCTTACAATGGTAACACAAAATCATTTACTGCTCAGTTGCAATTACAATCATTTAATTCTAACTTATCACCTGTAGTCGATGTAGGAACATTGGGTGCTATTGGTATTATGAATAGATTGAACAATATTGATAGTGCAACAAGTAAGAAAATAGATACAACTACAAATTCATTACCAGAAGGAACAGTATATGTTGCATCAACTGAACCTGAGGGTGATAATAATGCAATGGTATATTGCACAAGAAAAGTTAATTTAAAAACACCTGCAACTGCATTAAGAGTCACAGCAGATTTATTTAAACCTGCAACAGCAGATATCAAGTTTATGTATAAGATTCTAAAGAATGATGAATCTACTCCTTGGGACGATTTGGGTTGGGAATTCTTCAACACTGATGGTTCACCAGATGCAACACTTGAATCAGATGCAAGAAACTTTAAAGAATATGATTATACTGCAGAAGGACTTGCAGAGTTTTCATCATTTGCAATTAAGATTGTAGGACAAGGAACAAATACATGTGAAATACCGTTAGTAGCGGCTTTAAGATGTATTGCATTAGCAACATAATATTATGGAAGAGTATGCACAAGTTGAAGGACATTCTAATCTTTTAAGAGATGAAGAATCTTCTGCAATTGTAAATACAGACATTGAACAATGGAAACTTGCAAAACAAAGAAAATTGCGTTTTCAAAACCAAGCGAAAGAGATAAATAGTTTAAAGAGTGAAGTTGGTGAAATTAAAAACCTACTTAACGATATATTAGGAAAGTTAAATGGCTAAAACCGTAGATAATTACAGCACAATAAACGAATTCAGAGAGAGATATAATGAACTTGCCACAGATGTAGGTGAGGTTTCAGGATTAAGACCTGCGTTAGGAGAAAATCTTGTTGATGCCGTTAACGCAGTAGAAGATAAAGCATTCTATTTTGGAAAGTATAGATATGTTGCAACTGCAGGACAACAAACATTCACAGGTGCAGATGCAAATGGAAACACTCTTAAATATAAAGGAAATAGAGTTCAAGTATTTAAGAATGGTTCGTTATTAGAAGAACAAACTGATTGGCAGGTTGGTGGACTTGCAGGTGCTTTCTATTATGACATACAATTGATATCGGCGGCAAGTGCTAATGATTTAATACAAATCTATGCTTACACAGGTTCTTTTGAAGGAACTGCTACATCAACTGCAATACTTTCATTCTTTACAGAAACATTACAGAACACAATCTATAACACAAATTCAAATGGTGTTATACTTCAAGGAGATAATTCATCTCCTACAACAACCTTACAAGGTGGATATACTTTACAACTTGCAGGTAAAACTTATGCAGAAGATGACCTAACACTTGCAACAGGTAAACTATTAACTGCACCTACTATGACTGATGGCACTTTATCAATCGATAATGGTAACATAACAGCTGCGGTCAATGGAACATTCTCAGCACAAGTTCAAGCAGAACACTTAAAATCAACAGATGATTTAGAAGTAGCCGAAGATGCAACAATTGGTGGTGACTTAGGAGTCACTGGAACTGCAACAGTAGGAACTTTGTCATCAGGTGGTATAACAGGAACAACTGCAAGTTTTACAGGAAATGTAGACTTAGGAAGTGATGCAAATGATACAGTATCAATTCTTGGTGTTGTAGATACAAATATAATGCCTAATTCAGATAATACTAGAACATTAGGTTCTTCTACAAAGAGATTTCAGAGTTTACATGCAACAACTATTACTGCAACAACATTAAATGGTGAACTAGTAGGTAATGTAAAAGGTGATATCCTTAAAGATGACGGAACCAAAATTTTAGAAAACTCAACAGGTGCGTTGACTGGTACCGTTTCTAGTGTTTCAAATCATGCAGCGTCAGGATTATCAGATATTAATTATACATCATCACCAGCTGCTGGTCAAGTCTTAGCATGGGATGCCTCAAACAATTATTGGGAACCTGTTAACCCTACAAATACAACAGACTCAGTATCAGAGGGTTCAAACAATTATTACTTTACAGATGATAGGGTCAATGCAATCATTAATGCTAATGCAGGTTTAGCCAAATCATATGCTACCAACACAGGAAATTCTTTGGATGGTGACATAAATATTAGTGTTAACACCGCAGAAGGAGTCAAAATTGATGGTGATAATGTGGTGATGGACAAAACAATAGTAAGTTCAGCTCCTTCTGGAGTTGGGTCGACATCATCAGGTCACTTATGGTTTGTAGTATAAATTATGTCAGAGAAAATTTATGTAAATACTGGTTCGACCTTTCAACAACCATTTAATGATAGGTCACCTAAGAATGCTCAGCAACCTTATATAGCTAATGCTCAGACTCCCTATATAGCTAATTCACAAACACCCTTTACATATTCAAATAGACAACCTGCAAAGTATCAGAATCCAACTGATGCTCAGCAACCTTATATAGCTAATGCACAACAGTCGTATCCATATATTGCTAATGCAAGACAACCTTACATAGCTAACGCACAACAACCTTATCCATATCAGGCAAATAGTCAGAATCCTTATATTGCGAATGCAAGGCAACCTGCGAAGTATCAACATCCGACATCTTCTCAGACTCCTTACATAGCTAATGCACAGACACCGTATCCTGCTAATGCAAGACAACCTAGTGATTATCAAACACCTTATATTGCAAATTATCAAACAGCGTATCCTGCAAATGCGAGACAACCTGTAGATGCTCAACAACCTAGTAATAGTCAAACACCATATCCTGCAAATGCTAGGCAACCTGCAAAATATAGAAACCCATTTACATATAATGCGAGGACTCCAGCATCTTCACAAACTCCTGTAACCTATGATGTGTGGGGTGGGGGAAATGCTCAATCAACATCACAATTAGAAACCACAACTGATGTGTCAGCACCTATGGCACCCTTTTCACAAACGCCTACTTTTAATTACCAGACTGTAGGTCAACCAACATCAATTCATTGGGGTCCAGGTTCAACACATATAAAAAATAGTCCAAATTCATCATATGCTCCAACAACTGCACCTATGATTTGGAGTACCCAGCAATATAACACTTATAATTACAGTTTCGGTTCTTGTTGGGCTCAGTTCTTTATTGGTTATGAATCTAGTTCAGGCAAAGTTTACTACGGTTATGGTGCGGGTAATTCTCAATTCGGAGGCACAAGTGTTGGCACCTCTGGTAATAGAGTATATTTACCTTTAACTGAATTAAGTAATAATAATGTTATTGATAGTTCTTGGTCAATATCAGTCAAATATACAGTTCAATCACAAAGTATAGTTCAAGGTGGTACATCTTCTCAACATCCAGCTAGTCCGAGTTATGGTACAGGTTTAGCTGCTGGAACATATGTAAACATATGGGATGGTTCTTCTGTTCAAAGTAGTGGCATTGAAACATTCATGTGGGAGGCGGTATCATCATCTAACCCAGGAAATGGAGATGCAAGGGTTTCTGCAAGTGGTGTAGTATTTACAGTTAAGGCACATAAGACTGGTCAAACATCATACTATACACATTATATTGTAGCACAACATGGAGCTGGTACCAGCTCACCTTTTGGTGAAATATATTTGAGGTCACTCTATGGTAATAACCATGCACCAGTATAAGGAGATGAGAAGATATGCCTACAGTTAGTCAACCAGTCATAATTCAGCAACCTTATATTGCAAGTGGTCAATCGCCGGTCGATTATAGAGTTCCGTTTACATATCAGGCAAGACAACCTGGAACATATAGACACCCCTTTACATATCAAGTTCCGTTTACATATCAGGCAAGACAACCTGGAACATATGATGCAAGGCAACCTGCAAAGTATCAACACCCATTTATATATCAGGCACGACAGCCTTCTACATATCAGGCAAGACAACCTGCTATATACAGACATCCGGCAGATTATCAAACACCATTTACATATGCTCGTAGACAACCGGCAACATATGCAAGACAAGGTCAAACTCCGTTTACATATCAAGCAAGAACACCTTTCACATATGATAGACAAGGTCAAACACCATTTACATATCAGGCAAGAAGTCCGTTTACATACAGAAATCCAACAGACTATCAGACACCTTATATTGCAGATGCAAGACAACCTGGAACATATTCTAATAGACAACCATCCACTTATCAGAATAGACAACCATTCACATATCAACTTTCGGTTCCAAGCACAAGACCAATAGGTCCTTTGGCAAAAGCAAAACAAGTTTGGGTAAATGATAACGGAACTTTAAAAAAGGCAAGTAGTGTATATGTAAATGATGGTGGAACGGCTAAAAAGATACATCAAACACAACCTACAGCACAATTAACAGAACCTAATACCTAGAGTTCTTTTTTCGTATAAATAGTTATATGGCTATTATCGCAAACTTATATATTGACCAAGGAACAGACTTCACAATTACAGTTGATGTCACAGACGCTGCTGGAGATGTTCTTAATTTGACTAACTATTCTGCGCTTGCACAAGTAAGAAAAACATATAGTTCTTCTAGTGCTTCAGTAGCATTTACTACTTCGATATCAGCAGCTCAAGGTCAAGTCACATTAAGTCTAAATGATACACAAACAAAAGCTTTAGAAGCAGGTCGATATGTTTACGATTTAAATATCACAAGTGCTGGTGGGATAACTACTAGAGTTGTCGAAGGACAAGCAATAGTGACACCAGGAGTAAGTCGGAGTTAATTATGTCGAACATTAAAGGAACAGTTTCAAGAGTTGTAGGTATCTCAGGTAGAGTTGGAGGCACAGGAAACATTCGTGCTAAACAAGTCCAAGTTGGTTCAGGTGGAGGTGCAGACTTATCAGCAAAATCTATAAATGAACTTGCAGATGTTAATGCAACTGAAACAGATGATGGTCTTCTTTCATATGACCAAGCATCAGATAAATGGACAACCACTACTACGATAGACGGCGGAACATTTTAAAAAGTTTTAATATATTATGGATGAATGGTCACCTTTGCGTGAAATCATTGTAGGCACACTTCAAGGTTTCGAAGAACATAATCACTATTCATCATATCATTCCTCAAATAAATTCATTAAATCATTATATGATGAAGCAGAAGAGGGTCTACAAACATTTCAAAAACTATTAGAGAAAGAGGGTGTAATTGTTCATCGTCCTCGTGGTTTTTGTTATAATGTAAGAGATTGTGCTGTAGTATTAGGTGATACTATTGTTGAGGGTTCTATGAGATATGAAGAAGAGTATCTTTGGTTGGAATCTTTAAGACCAATATTCTTAGAAAGTGATTTAAATTATTTGATAGGTCCTAAACCCACATGGAAAAATGACGAACCCATATTTGATGGTGCAAATCTTTGTAAACTAGGAGATAGTGTTCTAATTGCAATTAATGAAACTGCAAATGATAAAGGAAAAATGTGGTTAGAGAAAACATTTCCAAATATAAACTTCAATTCAATAAATCTAAAAGAAGATGTATCTCATATAGATACAACTATAGTTCCTATATCTTCTAATACTGTTTTATTAAACTCAAATAGATTAGACGAAGATACACTTCCATCTGTATTGAATGATTGGAATAAAATATGGGTTAAAGAAGAAGATTTAGTAGATGAAGCTAAAATGTTTGGATTTAAATATGGTGCAAGTAAGTGGATAGGTATGAATACTCTTTCTCTTAATGAGAATACACTATTCATTAGTGAAGGACAAGTAAAACTTATAGACATATTAGAGAGTAAGAACTTTAATTGTATACCTGTTCCTTTAAGATATACCAGAGAACTTTGTGGTGGTTTACATTGTTGCACTTTAGACCTGGTTAGAGAATAGGATTTGTATAAATACTAATACAATCAATGTGCCATTCAGTGAGGCACGAACCTCATAGTGAGAGGATAGCATATATGATTTCAATCTAGGGATAGTGAACTAGAATTTTGCAAAATTTTATTAAATATATTTTCTTTAGGAGAGAAAAATGGCAACAGTAATTCAAATCAAACGAAGCACAGGAGTATCCGCACCAGCAGTCTCAGACTTAGCTGAAGGCGAATTAGCTTATGTGCAGGATAGGTCGAATTCAGGTGCTGGTGCTAAACTATACATCGAATCAGTAGATTCTGATAACTCTACTCCATTAATTCAAGCAATTGGTGGTAAGTATTATACAGATATCTTAGCTGGTTCAGCTGCGACTCCTGCCAACTTTAAAGTTGGTAATGGTTCAACAGCAGGTGCAAGTTTACAACTATTAGAAGACAGTGACAACGGAACACATTTCGTTGGATTAAAAGCTGCCGATACAATAGCTTCATCAGTTACCTTTACACTTCCAGCTGCCGACGGTTCTGCTAACCAAGTGTTAGGAACAGACGGCTCAGGAACACTTTCGTTCTTATCAACAACATCTACGCTCGCAGGTGCAAGTGATACTAATATCACAACACCAGCTGATGCGTCAATGCTTTTATATGACACAGGAACATCGAAATGGATAGACAATGTTATGTCCGGCGATGCTACTATGACAGATGGTGGTGTTTTAACAATCGCAAACGATGCCGTTGAACAGGCTATGATTGCAGACGACGCTGTTGGTGCAGACCAACTTGCGGCTTCAGCAGTTGTATTTGGTTCATTAGCAGGTGCGATGGTACAAACATCAGGTGAATCATTTAGTGATGACGATGTCTCATTAATGACTTCAGCTGCAATCTTGGACAAAATCCAAGCAACTGCAACACTAGAAGACTTAGATGTCGCTGGTGATTCAGGAACAGGTGCAGTAGATTTAGACTCACAATCATTAACAATCGCTGGTACAGCGAACGAGATTGAAACATCTGCTAGTGGACAAACTATAACAGTTGGTCTTCCTAACAATGTGACAGTCGCAAACAATTTAACCGTTTCAGGAAACTTAATATCAGACGATATTACAACTGCAACTTTAACAACATCTGGTAACTTAACAGTCACAGGAAACTTGGCCGTTAACGGAACTACAACTACAGTAAACTCAACAACAGTAAATATTGCTGACCCTGTATTTGAAATTGGTGACGATTCATCAGATGACAACCTAGACAGAGGTATTAAATTTAAATACAACTCTGGTGGTGCAAAGATTGGTTTCTTCGGAATGGATGATACTGACGGTTCTTTTGTTGCTCTATCAAGTGCAACAGATAGTTCATCAGTATTCTCTGGAACTGCAATGGCAGGTAAATTCGGCAACTTAACAGCTGCTGGTTTAGCAATGTCAGGAAGTATTTCTTCTTATGCAGGTTCAGCTCCAACAGATGGACAGTTATTAATAGGTGATACAGCTTCAGGAATAATGGACGCTGCTACTCTTACTGCTGGTGATGGTATTGACATCACTAACGGTGCAGGTGCAATTACGATTGCTACCGAAGTGGGTACTGCTTCTAACTTAGGTTCTGTAATTATCGCAGTTGGGGAAGGCATGGATGTGGCTTACTCAGGTGGTACTGCTACTCTTTCAGGAGAGGATGCAACTACAACCAATAAAGGTATTGCAAGTTTTGCTACAGCAAACTTTACAGTATCAAGTGGTGCGGTTTCTATCACAGGTATCGATGGCGGTACATTTTAATAACGCTTAATCTAACGGAGAATTCAGATGGCAACAGTAATACAATTCAAAAGAAGTTCTACTCAGAATAGTGTTCCTGCTACTAGTGATTTAGCACTAGGTGAATTAGCAGTCAACACTTACCACGGTAGATTCTATACTGAAAAGAACGATGGTTCTGCTTCAGTTGTAGAAGTTGGGTCTAACCCAGCATCTCTTACTGTTAACGACGCATTCTCATTCCCAACTGCTGACGGTTCTTCGAATCAGGTCTTAAAGACTAATGGTTCAGGAACTTTAGCGTGGTCAGACCAACCAAGTTCAGGCATGGTAGTATTTACATATACAATGTCTGGCACTACAACATCAATCACAGGTAATGATGATAGTTCAAACTCATTATCATATACAAGTGGTTCAGAATCAGTATACATCAACGGTGTTAAATTAGTTGGAGGTGGTGCAGACTATACTGCAACTAGCTCAACAGTTATAACACTTGCTGAGAATGCTGTATCTGGTGATGTTGTTCAGGTTGTTGCAATAACAGCGGCTAGTAATCTAGTCCAAGGTTTCTTCACAACAGGAAGCTTTACAGCTACTACTGCAGACCAGGTCTTATCATCAAACGCAGTTGCGAACAAGGCAGTTAAGTATGTTATTAACGCCACACACGCGTCAGCAGGAACTCACGCAGCTGAGGTCCTACTGATTAATAATGGTACAAATTCATATTTTGTGCAATACGGTGATGTTTATTCATCATCTTCATTGTTTACTTTGAGTTCAGATATTGATTCAGGAAACATGAGATTACTCGTGACTCCTGCCAATACTAACACAACGATAGACACTTTCCAAATTAGACATAGTTAAGGAGTAGAAAATGGCTAAAACAAACGCATTTAAAATCGCTGAGTTAATAAGAGTTTTCTCTTATGATTCATCTGCTGATGTTATCACTACTTCTAAGGAACTAGATACTAAACATAGAACTTCAAGTTCTTTGACAACAACTGCAACTACAGAGGTAAATTTAGATACCTTTGCTCATGCTTCTTATAGAGCAGCGAGATACATTGTGGCAATGTCAAAGGGTTCTGATTTCCATTCTACAGAGATAGTATTAGTTCATGACGGAAGTGCGGTGACAATGACTCAGTATGGCACACTCAAATCGGCCACTTTGGCATCATTTGATTCAGATATTTCTGGTTCAGATGCACGATTGAGGGTAACTCCAGCGTCAAGCAGTTCTACGGTTATTAATATTCATAGAGTATTAGTTTCAGCGTAAGACTTCTTTATATTATTCGAAAGGGGAACTTAGTTCCCCTTTTTTTGGTCTACAAATCTTATAAATAGTATAACACAAGAGATTCTTTTATATGGCAACAAAATCTAAATTTTATGCAGACTTAGGATTAGAATCAGCAAGTAATTTGCAAGTTGATGGTAATGCAACCATTACAGGTAATTTAACTGTAAACGGAACAACCGTGACAGTTAATAGTGCCACAACTTCTGTTGCTGATTCAATGTTAGAACTTGCAAACGGCAATACATCGTCAGATACACTAGACATTGGGTTCTACGGAAACTATAATGACGGTATTGGTAGTGAAAGTGGTGTTTCAGAATATACAGGACTCTTTAGAGATGCAAGTGATTCAACATGGAAACTATTTGATGGTTTAGAAGTAGAACCAACTTCAACTGTTAATGTTTCAGGAACAAATTATGCACTTGCAGACATGCAGGTAGGTGACTTGACAGCAACAACTCTTACTGCAACAAACAGTATTACAGGTGCTTCGATAGTCTTTCCAACCAGTGACGGAACTAGTGGACAAGCTATTGTGACTAATGGTTCAGGAACTTTATCATTTGAGACCGTCTCAGGTGGTTTAGATGGTGGAACATTGACAACAACTTCAACTTCTGAAACTACAATGGATAGTTTTGTAATATCAACATATAGAAGTGGAAAATACCAAATCTCAATATCAGATTCAACTAGTGGAGATTATCAACAAACAGAAATCTCAGTAGTTCATGACGGAACGAGTGCCTACTTTACCCAATACGGAACGATAACAACAGATACAAGTGAATTGGCAACATTTGGAGTTGATATAAATATCAATACCTTACGAATCAGGATAACTCCTGCTTCATCTAATTCAACTGTATTTAAATTTAAGAAAATACTTGTAGATATTTAAATTTAGTCCGTGCCGAGAGGACACAACTATTATAAATATCTGTATACTAACACATTCTAAACTAGGACAGATATATGGCAACAACAAATACATTTGTAGTAGAATACGGATTGACAGTTGGAACAACCGAAGTTATAAATTCATCAGGAAAGATACAAGCGGCAGCTATTTCAACCTTAGATTCTGATGACCTTTCGGAAGGTTCTACAAATCAATATTTTACTAACGCGAGAGCAAGAGGGTCTATATCCTTAGCTTCTGGAGAGACAAATCTCAGTTATAATTCTACATCTGGAGAACTTAGTCTACCAACAGTTAACGGAGGTACCATCTAATGGCGGGTGAAAAGAACTTTAATATTAAAAATGGACTATCAGTTCAAGGCGTAGAAGTAATAAACTCGTCTGGTGACTTAGTTGCCGGCGGAGTTGGAACAGCAGTTCAAGAGGCCATTGCAGATAAAATCGGTGGAATACTCAGTGCAACAGGTGGTGCAACTGCAACATACAATGATGGTGCAGACACTATCGTTATTGATGTTCCAATTACAGATGAAGATAACATGGCATCAAACAGTGCTACTGCTATTCCTTCACAACAATCAGTCAAAGCATATGTAGACTCTCAAATCTTAACAAAAGACAATACAGATGAGATAACAGAGGGTTCAACTAATTTATATTTCACAAACGCAAGAGCAGATGCCAGAATTGCAAACGCAATCAAAGATGAAGATAACATGGCATCAGATAGTGCAACTCATGTTCCTTCACAACAATCTGTTAAGGCTTTTGTAGCCACACAACTTGCAACTAAAGACGCATTATCAGAACTTTCAGGTGATTCAGACGATATCACAGAGGGTACAACAAACTTATTCCATACATCTGAAAGAGTTGCAGATGTTGTTGGAGGAATGGTGACTTCAAATACCGAATCTGGTATAACAGTCACATATGAGGATGGTGATAACACTTTAGACTTTGCAATAGGAACACTAAACCAAAACACAACAGGTTCAGCAGCTACTCTAACAACTCCAAGAGCAATTTCAGGTACCAACTTTGATGGTTCTGCAGACATTACTTTAACGACTGCCGGAATAACAGAAAACACAAATCTCTACTATACAAACGAAAGAGTTGATGATAGAGTCAACGCATTATTGACTGCTGGTACTAACATAACAACATCATACGATGATGCAAATGGTACCTTAACAATTAACTCTTCAGGTAAAACAGAAGAAGAAATTGAAGACATTGTAAACGGATTAGTTGTTGGTGGAACAGGAATATCATCAACATATGATGACGCTGCTGGAACATTAACACTTGCAACTTCTATTACACAATATGCAGATTCAGATGCTAGAGGTGCTATCTCAGTCACAGATTCAGGTGGAGATGGTAGTTTAGCATATAATAACTCAACAGGTGTAATAACTTATACAGGACCAAGTGCATCAGAAGTAAGAGCTCATCTAAGTGCTGGAACTGGTGTATCATATTCAGGTGGTGCAATCAGTATTGGTCAGGCAGTTTCAACTTCTTCAGATGTCACATTTGGGGATATAGCTGCAACAGATATAACACTATCTGGAAACTTAACAGTTAATGGTACCACAACAACAGCTGCTTCTACTAACACAGTAATCACAGATAGATTGATTGAGTTAGGAAACGGAACAACAGGAACACCAGCAAATGATATGGGTCTTGTCTTCGAAAGAGGAAGTTCAGACAATGTATTTGTAGGTTGGGACGAAAGTGCAGACGCTGTTACCGTAGGAACAGGTTCATTTACAGGTGCTAGCACAGGTGATTTAACACATACAGTAGCTAACTTTACTGCTGGTGTTGGAACATTTGCCTCATTAGATATTTCAGGAAACGCAGACATTGACGGAACAATGGAAGCAGATGCGTATACAGTTGACGGAACTGCATTAAACGAATACATTGCCGATACAGTTGGTGCAATGGTATCGTCAAATACTGAAAGTGGCATCACAGTTGCTTATCAAGACGGAGACAATACATTAGACTTTACAATCGGAACACTTAACCAAAACACTACAGGTTCAGCGGCAACATTAACAACAGCCAGAGCAATAGCATTAGGTGGAGATTTATCAGGTTCTGCAAACTTTGATGGTTCTGCAGATATAACAATTACTGCTACAGTAGCAGATGATTCACACAATCATACAATTGCAAATGTAGATGGACTACAAACTGCATTAGATTCAAAATATGATTCAGGTGATAATATTGCAGCGGGAACAATAACAACAACGAATGCAAGTAATTCGGGTGGATATGTAAGAAATGTATATCAGTCAACATCTAATCCAGGCAGTAGTGATGGTGCAGTTGGTGACTTATGGATATTATACAGTTAATAACTGTAAGGTGAAAATAAATGGTAACAGGTAATCAAAAGGTTAAAACCCCAGCTGGTTGGAATTCAACTAGAGGGGCTTGGGTTAAGACTGCATCAGACACATGGACAGATGTTGACCAGATTTATGTAAAAACTCCAACAGGTTGGAATAATGCGTCAGGTCAGGCAATTACTCAGAACCCTTACCCATATATTGCGAATAATCAAACCCCTTATATTGCTAATGCTCAACAGCCTTATCCTTATATTGCGAATAACCAGACTCCATATATTGCAAATGGTCAACAACCATATCCGTATATAGCAAACAGTCAGACTCCTTATATAGCAAACGGTCAACAACCTTATCCATATCAGGCAAATAGTCAGACTCCTTATATTGCTAACGCACAACAACCGTATCCATATATTGCGAATAGTCAATCACCATATATTGCTAATGCAAGACAACCTGCAAAATATCAGAATCCTGTAAATGGACAACAACCCTATATTGCAAATGGTCAAAGAAATGAGTCATACAGAAATCCTGTAAACTATCAGACACCTTATATTGCAAATGCTAGACAACCTGCACATTATAGGAATCCTGTAAGTTATCGTGTGCCTTATATTGCAAATGGTCAACAACCATTTACCTATAATGCAAGGTATCCGGCAACATATCCGGCAAATGCTCAGCAACCATTCACCTACAATGCAAGGTATCCTGCAACATATCCGGCAAATGCAAGACAACCATTTACATATAATGCAAGATATCCTGCAAATGCAACATATCCTGCAAACGGACAACAACCGTCTACATATCCGTTCTTGTATAATGCACCTTATCCATTCTTCCAACCATTTGGTGGCGGCGGTGGTTCACCTAACATGAACTTGAAATAATGGAGTATATAATGAATAAAACGGAGAACACACAATGGCTATAGGATTTTACTGGACAAGTGCTCAAGGTAACACTAGGTCACCGTTTACTTATCAAGTCCCATTTACATATCGTGTGCCTTACATTGCAAATGGTAGGTCACCATTTACTTATCAAGCATCATATCGTGTGCCTTATATTGCGAATGGTAGAAGTCCTTTCACATATCAAGCATCATATCGTGTGCCTTACATTGCAAATGGTAGGTCACCGTTTACATATAATGCAAGGTATCCGGCAGGTTATAGAAATCCGGTAAGTTATCGAGTTCCGTTTACATATTCAAATAGACAACCTGCATTATATCAGAATCCTGTAATTTATCAAGTTCCGTTTACTTACAACAATAGGTCTCCGTTTACATACAGAAACCCTGTAGATTATAGAATACCGTTTACATATCAGTCAAGACAACCAGGCACATATCAGAGAACAGGACAAACTCCATTCACTTATCAGAATAGACAACCTGGAACATATGAAACACAAGGTCAAACACCATTTACCTATCAAAACAGGCAACCAGGAACATATGATAGGCAAGGACAGACTCCATTCACTTATCAGAATAGACAACCTGGAACATATGCAAGACAAGGTCAGACTCCATTCACTTATCAGAATAGACAACCTGGAACATATGCTACACAAGGTAGAACACCAGTGTCTCGTTGGGATGGAGTTTTATCACAAACTTGGCCAGCAGCTCCGTTTGATGCTACAAACTCATAAATCAACTCATAAAATAACACCTAAATATCTGTATTAAACAAACTTAATACAGGTATTTTATGGCAGCTGATTCTAAATTTATTGACATCAAAACAGTTGAAGATGTTGATAAGATAAAACAAATAGATTTCTCAGATGTAGAGAACGCATTCTCTATAAGAAACAAAGAAGATTCTGAACACTATCATTTAGGAAGTCTAAATGTGAATCGTGTTATGAAAGATATCAATCCTTGTTATCAAGTTCTTAAAAAAGTATTCGAAGAGAAAAAAATACCACCTCTTAAATTATTTACATATGGTGATGTAATAAATGATAGAAGAGGAAATACAATGTTGACTATGCACGGTTTAAAACACCATTCTCTAGTATATAACGCATTCCTACCTTATGGTTATACTTGTGCTCCAACTCCAGAAATGTTTCCAACAGGAACAAATACATCTGTAATTAGAACAGAAGAAGACCCAAATGGAGAAAGGTCTATAAATTATTATGCAGTAGAAAAAGATGAAGAAGATAGTCAATCTCAACCACAAAAAACACTTTGGGATAGTTCTTACTATCACGCTGCGAAAGCACACTGGTTAACTCAAAGTATAATTGAAGATGGTTTATGGGCACCAATACAAGGAATTATTTTAAAAGATACTTCATGGATTGATGAAAACAATCCAGATGAAAAGTATAAATTCTATGTTCATCCAGGTTCTGTTCGTTCAGGTGTTATTGAAGAAATGCAAGACCCTAGTATGATGTGTCATTTCTTTGACCCACATAACAAGGTTCCTGATGTTGAACCAGCAACAGTAGATGAGTTTTTGGATTATTGGAAAGACTTACTTGAAAAAAGAAATATAGAACAAGACAATCTATCTTTTATTATAACAGGTGGAGTTATAGAGGTAAGCAGTGAGTTTGCAAATGTGTCTGATTTTAGGCCTAAAATATATGAGTTTAATAAGAAAGTTCATAAACTTGCAAAAGGTAAACCTCTAAACATATACATTGGTTATGACTCAACACATAATCAATTAGAAGAATTAACCAAGTTCTCCATAGAAGACTCAATTAAACAAAGTTTTTCTGCAAATACAAAAACAAATCGATTCATTCCTGAGATAAAAATGCTTGACTATTCTAAGATTCCAGTGTATAATAGGGAGTATGCAAATCAATCTACTGCGTTTACATACAGTAGATTTTTGATACCTTACTTAGAGAATTATGAAGGATTCAGTATGTTTCTTGATGATGATATTCTTTTTGAAGAGAATTTATTACCAATGTTCTACTATCTAAATCCTGATGATGCGGTTGCGTGTATTCAATACCCACAATATAAACACGATTCTGTTAAGTTTAATGGTGAAATAAACATAGATTATCCATGTAAGTTGTGGTCTTCATTAATGATATTTAATAATGGACATGAAGACTGTAAGAAACTAACACCAGAAGTTGTTAATACATGGACAGGTGCTCAGTTGCATCAGTTCGAATGGACAGATAAATTGAGTAAGATACCTGAACACTATATTTTTACTGAAGGATATGATAATCCAGAAACCAAATGGGGTTGTTCTGGTTATCATTATACAAGAGGTGGTCCTTGGATAGATAACATGGACACATCTAATATTAAAAGACTATCACACTATGAGAAAATAAAGACTCGTAGAGACAACCTAAATAATTTGAAGAGAGGATAAATTATGAATGATATAAAAAACGCTTTAGTTTTTTGTGAGAACAGAAATCTTTGGATAAGAAAACCAAACGGACTTGAATACGAATTTCAGAATGTTGATAAACCTGCATTAGGTTTTGAATTTGATGTTGTAATATATGATGAGATGGAAAGTAAAATTCTTAAATGGGACCCAAATAAAAATTTTGACGAACAAGAAATAGTTCCTTTAAATGAAAGTGAGAAAGAACTTTGTGAACAATATATTGCAAATTCAGAAGCACCAGAAGGAATAAATCTACACAATCAATATGTAGAAAGACTTGGTGATTATTGCAGACAACAACAAGAAGAAGTTCGAATGACTTATGGTTTCCGTGATATGGAAATGGTATTGGTTGCTGGTAGAGAGGGTTCAAATCATCCTATGAGAGGAAATGCCAGAAGAGTATTAGAGTATGTTGATAATACACATCAAATATTTGCTTCGGTAACTGATGAAATCTTTGCAACTAAAGAAGAACTACTTAAAGATTATGATGTTTATAGAAGACAGATACCTCAATCGTCTATGGCTACAGGCCATGCCGAATTAGGTAATGCCTAAAGATGCAAGTCGTTCACATTGATAAACCCTTTAAGATACAGGACATGCCTTTAAAAGATGTCTATGTATTAGATAATTGGTTATCAACTGAACTACATCAACACTTCGATAAACTAATTTCTAATAATTCTTGGTGGTCTAAAACAAATCAAGTAGGCAGTAATAGTCCTACAGGTCTTCCACACCATTCTTTTTGGGGTGCGTCTTTCTTTAGAGACAACTATGAAATAGAACATGACATGGAACCTCTACATACATATTTTGTTAAATCTATTATAGAAAGACTTGAAGTTGAATTTGGATTTAAATATACTCGTTTTCAATATGCAGGCCTAAACTCACAAACACAAGGTTGTCCAGGAACAATACATACAGACTGTTCAAATGATGACGCATGGAATATATCCTTTCTATATTACCCAAATAGATTTTGGAATCCAAAATGGGGTGGGACATTAAGATTGCTTGATGAACCACATCAAGGTTTAGATGGAAGACAAGAACATATTGAGAAACATCAGATAGCCGAAGTAGAGTTTGTTCCAAATCGACTAGTTATATTTGACGGAAGAATACCTCATGGTGCAGATGCACCAAATGAAAGTGCAAGATATATGGATAGAAAATCTTTAGTAATAAGAGGAGATGAGGTAGAATTAATAAAAAACACAGAGGTGTTGTATAAATCTTATAGAAGGCCAATGACAGAATGGGCCGCTGGAACACACCTACAACCTTACTTTTAAAATGCCAACAATAGAATTTACATGTTATAACGATAGAACTCTAAAAGAGACTAGACCTATTCTTGCGTCTAAAGTCCAACCAGAATGGTGGAAAGGGTTGAAAATTAATGAGATAGTCAGAGGTGATAAACAACAGACTATTAGAGCATGTCCAGCTATGCAAGATTGGTTGACTATGGGGTATTACCTAATTGCAGAAAAGGATATGTATGTTCAAATAGGTAGAGACAAATATGATGAGAGTGGAAAGGCTTCTGTTGCATGGTCATATGAAGACCCAAAATTAGGTTCGTCATCTCATCCAGACACACAATTTGGAAATGCGTTCGAACCTGAAAAAAGAGCTGGACTTCCAGTGAAAGACGCATTCAAATTTAGGAATGCCTGGAATATAAAAACCCCACCTGGTTATTCTTGTTTATATCTTGACCCATTTTTACATCAAAACAATTTCTTTAGTGTATGGCCAGGTATAATAGACACTGATAAGTTTAATTTAAATATGGATAATTCACAAGTTATATTTTATCCTAAAGTAGACCATTCATTTGTCATAAAGAAAGGAACTCCTTTAACTCAAATCATACCATTTAGAAGAGAAGAATGGAATTCTTCTGCTCAGGTTAAAGACCCAAAAACATTTATAGACAATTTATCTGATGTGACATCTGTATATGGACCTGATAAACCAGTCACTTTACATATGGAATATGCAGAATGGCAAGAAAAAGATAGGAAAGAAAAAGAAAAATTCAATGAGAGCAGAATTGCAACAGACGCTCTTATGGAAAATGCAAAAGGTAATAAAATTAGAAAGTCTGTTCAAGGTGCCATAAACGAGGCAAATCTATTAGAAGCAAATGGATTAGGTCCTTATAGAAAAGTTGGAATGCACATGCCTAAAACTAAACTATACAAGAATAAAGGTAATGAATTGGATATAGAGATACCACCAGAATGCCCTATGCACAAGAAAACAGAAGAGTCTCCTGAAATTCAATTAGAAATGGACTTCAATGATAAACAACGAGAGTTAACAGATTTAAATTGGGACGGTTCGGAGTCAAAGAAAATAGATAGAGATTAGATTATGTCAGTTAAATTTTTTGCACCTCAGATGGTGTTTATAAGAGACTTGTTAGACCCAAGTTTAGGTGACATTGGTGTTGATGATAATTATATAAGTCTTCTTAAAAGAACTATAGATGAAATGAGGAGTGATGACCCAATAGGAAGAAGAATTTCAAATGCAGATACAGGTTGGCAATCAAATGACGGTTGTGAAGACCATCCAGCCTTTGTAAAATTAATGAGATGTATAAGAGAATCTCTTTATGAAGAAGTTTGGCCTTTTTGGGGATTAGATAGAAATAAGGGTCATATGGTTGAAATGCACAACTCATGGGCAAATATAAATGATAAGGGTGCCTGGAATAAACCACACAAACACAATGGTTGTTGGATGTCTGGTGCCTTTTATATAAATGCACAAGGAGATGAGGGTGATTTCATAGCAATGTCAGATTCAGATAGAGTAATGGGTGATTTTCCACATTCACAAAGAATGCAAGAGACTGAAAATTTAAGACCTAAAACAGGAATGTTGTATATGTTTCCTAGTGGTTTGTCTCACATGGTTGCACCAAATACAACTGATAATGATAGATATAGTATATCATTTAATGTAGGATTTAGATACAAAGGAGAAAGACCAACAGGAGATATTCCAAATTGGCGTTGGGATGAAACTCTTTTTGATATCACACCAGACGGAAAACTTATACAAGTATCTACTGCAGAAGAATAAGATTCCATAAATAGTTGTATGGAATTAATCATAGACGCTCATGTAATTTGGAATATACTCTTAACGCTGATATTAGCACCGTTAGGATTTCTTGTAAGGTCGGTTTTGTCTGAACAAAAACGATTGGACATTCTTGTCAATAAAACAAGAGAAGAAGTTGCTAGAGACTATGTGACTAGACAAGAGATTGAACAAGACTTTGAACGACTAGCAAGACAACTTCAAAGAATTGATGAGAAAATCGACAGACTTCAAAGTAAAACCTATTTCCAAGATTAGGATTCGTATAAATAGTAGTAGACCTTAAAATGGAATATTACTATGGCAACACCAAATAGCAAAGCAACTTTCAAAGAATACATCAAAAGAAAACTCGGTGCGCCTGTTCTGGAAATCAATGTCGATGACGACCAATTTGAAGATAGAATGGATGAGGCAATACAGTGGTTTCAAGAGTATCACTATGATGGTTCTATAAAAACATACTTAAAACATGAGTTAACCGACTCAGAACTAACACAAATGAAGACGGATACGAGTATGACATCGTCTCCAGCTGGTTCACACGACTACTCAAACACTGCATTTAAAGAACAACAGAATTATATTGTTCTTCCAGAGTTCGTTCTTGCAGTTAATAACATATTTCCTTTCAACGATAAACACAATTTAAATATGTTTGACTTACGATATCAATTAAGACTAAATGATATCTATGATTTAACATCAACAAACATTCTAAACTATTCAATGGTTCAACAACACATTAGTATGTTAGATGATATACTAGTTGGAAAAACACCAATCAGATATAACACACATCAAAATAGACTATACTTAGATATGGCTACATCAAATGTATCTGCAGGTGAGTATATCATTATTGAATGTTATAGAAAATTAGACCCCACAGACATGACAGATATCTATAATGATATGTGGTTGAAAAAATATGCAACTGCATTAGTCAAGTATCAGTGGGCAGAAAACTTATCTAAGTTCTCAGGAGTTGCACTACCAGGTGGTGTCACACTTGATGCTGAGAGAATGAAAACTGAAGCACAAGAAGAGATTACAAGATTAGAAGAAGAGTCAAGATTAAATCATCAAATGATGCCAATCGACTTAATGGGATAATATTATGCCGACAAATGTATACTTTAACCATGCAGTTAATACTGAACAACACCTCTATGAGGATTTAGTTGTTGAATCACTTAGATTCTATGGTCATGAAACATACTATCTACCAAGACAGATAATAGAAGAAGATAGTATTCTTGGTGAAGATGTGCAATCAACATTCGGTGATGCGTATTCTGTAGAAATGTATTTAGATAATGTTGAGGGGTTTGAAGGAGAGGACCTATTCTCTAAGTTTGGTATTCAAACACAAGAAGAATGCACATTTACACTTGCACTTAGAACATGGGAAAGATTCATTTCATTAGACTCCAACTTAGTCACATCACTTAGACCAAATGAGGGAGACTTAGTATACTTCCCTATGTCTGGTTCTATGTTTGAAATCAGATATGTCGAAGACCAAAATCCTTTCTTTCAGATAGGAAAACTTTTTGTATTCAAACTTAAATGCACATTATTCGAATACAGTGGAGAAGACTTCGATACAAACATTGATGCAATTGACATTGTTGAAGACCAACAAGCATATACAATTCAATTAACAATGAATTCAAGTGGTTCAGGTGATTACGCAGCGAATGAATCAATTAAGATTGGTTCAACAGTAATTGGTGAAGTCACATCTTGGAAAGCGTCTACACATCTACTTACAGTTAAAGATGTCACCACAACGATTCAGGTTGGTGATACGATAGAGGGTGCTGTTAACGGTGCATCTTATACAGTTGCAAGTATTAGAGACATTCTAACTATGAATGACGGAACAGGTGCTGATAATGCAGATTTAGAAACTACTGCAGACAACTACTTAGACTTCTCAGAAACAAACCCATTTGGTGAGGTTACATAATGATAGAAAAAATAATTGCAGATACACTTAATGTAAAAGAAGATGTTATTAAAGACGATTCAAACTTTGTAGAAGATTTAGGTGCAGACTCACTTAACATTGTTGAACTAGTTATGCAAGTTGAAGAAAACTACGACATGGAAATTTCTGATGATGATGCAGAAACATTACATACAGTTGCAGACTTGAAACAGTATATAGAGGACTATTCATAATGTTTGGTACCTATTTTTATAATGAAACAATCAAAAGGTCTGTTTCTATATTTGGAACTTTGTTTAATAACATAACTCTCAAAAAAATCAAATCAGATGGAACAATTCTTGGAGAACAGATAGTTCCTATATCATATGGTCCAAAACAAAAATGGTTAGAAAGAATCAATGTTGACCCAAAACAGAGAGATGGCAATATTACAGGCATGACATTTCCTCGAATGGCATTCGAGTTATCTGGTATAGAATATGATGCAACTCGTCAACAAAACAAATTAATTAGAAGTCAGAAAAGCACCTTAGAATCAGATGGTGTTAAAAGAGCATTTCAATATAATCCTGCACCATATACATTAACCTTTAAGTTAAGTATTATGACTAAGAATATGAATGATGCACTACAAATTGTAGAACAAATCATACCATATTTTCAACCAGAGTATACAGTCACAATGAAGATGATTGATTCTATGACTGATTATAGAGATGTTCCAATCACTTTAGAATCTGTTGCATTTGAAGATAACTATGAGAGTGGTTATGAAGAAAGAAGATTTATAGAATATTCTTTAGACTTTAAAATGAAACTATACTTCTTTGGACCTGTTTACACTGGTGATGTTATTAAGAGTGTTATCGAAAGAGACTATATTAATACAGATAAGGGTGGATTCACATCAACTCAAATTACTGGTTCAGGTCTTGTAAAAGAAGTTAAACACTATGAACCTGCATTCGAAGAAGTTGCAAATGCTGTAAGTAATTCAACTACAGTGACCTTTGCAAATGCAATAAATAGTAAGATAAGTGCAAACGATGAAGTATTCGGAACAAACTTAACTACGAATCCTACAATATCATCAATTGCAAATGATAAAAAATCAATAGTATTGTCGACTGCAGTGACTATTGATGCACTTACGAAGTTATTATTCGTTGGTTCAGTAGACCCAGGTGATACATTCGTAGTTGCAGAAACAGTGAATTTTTATGATGATGGAGGTTCTACAACATATAGTGAAGACCTCGCAAGTGATGCTTAATTATGCCAAAAGATATAGATAAAAAATTGGATGATGTCCTAGACATTCAACAAACAATCAAAAAAGAGACAACTGCAGTAGTTGTTCCTAAAGAAAGGTCTCAAAACATTGAGACTGATTACAAATACACTAGAGAAAACTTATATGGTCTTGTCGAAAGAGGACAAGATGCCATTGAAGGAATCTTAGATGTCTGTAAAGAGACGGAGAATCCTCGTGCATATGAAGTTGCAGGTCAATTAATCAAAACAGTCGGTGAAACTGCAGAGAAACTCATCGATGTTCAACAAAAACTTAAAAAATTAGAAGATGAAAATGAAAGTATTAAGACACAACACAATCACTTGTATGTCGGAAATACTGCAGAACTCCAGAAGTTCTTAAAGAAAAACAAATAGTGAAGAAATATTTTTATAATTCCACCAGACAGATGGAACCTACAGTTGAAAATTGTTTTTGGGACTTTAATAGAACCAATGCCTATGAAAAGTGGATTAAAGAAAATGTTGAAGATAAAGTTGTTTGTGATTTAGGAACAGGAAGTGGTATTCTATGTTATCTTGCATACTATTACGGTGCTAAACATGTTTATGGTTGTGAGATAAGAGAAGAGATAGTCGAAGATTTAACTAATAGATTTAAAGATTTTCCAATAACTATAGTTCATTGTGATGTATTAGAAGATGAATGGCCAGAAGCAGACATATATCTACAAGAATTTATTGCAAGTCCTTTTATAGGTGAGAATATAGAATTACTATTCAAAGAAACTGTAAAAAGGGAATTAGAAGATAGATTATATCCAAATATCATATCAATATACAATGGTGAGGGTGATAACGATGGTTTTAAAATATCAACAAACGATGACTTTTTAGAGGGGTCAAAACACTTTATAGATTACTTAGATTTTGAAGAAAAATCTCCAAGAGAAGGAAGAAAACTTTGGTCGAATAATGTATCAGAAACATCTCTTCATTGGACTGGTCACTTAAAAGATTGGAATAATAAAGTTTTACATGATATGGGTGTAGTTGAAGAGGATGACGGAACAATAACAGGAAAGGTATTGTGGGAAATGTCGTTTGATGGAAAATATCCTATATCTAATTTTTCTCAATCATACAGTCATTGGGCAATAGATAGAATGGACACTTTAAGATACAGAAGATTGGAAGCGGGTTTAAGATAATGGTTCAACCAAAAAATGAAGGATACTTAGGTAACACTCTCATTAAAAGAAGTGGTGTTGAGACTAAGTATTCAGACAAAGAGATGGCAGAGTATGTGAAATGTTCACAAGACCCTTGTCATTTTATAGAAAACTATACACAAATTATCTCACTAGATGAGGGTATGGTTCCTTTTAAACTTCGTGGGTACCAAGACAAACTTATAGAACATTATAATGCAAATCGTTTTAATATCGTTCTTGCATCTCGTCAATCAGGTAAATCTATAACATCTTGTGCATATCTACTATGGTTCTTACTGTTTAATCCAGAAGTCACTGTTGCTGTTTTGGCAAACAAAGGTGCAATTGCAAGAGAGATGATTGCAAGAATGGTAACCATGTTGGAAAGTGTTCCCTTTTTCCTACAACCTGGTGTAAAAATTCTCAACAAAGGGTCCATAGAATTTGCAAACGATTCAAAAGTAGTCGCCGCGGCAACTTCCAGTTCTAGTATCCGTGGATTGTCTATTAACCTCTTGTATCTTGACGAGTTTGCATTCGTTGATGATGCAGAGACATTTTATACTGCAACATATCCTGTTGTCACATCAGGTAAAGATTCAAAGGTTATCATAACATCTACTGCAAATGGTGTTGGTAATATGTTCTATAAAATATATCAAAGTGCCGTTCATGACCAATCAGAGTATAAACACTTTACGATTAGTTGGGACGATGTGCCAGGTCGAGATGACGAATGGAAGAAAGAGACAATTGCAAACACATCAGAGGCACAATTTGAACAAGAATATGGTAATAGTTTCTTAGGAACAGGTAATACTCTTATAAATGCAAACACATTATTAGGAATGATGGCAAAAGAACCTGATTGGAATAAAGATAATGTAAATGTATATGAAAAACCTAAAGAAGGACACTCTTATATTTGCACGGTTGATGTATCTAAAGGTCGTGGAATAGACTATTCTACATTTACTATTACTGATATATCAGTCAAACCATTCAGAACAGTATGCACATATAGAGATAATATGATATCTCCTATGTTATTTCCAGACTTAATAGCTAAGTATGCAAGACCATATAACGAAGCATTAGTAATAATAGAGAACAATGCAGAGGGTGGAATGGTTGCAACTCAGATGCACTATGACATAGAATATCCAAATGTATTTACACAAGGAATGAGTAAAGCAGAAGATATTGGTGTCACTATGACTAAGAAAATTAAAAGAATTGGTTGTTCTACATTAAAAGAACTATTAGAAGAGAATAGAATGGAGTTATGTGATAGAAATACCATTACCGAACTTATGACTTTTATAAGTAAAGGTAATAGTTTTGAAGCCGATAGAGGGTTTCACGATGATATGGTTATGAACCTAGTCTTATTCTCTTGGTTTGTCACAACAGACCACTTCTTCCACTTAACTGATAGACAAGTTAAAGAACTATTATACGCAGAACAACAAAAATTAATTGAAGACGATATACTACCACCAGGAATATTCGATACAGGACAGAACAATACAGAGTCCTTTGTCGATGCAGACGGTGATAGATGGTTTTTAGATTAACTAAATACAATATAACCATGTAAAAAGGGTTTCATTGGGTATTATAAACTTATAAATAATCTAGTAAACAAACTTTTTACATTAACAGGAGAAAAGTATGGCATTTCAAGTATCACCAGGAGTTCAAGTCTCAGAGATAGACTTAACAAATGTTGTGCCTGCAGTTTCAAGCACGACTGGTGCTTTTGCAGGTCAATTTCAGTGGGGACCTGTTGATGAAGTAAAAACAGTTTCAGATAGTAAGGGTTTGATAGATGAGTTTTCGTCACCTGCAAATACCGATGCTGGAGCTGAAGACTTTTATTCAGCAGAAGCATTCTTGAAGTATGGGTCATCATTAAGAGTAGTTAGAATTTCCAACGGAGCAAAAAGTGCTAACGCGGCTGGAGCAACATCAGCTATTCTTAAAAACGATGCAGAATACACAAGCACCTACAAAGGTGGAACCCAAGCCGGCACAGTCGGTGCGTGGGTAGCAAGATATGCGGGTTCTCTAGGAAACAATTTAAAAGTTTCCCTTTGTGCGTCAGCGAACGCATATTTTAACGATGCAGTTACCACAGTAAATGGAACTGAAGCGGTTGGTCAGACTACTATAACAGTCTCAGCTTCTAATGTGTTTAACATTAGAGACCAGGTTAAATTCCAAGGCGACGATAACTTCTATAGAGTTCTATCAAAACCAAGTTCAACCACTATAACAATCGAAGCATTAAATCAACCACAAGGAACTGGACTATTAGTTAACCAGACTGCAGGACAAAATATCGATAGATATTGGGAATTCCACAATTTGTTTGACAAAACACCAGGAACTTCAGCAGGACAAACCCAAGCGGGTGGAGCTGCAGATGAGGTTCATGTAGTTGTTGTAGACGAAGATGGCGGAATAACAGGAACAGCACATAGCGTTTTAGAAACACACGCATTTATGTCATTGGCATCAGATGCAAAAGGTCCTGACGGAAAATCTAATTACTACAAAAATGTAATTGAAAGAGAATCTTCATGGATTTGGTGGTCTGGACACGAATCAACAGTTATTGCAAGTGCTGTAGCAAATACAACACACGCGGCGTCAGTATCAGGAACAGCATTCCTAAGACCAGCATTACCACTAAATGCTTCAATTTCAGGTGGTTCAGATGGACTAAGTCCAACTGCAGGTCTAAAATATGGTGCATGGGATACTTTCTTCTCAGACGGAGATACAGTAGATATCTCTTTCCTAATTTGTGGTTCAACAAGAACTACTACAGGTTCAGCTGACCAAGATATACTTGCAGACCATAACACAATAGTAAATCAAGGTATATTACTTGCAGAGTCAAGAAAAGACTGCATGTTTATATGTTCACCAAGAAAAGCATCAATAGTTGATGTTAGTTCAGAATCAACACAAACAACCAATGTTAAAGCTGATTTTGCAAATGTTTCTTCAAGTTCATATGCAGTGTTAGATTCAGGTTGGGTATATCAATACGACAGATTCAACGACAGATATTGCTGGGTTCCAGGAAACGGACACACAGCAGGTATCATGGCAAGGGCAGACTTACTAAGAGACCCTTGGTTCTCACCTGCTGGATTCAGCAGAGGTCAATACCTAGGTATTACTAAACTTGCTTACAATCCTAAACAAGCAAGTAGAGATGACTTATATCGTGCAAGAATTAACCCAATAGTGACATTCCCAGGACAGGGAACAGTTCTATTTGGAGACAAAACTGCATTAACAGTACCATCTGCATTTGATAGAATCAATGTAAGAAGACTGTTCATCGTATTAGAAAAGGCAATTTCACAAGCTGCTCAAGCACAACTCTTTGAATTCAACGATGCGTTCACAAGAGCACAGTTTAGAAGTGCTGTAGAACCTTTCCTAAGAGATGTGAAAAACAGAAGAGGACTAGTAGACTTCTCAGTATTATGTGATGAAACAAACAACACTGATACAGTTATTGATAGAAATGAATTCGTTTGTTCTATCTTTGTAAAACCTGCTCGTTCTATTAACTATATAACATTAAACTTTGTAGCTGCTAGAAGTGGTGTAGAGTTTAGTGAAATCTATTCAGCAGTTTAACAGGAGTATAAAGAATGGCAACAATAGACCAATTTAAAGCGAACTTAATCGGAGGTGGACCAAGAGCCAACCGATTCAAAGTTTTTGTTCCTAGAACAGGAAACAAAATTGAATTCTTGTGTAAAGCTTCTACTCTACCAGGTTCATCTTTTGGAGAGACGACTGTAAAATATATGGGTAATACTTTAAAATTACCTGGTGACAGAGCCTTTGAAAATTGGACAACAACAATCATCAATGATGTTAACTTTGAAGTTAGAACAGGTCTTGAATCTTGGATGAATGAGATACAAGGCACTGGAACTGGTGAAGGCTCAACAAGTCTTGACTACTTAGTAGACAGAGCTTTTGTTGAACAATTAGATAAATCGGATGCAGTGTTAGCTCGATATGAGTTCTTTAACATGTATCCACAATCAGTTGCACCAATAACATTAGACTATGATAATGGTGACGCGGTACAGACATTTGATGCAGTATTCTCTTTTTCCCATTGGGAAAGAGTAGTTTAATAAGTGAGATAACACCTAAAATGGTGTTATAAATAATAGTATGGAATTATTCGGGTTTGAAATCACTCGTAAAAGAGACGAGTTAAGAGCAACAGAGGTTGATAAAAAAGCAATCTCTTTTGTGCCTCCAGTCGATGATGATGGCACACCAGTTATACAATCACAACCAGGTGGTTTTATTACAGGTGGTGCATATGGGTCATACATCGATATGGAAGGCGGTATTAAGAATGAGGCAGAACTCATTCGTAGATACCGTGAGATATCCTTAATACCTGAATGTGATTCAGCAATAGAGGATATCGTTAATGAGTGTATCACATCTGACACTTCGGATAGGATAGTTTCACTCGACCTCAGAGATGTAAAGCTCTCTGATAGCATCAAAGATAAGGTGCAAGACGAGTTTTATCACATCCTAAACATCATGAGATTCAATCAGAACTCTCATGAATTATTCAGAAAATGGTACATCGATGGTAGAGTCTACTTCCATAAGGTCGTGGATTCGAAACGACCTAAGGCAGGTATCGTTGACATCAGAAATATTGACCCTATAAAGATTAAGAAAGTTCGTAATATTGAGAAAGACAGAGACAATAAGACGAATGTTGAAAAGATTACAAAGATGGAAGAGTTCTATCTTTTCAACGATAGAGGTTTTGATAAGAGTGGTTCTGGAGAAGGAAACACTGTTAAAATTGCACCAGAGGCAGTATGTTATACAACTTCTGGTCTACTAGACTACACTAAAAATGTTGTAGTTGGTTATCTTCATAAAGCAATGAAGACTGCAAATCAACTATCTATGATAGAAGATGCACTTGTTATCTATAGGATATCAAGAGCACCAGAAAGAAGAATCTTCTACATCGATGTTGGTAACTTGCCAAAAGCAAAGGCAGAACAATACTTATCAGAAGTTATGAACAAGTATAGAAATAAACTTGTTTATAACGCACAGACAGGTGAAATCAAAGATGATAGAAAACACATGTCTATGATGGAAGATTTTTGGTTACCAAGAAGAGAGGGTGGAAGAGGAACAGAGATATCTACACTCCCAGGTGGTCAGAACTTAGATGATATTGCAGATATAGAATACTTCAAAAAGAAACTATATCGTGCATTAAATGTGCCTATATCTCGTATGGAATCAGATAATGGTTTCAATATGGGTAAGTCATCTGAGATTACGAGAGATGAATTGAAGTTTAATAAATTTACTAATAGACTTCAAAAGAAATTTGCAAGAGTATTCAACGATGTGTTGAGAACTCAGTTGATTCTGAAAGAGATTGTTTCTGCAGAAGAGTTTGATAAAATTAAAGATTTTATTCAATACGATTGGGCAACAGACAACCACTTTACAGAATTAAAAGATGCAGAGATTATACGAGAAAGAATGGACACACTTTCACAAGTAAGTGAGTATGTCGGCAAATATTACTCGAATGAGTATATTAGAAAGTATATCCTGAATCAAACGGAAGAGGATATCAAAATCATCGATGCTCAGATAGAGCAAGAGGGTGGTTCTGGTGACGATAGTGAAAACGAAGATGACTTCGGAGGATTTTAATAAATGAATGATATCGCAAAAGAAATAGTAGACCAAATAGAAGATGGTAAAATGGATAATGCCAAAGAAACAATCTTTAAAGGTTTACACCAAAAGGCTGCTGAGAACATCGACATGAAAAGAGTCGAAACTCAGGTAAATTGGATGGATAAGAAAGAAGAAGAGTAATGAAATCATTTCAACAGATGACAGAAGAACTAAACGAGGCAAAATCAATGTTGCCTGTTGGTCATAGACAACTTAAAAATGAAGTTGTATCTGTTGGTGATAAGACTTTTAACTTATCTTATTCACAAAAGGGTAATGATGTCTTTGTATTTTTAGAAGGAATGGACACAGGTGATGTATACGAAGACCTCAAAAGTGCTGAAGCACAAATGAAAGACATAAAAGATGTCTTAAAATCTATGGGGGAATCATTTTCCATAGAAGAATTTAAGGAGTTATTCAATGAAACTAATATCTGAATATAACGATTACGCAATATCACCTGTAATCATCGAACAAAACGAAAAAGGTGAGAAAGAATACTACATTGAAGGAGTATTCATGCAATCAGAAATTAAAAATAGAAACGGCAGAGTTTATCCAAAGAACATAATGGAGAAAGAAGTAGGTCGTTATAGAAAAGAATTCATTGAAAAAGACCGAGCATTCGGTGAGTTGGGACATCCAGAGGGACCAACTATTAATTTAGACAGAGTTTCCCATTTAATTACATCACTAGAAGAAGATGGTGATAATTATATAGGGAGAGCAAAGATTTTAAGCACTCCAAATGGTCAAATCGTAAGAAGTTTGATTTCAGATGGTGCTAAATTAGGTGTTTCATCAAGAGGACTAGGTTCACTAGAGTCAAAAGGTGATGCACAATATGTTAAGGGTGACTTTCAGCTGGCAACAGCTGCGGACATCGTAGCAGACCCAAGTGCTCCAGAGGCCTTCGTTGAAGGAATCTATGAAGGAGTAGAGTGGGTAATGGAGAACGGTTTACTTAAAGCTGTTGAACTTGAAGCAATGCAGAGAGAAATCCGCACTGTCCAAGCGTCAAAACTAGAGGAAACCAAATTAAATTTATGGAAAAGGTTCGTTGAGAGTCTATAACATATAAATAAAAAAGTAAACTATAAATAGTTTAATACTCATAACAGGAGAAAAAAATGGCAGAGTTAGAAAATAACCTAGAATCAACAGAAGAAGAAACTGTTGAAACAGTTGCGGAGGCAGGTCAACCTGACGCTAAGGCTGAAAAAGGTGACACAAAACCTGTTAAGCAAGGTTCATCCGACGAGGAGAAAATCGAATCGGGTAAGGGTGAGGTCGTTAAACCTGAAGAAAATCCTGTTGACAAATCAGTAGCATCAGTAAAAAAAGCTGGTGACGAAACTAAACAAGTTAAAGATGCAGTAAACAAATCTGCACCTGCTCCTGAGAAATCAGAAAAACTTAAAGAAGATGAAGATTCTGCGAAAGACGAAGTTAAAATGTCTAAAATGGAATCAATCAAGGCGATTGTCAACAACATGAAGGATATGACCAAAGAGGAACTTCAAAAAACTTTTGGTGAAATGTCAGAAGAAGAAGTTGACGAGACCTTGACTAAAGCAGAAGTCGCTAGAAAAATCGTTGAAATGCTTAAAGCAATGGATGAAGAAGCAGTTCTTAAAATTGCAGAGAAGTATGAAGACGAAGAAGAAGAAGACGATGATGACGATGACAATGACGAAATGGAAGAGTCAGTCGACACATCAGACTTAGAATCTTCATTAGTAGAGATAGAAGTTGAAGACGACCTCAATGCAATCTCAGAAGCACTCGACTTATCAGAAGAGAATGCAGAGAAAGCTAGAACAATCTTTAAAGCAGCTGTTCAATCAAAAGTTGCAGAGATTAAAGAGTCTTTAGAATCTCAGTATTCAGACGAATTAAAAACCTCAGTAGAAAAAGTCAAAGGTGACCTTGCGGAAGCAGTTGATAAATATCTTACATATTGTGCAGAAGAGTGGACGAAAGAAAACGAACTTGCAATAGAAAGAGGTTTGAGAGCGGAAATGACTGAAAACTTTATCGAAGGAATGAAAACATTGTTCACTGAACACTATGTTGAAGTACCAGAAGATAAGTATAATGTCATGGACGAACTCGCAAATAGACTCGATGAAATGGAACAAAAACTCGATTCAGAAGTTTCCAAGAATATGGAAGTTTCAGAAGAGTTAGATTCATTGAAGAGAGCAAATGTGGTCAGAGAAGCCTGTGAAGACTTAACTGAATCACAAAAAGAGAAAATGGAATCACTTTCAAACGGAGTAGACTTCAAAGATACAGCAGATTTCTCAGAGAAAGTTGCTGAAATCAAAGAAGCTTATTTCGGTCAAGTTGAGGGTGACAACATTGCAGAAGAAATGACTGTAGAAGAAGGAACAGGTTCTTTCGAAGATGATTCATCATCAGAAGAAGTTCTTGACCCAACTATTGCAAGATATTCATCTGCTATAAGTAAACTAAAACCATTAGGTTAATTTAAAGGAAAAATGTAAAAATGTTTTTATCAGAAAATTTACAAGAAAAATGGTCTCCTATACTTGAGCACTCAGATTTACCAAAAATCGAAGACAACTATAAGAGAGCTGTAACCGCAGTTATCCTTGAAAACCAAGAGAAAGCCCTAAACGAAGATAGAGCAACTCTTGAAGAAGCTGCACCTTTAAATGCTACTGGTTCTGCAATTAGTAATTGGGACCCAATCCTTATTTCACTAGTTCGTAGAGCTATGCCAAATCTCGTTGCTTACGACATTTGTGGTGTTCAACCAATGACAGGTCCAACAGGTCTTATCTTTGCTATGAAAGCAAGATATCATGACGATGTTAACGCGACTAGAGATAATATGTCAGAAGCTTTATTTAATGAAGCTCGTTCAACATACTCTAATTCGCCTCAAACAACTTCAACTTCTGTAGGTTCTGACCCAATTGGTGACCCATTCGACACATCATCTCCTTCATACGCAGACACTACTGGTGCTGGTATGTCAACAGCTAACGCTGAAGCATTAGGTGATGCGGCGGGCAACCATTTTGCAGAAATGGCTTTCACAATCGAGAAAGCAACTGTGACTGCAAAATCCAGAGCATTAAAAGCTGAGTATACACTCGAATTAGCACAAGACCTCAAAGCAATCCACGGTCTTGATGCAGAATCAGAATTGGCAAACATCTTATCATCTGAGATTCTTGCTGAAATCAACCGTGAAGTTATCAGAAATGTTAACATGCAGGCTAAAACAGGTGCGTCAGCAACTGCTTCAGCAGGTACTTTCAACTTAGATGTTGATGCAAACGGAAGATGGTCAGTTGAGAAATTCAAAGGTTTGATTTTCCAAATCGAAAGAGAAGCTAATGTAATAGCAAAAGAAACACGAAGAGGTAAAGGTAACTTTATTCTTTGTTCTTCTGATGTTGCATCTGCTCTTTCAATGGCAGGAGTATTAGATTACGCACCTGCTTTATCAACTTCTTTAAATGTTGATGACACAGGCAATACATTTGCTGGTGTTCTTAACGGTAAAGTTAAAGTATACATCGACCCTTATGCAGGTGTTGATTATATGACAGTTGGTTACAGAGGAAGCAATCCTTATGACGCTGGTCTATTCTATTGCCCATATGTTCCACTTCAAATGGTGAGAGCAGTTGGCGAGAATACTTTCCAACCGAAAATTGGTTTCAAAACAAGATACGGAATGGTATCTAATCCTTTTGTTGGTGCTACACCAGCTGACGGAATGGCAACTGCCGGAACAAACCAATACTACAGAAAGATGGCTGTTTCAAACATTCTATAATCTGTATAATCGATTTATCGATATTAAAATCCCCTCCTTTCGAGGGGATTTTTTTTGGTTCAGATAAACGAAACCCCAATCACTTCTAGCTCTTCAGCAGGTTAATTGGGGTCTCTATTCTAGGAACTTCGCACCTCACTATCGTCATTAGTTCTTGTGCCTGGTTTACCAGAGAGGTTGACGATTCCTCGGTTTCCTAAAAATCTCCGTCTGCAACTTGGACTACATTAAATCCTTTTGCTCTCCACATATCAACGACTTTATTTCTATCATCGAAGATTAAATCAATCTTACCACCTAAAGCAAAGAACTTGTCTGCTAAATGTGATTTGAACTCAGCATCATCTGAGAAGTCTCCATCAGGTCTCAAAAAGACTCCTTGATGGCCATCTCCAATCCATTCAGAGATTTGTTTCTCAGTGATAGCTCTTTCAGATTCATTTCTTGCAGAGAAAAATGCAACATTATCTCCTTGTGCAATAAATCTTTTTGCAATATCACACACCCATTGAACAGGTGTATCATTTACTGTTTCTTTTTTGAAAGAATTCCAATCTTTATTACCACCATTAACAAAATGTCTTCTATGTTCGACATCTGCAATAGTGCCGTCAACATCAAAAATGACAGTTTTTGGTGGAATTGTGTTGAATCTTTTAGTCATGTATACATTATATAAAAAAAGTGACCGCTTTGTCAACGCATAAATATAAATAGTTATGGAGAATACTATGAAACAATATGAAAAGACTGTTGATGTTTTAGAAGGACCTTGGGAATCGAAATCATTTCCAAAAGGAAAAGAAACAACTAAAAACATAATCAGCAGAAAGATAACAACAGTGTATAAAAAAGATGGTTATCTATGTGAAGAAATCAATCTAAGAGAGTATCGAGGTGAAGATTACCATGATACTTCAACAAGCAAGAGGATAATCAAACTTGACAACAACGATTAATAAATCTATTCTAAATAAGAATAACTTTAGATTACTTATAGACAAGATACCAACAGTTGAATACTATGTTCAATCTGTTAATATACCTGGTCTTGCATTCACTGAACTCAGACAAGGTGCTGGTGTTGGGTTAGACGCATATTTTCCAGGTGATAAAATTGAATTTGGTAAACTAAGTGTCAAATTCTTAGTAGATGAAGATTTAGAAAACTTCAAAGAAGTTTATGATTGGATGAATGCAATCGTTCCAATAAAAGACCCAGCAGATTATAGTGCCTACACAGCTACTCAAAAAACTTCATCAGGTTTAATGAGTGGTGTTGATAGTGATTTAAATCAGTATTCTGATATCACATTAGTGACAAATACAAATAAGAACATACCAAACAAGTTCTTTAGATTTCATGACTGTTTTCCTACATCATTAGGAGAACTAGAATTGATTTCTGGTTCAGATAGTGAACCAGTGACATGCCAAGTAGATTTTATATTCTCGTATTACGATATAGATTCTGGCTCTTAAATCCCCTTATAAATACTAGTATATTATGTTATAATGGTCGTATATGACTTTAGATGAAATTAAATTGATGTGGAAAGAAGACTGTATTGTCGATGATATAGAACTCGACAAATCAAGTCTCGATGTCCCTAAACTACATGCAAAGTATTCAGAACTACTTACTGATACTTTGGTCAAACTCAAACAATGCCAGTTTCAATATAACCTTATTCTTAAAGATAAATGGTTGTGGTATAATGGTAAGTTAGATAAAGAGACCATAGAGAAACATGGTTGGAAAGATGACCCATTTGATGGCATGAGAGTAATGAAAGCTGATATGCACTACTTCTTTAATTCAGATGAAGACTTAACCAAATTAAAAGCAAGAGAAGATTTACTAAAAATACAAATGGACTTTCTCAAAGAGTGTATGCAAAACATCACTTGGAGACACCAAACGATTAAGAATACAATCGATTGGAGAAAGTTTATGGCAGGACAATAATGTTATATCATAACTATCTATATGGATTACCAGCATTCTTTACAGATGAAGAATGTGAACTACTTATAGATATTGCAAGTCAAACTGAAATAAAAACAGGACAAGTAGGAAATCCAACCAATAAAAAAGGAGATAAAGGAACTGAAGATAACCGAATAAGAAGTTCTTCAGTATGTTGGTTTTTAGAAGATATGGTTCCTGCTCATATAGAACAGAAGATACACGATGCAATGTGTTTAGCAAATGAAGACACAGGTTGGAATTTTGATATTGCATATAGACAATCATATCAATATACAATATATAATTCTCCTGAAACAACTAAAAAGGATAAAGGAGATTTTTATACTTGGCATACAGATTCAGGTCCAGAAAGAGACGAACAAAATATGTTAAGAAAATTAAGTTTCACATTACAGTTATCATCTCCAGATGATTATGAGGGTGGTTATTTTCAATGGATGGAACCACAAAGAGCATTTGATTGCATGGATGATTCCCCTATTATAGATATGACTGACCACATCAAGACATTACCTTACTCAGTAAAAGATAAAGGTTCAATATTTTTCTTTCCTTCATATATGCACCATAGAGTCACACCTGTGACAAGAGGCCAAAGAAAATCCTTTGTCGGCTGGTGTGTAGGTAATAGTTATGTCTAATATAGTAAGAGTTTCTAAAATAGATGAGGTCTTTTTAAAAGTCCATTGTGATGATGGTCTTGCAAGAGACTTATTTGATTTCTTTTCTTTTACAGTTCCAAATGCAAAGTTCATGCCGTCTTATAGAAACAAATTTTGGGATGGTAAAGTTAGACTATTCTCTATCAAAACACATAAAATTTACATAGGTCTATTACCTTATATCGATGAATTCTGTAAAGAAAGAGGATTTGAATTCGAAGGAGTTGAAGAGGTTTTAGGTATTAAAGAGAGACAGCCTGAATTAGATGAATTTGTCAAGGGGCTTGACTTACCATTTGAACCTCGTGGATATCAATTAGAAGCATTAAAATCCAGTGTTCAGTATGGAAGACAACTTCTTTTATCTCCAACTGCATCTGGTAAATCTCTTATCATCTATATGTTGGCAAGATACTACAACAAGAAAACAATTATCATAGTGCCAACTACATCACTTGTAGAACAAATGTCAAAGGACTTTATAGATTATGGTTATAAAGAACCAGTCTGTAAGATATATCATGGTCAAGAAGTATTCGATGCACCTATAACAGTGACAACATGGCAGAGTTTTGCAAAGGCACCTAAAGAAGTATTACAATCATTTGATGTTGTAGTAGGAGATGAAGCACATCTATTTAAAGCACAAACACTGAAAGGTATCTTAGAGAAGATGAAGACTACTGCAATTAGAATAGGAACCACAGGAACTTTAGATGGTACCGAAGTTCATAGATTACAACTAGAGGGTCTTTTTGGTCCTGTTAAGAAAGTTATATCTTCTGCAGAGTTGATTGAAGAGGGTACGATTGCAAAAATTGACATACAAACCGTCATACTCCGTCATACTAAACAAAAAAAGATGTCATACCAAGATGAAATGAATTATCTAGTATCACATCAAGGTAGAAATCAGTTTATAACAAATCTAGTAGGAAGTTTAAGAGGTAATACATTAGTATTGTTTCAGTATGTAGAGAAACATGGTCAAGTCTTGTGGGAGATGTTTAACCCAATGGTAAGTAGAATGAACGGAACATTACACTATGTTTATGGTGGAACAGATACAGAAGATAGAGAAAATGTAAGAGAGATAGTAGAGAATAGTAAAAAGAAAAACAATGTTATACTTGCATCATATGGAACATTCTCAACTGGTGTTAATATTAAAAAGATTGATAATGTTGTATTTGCAAGTCCTTCAAAGTCAAGAATAAGAAACTTGCAATCGATTGGTAGAGGTCTTCGTAAGGCCGATGGTAAAGATAGTATGAGACTGTTTGACATTGCAGATGATTTACAATGTGAGAATCATACACTAAATCACTTGAAAGAAAGGATAAATATCTATAACGAGGAAAGTTTTCCTTATACAATCCAACAATTCGATTTAAAGTAATGACAAGACCATCAGATTTAACACCCAAACAATACGAAGTTTTAAAACTTAGAAATGGGTTAGAAGTAGTTGGTATGACAAGAGATACAGCACAAGGTATTGAAGTCACATTACCGATGGTATGCAGACTATCGGCAGGTGCCACACCAGTGGAAACACTTGCAACATTTTATCCTTATGCACCATTATCATCAGATACTACAGTGACAGTTCCTATAGACCACATTCTACATAGAAATGTAATGAATCAACAATACATTCCGTTTTATGATGAAGCAAGTTCTCAGTGGTTAGATATGTTAGAAAACAATTCTATACCTTTGATAAACGGAACTGCAAAAAGAAAATACATAGACAAAATTTTAAACAATTTAATTAATGAAGTATCAGAAGATTATGATTATGAGGACTTTGATTTAGAATTCGAAGAATCTCTCCCACCAATAGATAAGAAAAAACTACATTAGGTTTTATTTCCTTCTAAATAAGTGCGTATAAATTAGGTCTATATACCATTATACAAAATTTTTATAACTAAACTTTTAGGAAAACCATGACCACAGCAACTTTGATTGCGAAGAGCATGGTGCGAAAAGCTAGAGAAGTCAATCATATCATTCGACCTCAAAAACGAAAATTGATTGAAACTATCGAATTTCTAGTGCTGATGACTCTTCCGTTTGTAATACCATTTGTCGTTATATATTTCTCTCGTTGGGGAATATAAAATGTCCAAAAAACAAGTTGAAAAACTTAGAGATACTATGGAGATAACCACTCTTGTGGCTATCTTCATGCTCTCTGTTGTTTCAATTACAGGAATATCATAATGAAAGAAGAAAAAGTATTGCAAATAGTGAACCTTTCTCCTAGTGAATCAGTAATAGAACGAATTGTTGAAGTTCACCCAATGAAACAAATTGCAGTCATGTCAGTAGTGCAAGTTCTTGTATTCGCTTTTATGATGTTATCCTTTTGGTCAATAAACCTATTCTTATGAAACACTATATAATATACACAATGATGAGTTTATGTATGTTTTACCTTGCAATTGGTGAAATGGATAGAATGAGTCGTGCTACCGAGTTCATAACTACTAGTTATAGAGTTAAAGATGTTATCTCTTCCTAATGGTTCCCTAACCGGCAACATATTCATTTTATCATAAATTCCTCCTTTGTATAGTGGTTTTTTAATAAAAACTTAAAAAAAATAAATATAAAAACCACCTTACAGGACACAGGAAATTGTGTATAATGTATACATGACTACGAAAAAAGTAAACGAACACTATGTAAACAACAAAGAGTTCACTGCGGCTGTTGCTGAATACTCAGCAGGAATCAAAGAAGCCAAGGCCAATGACACTGAACTCCCTAAAATGTCTGAATACATAGGTGAATGTATCTACAAAATTGCTACTCGACTATCGACTAGACCCAATTTTATCAATTATACCTACAGAGACGAAATGATATGTGATGCAATCGAAAATTGTATTCAGTATATCGGAAACTTCAATGTAGAAAAGTCAAACAACGCATTTGCGTATATCACTCAGATATGCTATTATGCTTTCCTAAGAAGGATTCAAAAAGAAAAGAAACAAGTCTATATTAAACAGAAGACCATTGAAGAAAGTGGTATCACTATGGATGCTTTTGAAACTATCGATGGCCAACACGACCCAAGTTTATCGAACACGAATGTTGAATGGATGCAGGAGAACATGAATCGTGTTGAATATGAACCACGCAAGTCTAAAAGAAAGACTGCGGTAAAAAAGAAAAACTTAGAAAACTTTACTGAATGAAAATAGCATTGCTGAATGACACACACGCAGGTGTCCGAGGTGATATGGAGGCAATGGCCAAATACCAAGGTCGTTTCTATGAAGAAATATTCTTCCCATATCTAAAAGAAAACAATATAGACCATATCATTCATTTGGGTGATTACTTCGATAGAAGGAAGTATGTAAACTTTGCAACTCTAAAAGCCAATAGAGAACACTTTATAGAACCCTTAATAAAAAATGATATCTCTATGGACTTAATCATAGGGAATCATGACACTTATTATAAGTCTACAAATGATGTCAATGCACCACAACTATTGTTATTCAATGAGGCAAACATAAATGTAATTACAGAACCTTGTGTAAATGAATACGATGGTTTTAATATTGCAATGGTACCTTGGATTAATCCTGAAAACTATGCTGAGACTGTAGAATTTTTAAGAGCTGCAGAGGCAAGTTGGTGTATGGGTCATTTTGAGTTCGAAGGAGCTTTGATGATGCCAGGCATGACATGTCAACATGGATTTGACCACTCTTATGTAAAGAGATTTGAAAAAGTTTTATCAGGTCATTTTCATCAGAAATCAGAGTTTGCAAATATCAGATATCTAGGAAGTCAAATGCAATTTACTTGGTCAGATTATGGAGACCAAAAGTATTTTCATATCTTTGATACTGATACACAAGAACTAACACCAGTTTTAAACCCATTAACATTATTTGAGAAAGCCTTTTATGATGATTCTAAAGAATCATTTGAGACTATTGCAAATGCAGACTACAGTAATTATGCAGGAAAGTTTACAAAAGTTATTGTAGTTAATAAAGACAACCCTTATTGGTTTGATACTTTCTTAGATAAGATACACGCAGAAGGACCTCTTCATGTTTCTGTTGTTGATGATAATAAACATATGGACTTCTTCGAAGATGATGAGATAGAAGATGTTGAAGATACTCTTACTATACTTTCAAAGTATGTTGATTCACTAGACATACAAGGAAAGAAAAAACCCCTTAACGATATTATGCAAGGGTTATATAATGAAGCACTTGATGAACACTCTTACTTATGATAACATTTAGGAATATTAAATACAAAAATTTACTATCGTCTGGTAATACCTTTACCGAAATATCTTTAGATTCTAATGATACTACACTTATTCTTGGTGAGAATGGTGCAGGTAAATCTACCTTACTTGATGCACTATGTTTTGCATTATATGGTAAAGGGTTTAGAAATCTTAAAAAAGACTTATTAGTTAACTCACTTAATCAAAGAGATTTATTAGTAGAGTTAGAATTTTCAATTGGCAAAAGAGATTACAAAGTAATTCGTGGTGCCAAACCAAACAAGTTTGAATTGTATCTTAATGACACTTTCATTAATCAAGATGCAACCGTCAAAGACTACCAAGAACACTTAGAGAAGAACATACTCAAAATGAGTTATCGTTCTTTTACACAGGTGGCAATATTAGGTTCTGCCAACTTTACTCCTTTTATGCAGTTAAAAGCATTACATAGAAGAAAGTTAGTTGAAGACCTACTTGATATATCAATCTTTTCAACCATGATGGAGATTCTTCGTAAGAAGATTGCAAGTCATAAAGTTGAATTGAAAGATACTGAACATGAGATTGACTTATTAGAAGAGAGAGTCTCAGGACTCAATGAACAACTCAATGCACTCCGTGAAAATCGTAATGAAAAACTTGAAAAGTTTCAACACAATGTTGATGAAACAGAAACAAACATTACAAAACTTTTAGGAGACATAGATGAAAAGACGCAAGATGTGGTGGAGAAAAAATCCTCAATCGATAATAAAGACACGACTGAGACTAGACTCAAACAAGTTGTTGACATGGAGGCTAAACTTGAAGACGCTAGAAGAAAAGCAATTAAAGACATTAAATTCTATGAAGACAATGACAATTGTCCAACATGCAAACAAGGTTTAGAACATGAACACAAAGAGAAATGTATACAGGAAAAACAAACTAAGATTGCAGAAATCAAGGAGGCGGTGTCAACACTCGAAGAGCAAGTCACAGAAATCAATGGTGAACTACAACGAATCAACGGAGTCCAAGACGACATAAACACTATTCAAAAAGAAATTGGTTTATTACAGGCAGAAATAACATCTAATCAAAAATATACTCAGAAGATTAACAAAGAGATTGATGAGTTAAAGAATGAAGTAAATGCAAATGATGATGTTCAGGATAAGATTGATGATGTTGAAGAGAAGTTAAACATACTACATTCTAAAAAAGAATCTATGGTTGAGAAAGAACATTACTATGATATTGCATCAATGTTATTAAGAGACCAAGGTGTTAAACAAAAGATTATTAAACAGTATGTTCCTATTATGAATAAACTTATTAATAAGTATCTTGCACAATTAGAATTCTATGTGGGGTTTGAATTGAATGAGGCATTCGAAGAGACTATTAAGTCCAGATTTAGAGACGAATTCAAATACGATAACTTTTCACAAGGAGAAAAGATGAGAATTGACCTTGCATTACTATTCACATGGAGAAGTGTTGCAAGAATGAAGAACTCGGTTAACACTAACTTGTTGATATTAGATGAAGTTTTTGATTCTTCACTTGATGCACAAGGTACCGATGACTTCTTTAAGTTGTTGCATACACTTACAGAGAAAACCAATTGTTTTATTATCTCACATAAAGGTGATGCACTATATGATAAGTTTGAAAATGTTTTAAGATTTGAAAAACATAAGAACTTCTCCAGACTCGCAAGTTAATATAAATAGTATTATGAAATCTTTTCAACAATACACCACACCAAAACTAGAAGAAACTAGATTAGACTTACCTAAGCCTAAACTTATGGAAGCTTCTATTCTTAAACCTGATTATGTTATAGGTCATAAGTTCTTATATAAAGGTGGAATATCTGAAATGGATAAAGAAGGATTCGTATACGGAGATATCTTTACTGCAGTAAAACCAAACAACAATAACATCTTTATAGGAAAAGAAGATGGTGAATTTGAGAAATGGTTAGAATGCAACGGTAAGACCTTTCATATTAAAGGTTCTAAATCATACAAATCAGGTGATTTCAATCATGTAAAAGAAAGTGGTGATACACCAAGTGGTGCTCAGTGGGAAGAACTTATCATCTTTGAATACAATAAACTTAACAGACAGAAAAACGAAAAGGAAATAATACAAACTGCAGAAAGATTTGCATTACATTTACCACAGGCAAAAGAAATTGCAAAGAACTTTAATAAGAATCTATCAGAAAAAAGATTAGTTTCAACAGGTAAGGGTGGAATATCGGTAAGTCTATCTAACATTTATACTAGTGCGGGTGCTTCAAACAAAACACCGAAAACAGATATTGCAGGTTCATCCTTTAAAGAAAAGATATCACTTAAAAAAGAGGGTGGTTCTCAGTTAATGTCAGGTTCAAAAGGTGAGGCAATTGCAACTGTAAACGCTGCCTTATCACAAATGGGTGAACATAAACCTTTTGCAAAGGGGTTAACTAAGGCAATGGAAGAAGGAATGTCTTCTTTAATAACCAGAGAAACAGTCACATCATTAAACAAAAGGATAAAAGATGGTGAGTCAGACGAGGCAATCGTTGACTTCCAAAAGAAAGATACAGACAATAGAGAGTTAACTAATCTATTAGGTTCATACATTAACAATGATAGTGCCGCGAACAAATTATTCTCACTCAATATTATATTAGAGGCCTCAACAGGCAATGTTAAATTTGATGGTGGACAGGCCTCAGCAAATCTACTAGGTAAGTTTTCAGTTAAAGACTCATCAGTTCAAGTAGAACCAATAACATCTATCAACGATAGTATAATTAAAAAGTATGCAGGTTCAGTAAGACCTTATGTTGCATTCAAAAAGGGTGGTGGCAATTCAGCAGCTTATTCTGCTATGAGATTATCACTTAGAGAACAAGGTATAGAAAATTTACAGACATTGGTATTAAATGAGATAAATGGTATTGACGAATTCAATACTCTTCTTACAGAAGACTTCTTAGAAGAAGGAGCATTAGATATGATTAAGAGAGCAGGCAGTTGGGCAAAAGATTTAGGTCCTAAGGTTTGGAACAAGTTTCAGAATATGATTAAGAAAGTAATGCAGTCTATTACTAAAGCACTAAATAAAATTGCAAGTATGGGCAAAAGGATGTTCGAATCATTAATGAATTTTTTAGGACTAGAAATTAGTCATGTTAATAATGTTCCAGTGAATGTAAGTTTATAAAATATGTATCAATTAGTAGAAGAAGCCAGTAAAGTATTAAGACAACCACCAGAGATTTTCGATTTTGAAAATCCACCAGAAGACCCAAAAGAAATTGAAAAGAATATGGCAGAAGCCATGGATAAATTTGGTGGTCTTGGTTTATCTGCAAATCAGGTTGGACTTCCATACAGAATGTTCGTAATGAGAACACAAGACGGAACTCAGGCATTCTTCAATCCAGAACTAACAAAAGTATCACAAGAAACAGACCTACTTAAAGAGGGTTGTTTATCATTTCCAGATATTTACTTAATGATTAAAAGAAGTAAAGTAGTTGAAATGAAATATTATGATGCCGAAGGAGAGGAACATATAACTACACTTGACGGAATAGGTTCAAGATGTGTTCAACATGAGATAGACCATTTAAATGGTATACTCTTCTTACAAAGAGCTTCTAAATTGAAGTTAGAAAGAGCATTAAAAGTAAGACCAAAAGAGAGAAGAAAAAGAATAGATTTCGAAAGACGACAAGCCTTTGCTCGTGCCTTACAAGAAGCACAACAGGAAAAAGAAAATAATGAATCAAGTGAATCCACAGGAGAAAAAGCAGTATCAGCCTGAGATTTATCTTGTAGATAGTTTTACACAAGACGAATGTTGGTTTCTGATAGACTGGTTCAAACACAATAGAGACCTATGTTCTGTAGGTTCATCTTTTGATTATAGTGCAATCACAAAACACACAATCTTAGATAATCGTGTAAGAAAACTTTTTAATCGTATGACATTCGATAACATATCATTTCTTAACGAACTCTTACATAAAAACTATTATCCTGAAATGTCACTATTGGCAGAATGGCCTATCGGAGGTCAACAACACCCACATGTAGATACATATTCCACATATGAAGTTGATAAACCAGATGAGGAATTACAAGGTCATTTAGCTAATAATACTGCAAGTTTCGTAAAAAAAGAAGACCCAAATCGTGAATGGACTAGTATAACCTATCTGAATACCAACTATAATGGTGGGGAAACATGGTTTCCAGAGTTCGCACAGTCGTTTTATGGTGATTCCTACAGACACAAACCAATACAAGGTCAATCGGTCATCTTCCGTGGTGTCTCCACGCTACATGGAGTCTCTCCAGTGAGACGGAACAGTCGATATACTATTGCACAATGGTATACTAGCAAACAAGAGAATATACTCACCGACCTTACTACCGAAGACATTCGTCTAACTCAATTCGACCTTTAATCTAGGCGTTGCCAATGCGTATCATCTTTTGATACCATGGTTGCATAGATTGAAAAAGGAGACGAAATGAGTAATACAGTAAATGACAACATTAAAGAAGGAATCGCAGACGATGTGTGTGCAATGGCCGCTGATGATATATGGAATGTGATTTTTGCAATCGCAAATGATTATGGAATAGACAAACTTCCATATACCAAAGATAATGATACTTTCATTGATACATTAATTGCACTGAAAGTTGCAGACTTAGGTATATAATCTAGGCGTTGACAAAGCATATCACTTTTTGATACCATATACACATGACTGAGAGATTAAAAACCCAAAAAGACAACCTTGCAAAATTACTTGCAAAGGAAAACTTAACAATTGTGCATAGGAAAGTTCCTACTGCATACTTTGATTTGAAGAATAGACTATTATGTTGTCCTATTCTTAAAGAAGATATATCTTCTGAACTTTATGACTTGTTTATGGGTCACGAAGTTTCTCATGCACTGAATACTCCTTATGAGGGTGTTCATTCTGCAGTCTCAAAAAACAGAACACTTAAAGGATATCTTAATGTTGTAGAAGATGTCAGAATTGAGAGAATGATTAAAGACACATATCCTGGTCTTAGAAAATCATTCTTCAAAGCATATAACGAATTAATGGATATCGATTTCTTCGGTATTAAAGAAAAGAATTTACAAGAACTTTCACTGATTGATAAAATTAATCTGATTACAAAATGTGGTTCAAGGATTCAAATAAAACTTTCTAAAGTTGAACAAGAATTTTTAGATTGGGCAATTAGATGTGAGACATGGGAAGAAGTTGAAGAATGTGCAACTGCAATCTATGAATGGTCAAAAGAAAATGAGACAAGAACTTCTGATGATGAGAAGTTAATTCCTCAAATGTTCGATATTGGTGATGATGAAGAGTCAGATGAAGATGAAGAAGAAAACATGGAAGACTTCGGTGAAGATTCAGATTCTTATGAAGACCCTTATGAAGATTCAAATGAAGAAGATGATGATAATCTTCCAGATATAGATGATGGTGATTCTGAGGGTGATGAAGAAGCTGAAGAAGAAGAAGTAGAAGAGAGAAAAGCTACTGGTAAAAAAGGTGGTGAGGGTTTCGGTCCAGAAAATTACGATGATGAAGATGGTGCTAGAGAGTCTATTACAGAACACAATGCACATAACAATGAAGGCCAATTTATTTCAGAAGATAATGTGGTTGTTAGTCACATCAACATGAAAGAAATCATGAATAGTGAGAACATCAAAGACATTGTTTATCCTTACAAAAAAGTTAGACAAGATTGGAAATGGTTCTTCGAAGGAAAAGACAAGTATGGAAAAGAGGTTGATTATCAGACTGATAAAGACCTTGCAAAGATTAAAACAATGGCAGAGAGAAGTGCCAAGAAATTAGTTGATAAGAATAAAAAAGTTGTAATGCACATGGCAAAAGAGTTCGAAATGAAAGCAGCTGCCTATGCTCAAGCACACGCATTCACTGGTAAGACTGGTAAGTTAGATATGAATAGACTTGCTAAGTATCAAATCGTTGATGATGTTTTCAAAAGAATGACATATCTTCCAGAAGGAAAGAATCATGGTGTTCAAGTTCTACTTGACTGGTCTGGTTCTATTTCAAATGAAGTTATGGACTTATTAGAGCAATCATTAGTTCTTGCAATGTTCTGTAAAAAGGTTGATATACCTTTCAGAGTTTATTTGTTCTCAGACCAAATTGGTTATAATGAGCAGTATGGTTGGGATACTGATAGAAGTAAAGTTGGTCTTGTAGAAATGTTATCAAATGAAATGAAGTCAAAAGAATACTTAGACGCACTTACAATTATGGGTGGTCTTTATAATGAGTTCTATTGTTCAAACATTGGTAGTTATCATAGCAGACACTTTGAAAAAAAGGCTACAGCATACAATGAGTGGTTTCATGGTGTTGACTGGATTGACCCCGATGGATATTTCTGGAACACAAGATACAATCACCCAAATGGATATGGATTGGGTGGAACTCCTCTTGACCAGTGTTTAGTTGGCCTAAGAAGATTGATTCCAGAATTCAACAAGCAGTATGGTATTGAGAAATCAATTTTAACAATCATTACAGATGGTTACAGTCATAGAGCAGATTGTCTTTATCAAAGTCAAGAAGAGTCAGAACAAATCAAAGAACAATTAGATGGTGCTGACCATTGGGATGTGACAAAGATTAGAAAAATTGTTGACCCATATTCTGGTAGAGTCCATGACTATGAACAAACAAGATATTATGGAAGTGATTTCATGAGAACTACAAATCTTTTAGAGTGGTTGAAATCAGAAACAGGAGTCACAACAACAGGATACTTTGTTTGTGGCAGAAAATCCGACTTTCAAGATTTATTGTCTGCCATAGGAAAACTTGATGCTGATAATCAAGCCAAATGGTTAGAGACTAGAAGAACTGGTACCGTTTGGGAAACCAAAGGATACGGAAAACTATTCACAACTGCAGCGACAACTTTAGTTGTTGGTGGTGAAGACGAACTTGACGATGAATTAGTCGGTGCGAAGAAAGGTAAATTAACAACTGCCTTTAAGAAAAACCAAAAGACTAAAACAACATCAAGATTTTTAACTAACGAATTTATCAAGGAGATAGCATAATGGAAGTTATATTAAACGAAGACGATTATAGAGAATTTACTCAGAGAGTAGATATCGCATCATCAAAAGGTGTTGATGTTCCTCACATGGTCGAAACAATAGGTGACAAATTTAAAATCACTTTATTGGAAAAGATTGATGTGGATTTATTAGACGAAATTACAGAGGTTCAGTAATGAGAGACCCATTAAAGGTAGATGAAGCCTATTATCATAATTTCGATAGTTCATATTCTAAATTTGCCGATGCGGTTATGGATGTTGGAGATAGCCCTTGTGTTAAATTCGAATGTCCAAGATTTAAGCAATGTGCTGAAGAAAAAGTAGAATGTAAAGCATTCAGATTTTGGGTTAACAATGGAGAAATGGAAACCTATTCTAAAAAAACTAAAGGTATGGTATCAATTGAAAAAGACTTAGAGAGGATTTTAAGAATCTGTGAATAAGAGCGTTGACAATGCGTATCACTTTTTGTTACCATATCCAAATGATGAGAAATAACGAAATGGAGGCTATATGAGTTATTCAACAATGACGGAATCTGTATCAGTAAATGGTAAAGATTTCAGAATGAGTCCAGACAGACAAGAATTTGTCGCGACTCTACAATCGGTCTATCCAGACCAAACTTCGTTCTCTAAAGAAGACTTAGAGAATGTTGGTGCAATACCCTATTGGGTTAAATCAACCAAATATCCATTCAGGAATTCTGATGCAACGATATTTGATTTATCTGCATTAATGACCAATGTCATTCCAATGCCAGTTAAACCTGCACCAGTTATGCCGACTTCACCAGCAATACCGTCTCAAATGCCGGTAGCTGCTCAAACTGAGTCGGTCAATATCTTAGAAGACAATGTTAAAATTGTTCCTGAGAAAATGTCTAATTATGTTCCTTTTGGTCATTTCAAAGATGTCAAAAACATAATCAAATCTGGAATATTCTTTCCAGTGTTTGTGACTGGTCTTTCAGGTAATGGTAAAACTCTTATGATTGAACAAGTATGTGCGTCATTAAAGAGGGAACTTTTCAGAGTCAATGTCACTATTGAGACTGATGAAGATGATTTAATGGGTGGTCACACACTTGTTAATGGTAATATTACTTTCAGAGAGGGTCCTGTTATCAAAGCAATGAGAAAAGGTGCCGTTTTACTTCTTGATGAAGTAGATTTAGGTTCTAATAAACTCATGTGTTTACAATCAGTTCTTGAAGGAAAAGGTTATCTAATTAAGAAAACTGGAGAGTGGGTGACACCAAAACCAGGTTTCACAATTCTTGCAACTGCAAATACTAAAGGTCAAGGTTCAGAAGATGGCAAGTTCATAGGAACTCAAATCATGAATGAGGCGATGTTAGAAAGATTTGCAATCACTATGCAACAAGAATATCCTCCAGTGACTACTGAGAGAAAAATTCTTGAAAAAGAAATGGCCTTAACAGGTGAAGTTGATTCAGAGTTCACAACCAAGTTGGTTGATTGGGCAGACATTATCAGAAAAACATTCTACGAGGGTGCTATCGATGATGTGATTACTACAAGAAGACTTGTTCACATAGTCAATGCGTTCAGAATGTTTAACGACAGAATGAAGTCCATTGAAATGTGTATTTCAAGGTTTGATGAAGAGACAAGAAACAGTATTCTTGACCTCTACACCAAAGTCGATGAGGGTGTTTCCTTAACAGAGGAAGAAAACCCCATTGACGAAACTGAGTCAGACGAGTATAATGGTTATGATGAGTAATATTGATTACAAGTATAATGAGGACAACTTGATTAAAGAGTTGTCTTCATATATTGATAACACTTATGACCAACATTACTCACTCAACAAATACCAATCAACTGAGTTTATTATTGACTCAGGTCATGGTGAGGGTTTCTGTATCGGAAACATAATGAAATATGCACAACGATATGGTAAAAAAGGTGGGAAGAATAGGGCAGACTTACTTAAAGTAATTCATTATGCAATATTCATGCTACATGTTCACGACAAAGCGATGAAGGAGGCTAACAGTGATGAAAATAAGTAATGATACGAGGAATGTCTTAAAGAATTTCTCAACAATAAACTCTGGTATTAAAGTTACCAGTGGTAAACAACTACAGACAATTTCAAATATGAAAAATATTCTGGCAGTTGCAACCGTAGATGAAGAGTTTCCACAGGATTTCTCAATCTACAATCTACCTGAATTCTTAGGTGCAACTTCTCTATTAGAAGATGCAGACTTTCAATTCGGAGACGCAAGTGTGACCATATCAGATAGTAATTCTGCATTGGCATACTTTTATGCAAGTGAAGGAATGGTGACATCACCAGAAAAAATGATAACTATGCCAGACGCAGAGGTATCTTTTGATGTATCATCAACACTTCTATCAGATTTAAACAAAGCTGCTAGTGTTCTAGGAGTGAATGATTTGATTCTTAAATCAGACGGAACTACCATGACATTGGAAGTGACAGACAAAAAGAATGCAACATCTAATTCATTTAGTAGAACTGTAGGCACAGGTGACGGAACACCATTTACTTTTAATTTCAAGATTGATAATCTAAAAGTATTAGACGGAAACTATTCAGTTTCAGTATCGTCTAAAGGTATTTCTCACTTCAATAATAAAGATATAGAGTTAGAATACTTTATTGCACTTGAGCCAGACTCAAAGTATGGTCAGTAGACATATATATAATAGTGTGAATAGGGTTATAGTCTCAGCTCTATACTCGGGATGTAAGAAATCTCATCAATCTTCAAGGGTTCTTACAACAGTTAATTCGGAGGGGTTTTAACATCTTATTATGAATACAGAATTTTTATTTGTTGAAAAGTATCGTCCTCAAAATATTGAGGACACGATACTACCTGATTCAATCAAAGCTACTTTTAAAGAGTTCGTTAAACAAGAACAAATACCAAATCTCATGTTATGTGGTTCTGCAGGTTGTGGTAAAACAACCATTGCAAAGGCATTATGTAATGAACTTGGTGCAGACTTCATTGTTATAAACGGTTCAGATGAAGGAAGATTGATTGATACACTCAGAACTAAAATCAAAAACTTTGCATCAACAGTATCACTTTCAGGTGGACCTAAAGTTGTGATACTAGATGAGGCAGATTACATATCTGCTGATTCAGTGCAACCTGCATTGAGAAACTTTATAGAAGAGTTCTCATCTAATTGCAGATTTATCTTTACTTGTAATTACAAGAACAGGATTATTCCACCTTTACATTCAAGAACAACAGTAATTGATTTTCTAATCAAACCATCAGACAAACCAGCTCTTGCAAAACAGATGATGAAAAGATGCAGAGAGATTTGTGAAACTGAGGGTATAGAAGCAGACAGCCAAGTCCTTGCAGAACTTATTATGAAGTTCTTTCCAGATTTCAGAAGATGTCTAAATGAGATTCAAAGATATGGTGCAAGTGGTGTTATTGATAGTGGATTATTATCCACATTATCAGAAGAGAAACTTACGCCTCTTATAAATATGATAAAAGACAAGAAATGGTCCGACATGAGAAAATGGGTCGGACAGAATTCAGATAATGACTTCAATACACTTTATAGAAAGGTGTTTAATTCACTTGAATCTAAATTAGAACCAAGTTCCATACCAGCAGCTGTATTAATCATTGCAGACTATCAATACAAATCTGCATTTTCAATGGATAGTGAAATCAATTTCGTTGCATGTCTTACAGAGATTATGTCGGAGTGTAAATTCAAATAATGGAGAAAAAATGACACAATATGATGATAGAGTTCAATTTCAAAGAGACTTATTAGCCGCTGAGGAGTGGGCATGGGGTTTTAAGTCTTTGCAAGTTCACGCATTACAGAGCATGTGGTATGACGATAGACCAGAAGATACAGAAGATGGAACTAGTGTCACTGATGTTCAATACAATAACGGTGTGATTGTCAGGTCAAAGCAAGGTGAAGAGATTCATAGATTCGGTAAAGCACTGAAAGGTGAAGAATTAGTCCGTTCATATTTAAGACATCAACAAAGATAAGATGTCTAAACGAAATCCATTTGATTTTGTCAAGTCGGTCTCTTACGACAAAAAAGATATCATGGTTGATGATATCGAAGAGAAAGCATATCAACCATTCCTAGTAAATAAATCATTATCTTATCACGAAGATTGTATCTTCTTGACCAACGAAATGAATACACGACACTCTACCGAGAGTCGTCTTCAATATGTATTTTTTCTAAATACCCTTAGAAGACGACAAAGGTTCTCCAAATGGAGTAAACCATATGTCTCAAAGAAACTCGATGTAATCAAACAGTATTATCAGGTATCCACAAGAGAGGCAAAAGAGTATGTTTCACTTTTATCTGATAAACAGTATCGTGAGTTGAAGAATAGAATGCACCTTGGTGGTAGAAATAATGAATGAAATAGACCCTATAGTAGAAACACTAGTAGAAATATCCTTTGAACAAGAGGATGACTTCCTAAAAATAAGAGAAACCCTATCCAGAATAGGCGTTGCCTCTCGCAAAGAACAAGAACTTTTTCAATCATGCCATATCTTACACAAAAGAGGTAAGTATTATATCGTGCATTTTAAAGAACTATTTGCACTTGATGGTAAACCAACCAACCTAGATGAGAATGATATTGGTAGGAGAAACACTATCTGTAATCTACTTCAACAATGGAATCTTATCAAAGTCTTAAATCCTGACATGATAAAAGAACCAGAAGCACCACTTTCACAAGTCAAAATCATACCTTATAAAGAAAAAGGTAATTGGAAATTGACAACAAAATACTCAATCGGCAGTAATAAAACCTAAATAAACCAGATATTAATCAAATAAAGGAGGCGCATATGCTAACAGCAATCGCAGAATTTATTATGGGAATTTGGAATATATTAATGGTAATACCAGTTGTTATCTCTATTTGTAGTGTTATAGTTGCTTTAACTCCAACACCAGCAGACGATAAGATTTGGGCTAAAGTGTATAAATACTTAGAAGTTCTTGCACTAGCAATTGGTAAGGCAAAGGATAAGAATCCTTTGTTGGATAAATAAGTATATAAATTAGAGGAAAAATTATGGAATATGTAATTCTTGTAGTCGTTGGCCTTGCAGCGGTCTATTATTTCTTAGAGAAATCTATGAAAAATGATAAACCTGTTGTTAAGAAACCAGCATCTAAGAAGCCTGTAAAAAAAGGTCCTTCACAAGCAGAATTGAAAAAACTAACTAAGGTTCAGTTGATTCAACTTGCAGAGAAGAACAAACTTAAAGTTAAAGTTTCAGGTTCAAAAGCAGAAGTGATTAAATCAATCCATTCTCAAATGAAATAACTTAGACTACCTAGTCAAAAAAGGGTGCTTATGTGCCCTTTTTTTATGGGATTAGAAAGCCAAAAGTATAAATAATGGCATGGAAGATATCTTTGGATTAATAAGTGAAGTCGGAGCCCCTATTGCTGGAAGTCTAGTTATGGGGTTTTTTATCTTTACAGTAATCAAACAGATATTAGAAGGCGTAGTAGACGATATAAAAACTCTTACTATGTTCTGTAAGTCACTGGAAAACCGTGCAAGAACCATGTCTAACGAAATGATTAAGATAGATATGTTAGTAAGTTCAGCGTTAGAACTTAGGCCTGATATAGAGCGAGTCGCAAGGGCAGAGAACTTTATAGAAGACGGCAAAGTAGACGCTAGGAGAGACTAGTGGAAAACCTGGCACAACTTATATCCGAATACGGATTTCCAATCGTTATGATGGTTGGCTTGGGGTATTTTGTATACTACATCTGGTGGTTTGTCGGAGAAAAACTAGAACCAGAAATCGAAGAGCAACATATGGCATTAATAAGATTGATTGACCAAGTTCGTATGTTAGACCAAGACCTTATTCGACTGCAACAAAAGGTTGATGTAGTTTTAGAATATAGGGAAAATGAAAAGAAGAAGGAGATAAAATGAAGAACACAGAAGGAAGCTTTACAGGTAAGAAACTTGCTTTAATCAAAATGGCAAAATCACCTATAGTTTTTATGTTTGTATGTCTCTTCCTATTACTTGTATCACTTCCATTATCTTCAACAGAGATAGTTCACAAGTTTAAAAATCCAAGTTTCAGTGGAATAGGAACAGCATCACATTATTTAACCGTGGAGAACCAAGAGTTTTCGCGTAAGAAAGCAATCGAAGAGGCCTTAGAGGCTGCGAGAAAAGCGGCTGAGAGAGAAGAGAATAACACAACCTTAGCAAAATTTATTAGAAATTTAGAATCGAGAATTTATGCCCAAATGGCAAAACAGTTAGTTGAAAATATGTTCAACAACGATAATCCAGTTAGATTTGGGTCATTCGTATTAGAGGGTTCAACAGTCACCTATGAAGTTATAACAAATGTAGACGGAACAGAATTCATAAGAATGACTATTATATCAGAAGACGGAACAGAAACAATATTAGAAATACCAATTGGAAGTGGAAACTTCGGGAGTGACGATGGCTCAGGTGACGGCTCGACTGACGGCGGTTAGTCTATCAATACTTATACTTGCATCTTGCGCGTCCGTTCCTAGATTTTCAAACGACCCACAAGAATGTAATCCAGAAACATGGGGTGAAGAATACAACCATGATTTGTGGAACTATGCTAAGGCAGCGGGTAGAACTTTTGAAAGAGCAATGCCTTTCATTTGTGTTGATGAACCACAACCAGTTAAACTTCCAAGTTTTATACAGTTATTAGATTTACCACCAGCAGAATCATCACCTGTTGTTGCAGTATATAAGTTTCAAGATTTAACAGGTCAAAGAAAAGCACAAGACAATATAGCCTCTTTCTCTACTGCTGTGACACAAGGTGGAACTGAGATGCTCATTGATGCACTCAAAACTGCAGGTTCTGGAACTTGGTTCAGAGTGGTAGAGAGACAAGGTTTAGACCACCTTGTTAGAGAAAGGCAAATTATTCGTTCTGCCAGAGACGATATTGCAAAGAAAAAGGGAGAGGAATCTCCAGGTGTTGCACCACTTTTATTTGCAGGAATGATTATCGAGGGTGGAATTATTGGTTACGATACCAATCTTGAAAGTGGTGGCCGAGGTGCCAGAACATTAGGGATTGGTATGAGTAGAATGTATAGAAAGGATGCTGTGACAGTTTCATTAAGAGCAGTATCAGTTCTAACAGGTGAAGTATTATTAAATGTCCAAACAAGAAAGACTATCCTTTCTTATGGCGGAGGAGGCGATGTGTTTCGATTCATTGAAGAAGGAACACAACTAGTCGAGTTCGAGGACGGAGTGGGAAATAATGAGTCAGTGACTTATGCAACACGGTCAGCTATTGAAGCTGCTGTGTTCGAATTAATACACCAAGGCCATGATAGAGGGTATTGGGAAATAAAAGGAAAAGAAAAATGAAAAAATATCTATTAGCGCTAAGTATATTTCTTTCTACACCTTTTCTGTTTGCCGCTGCGGACGATGATAACGAAATTAACATAACACAAACTGGTGATACTTTAACATTATATATTGACCAGATTGGTTATGGAAACAAAATGGGATTGGATAACTTTGATAGTAGTTCAAGTGCCATGCCTATCACAGGTACTTCGTTGACTTTTAACATCGACCAGCTGGGTAACGAGAACTTACTCTATGGTAAGGTCACAGCAGATTCTTCATCTTACACTTTAGAGTGGAATGGTGATAGTAATGTTTGGGACTGGATGATAGGTGAAACAGGTTCATCAGATACTACAAATATGTTAGTAGACATAACTGGTGACTCTAATACAATGGACTTTGACCAAGGTTCAGTTGCTCAAGCAGAGAGGTTAGATTTCGATTTAATAGTAATTGGTAGCTCCAATGTTTTTGATGTAGATGTTGAATCAGATGATGCAACCTGGGATTTTGATATAACAGGTGCTTCAAACAACATCAACACATTGCAAAAAGATGGTGCTTATCATAACATCACTTTTGAATTGACTGGTGATTCTGCAGATGTAGACATCAATCAGTTAAGTGGAACATGCCCACAAGGTGTTTCTACTTGCAAAGGTCAGATTACATTGGACATTACAAGTGATAACTCAACTATCCAAATCAATCAGAAAGACACATCTAACGATTCTTAGTATCTTACTCTTCATGGGGTCTGTTCAGGCAGACTCCATCGGAGATATAGTTGAATCAACAGGTATTGGTTCTGTTCTTAGAAACAATACCGAAATAGGCAACGATGTTGGAACAGGAATTGTTCTCTATGATGAGGCAATAACAGGAAACGGCAGAATGCTTATTGAGTTCCTTGATGAAGAGGAACTTGCACTTACAGAACACACACAAGTATACATAGACGAAGTATACTACGACCCAAATCCAAGTTTATCCAAGATGTCTTTAAGAATGGTTCAAGGCACCGCAAGATTTGCTTCTGGAAATGGACAAAGAATTAAAAAGTCTAACATAGACATACGAACACCTACGGCACAAATAGCAATCCGTGGAACAGATTTCACAACAACCATTGACGAACTCGGAAGGAGTTTGATAGTTTTACTTCCTGATAGATTCGGAGATTCATCAGGAGAGATAACAGTTATAAATGATGGTGGAGAAATAGTCTTAGATAAGGCATTTCAAGCAACAATGGTTACAAGTTTAGATAGTCCTCCAACTCCACCAGTCACAATAACAAATTTAACAGTTAATCAAATAGATAATATGTTCATCGTTGCACCACCACCTGCAGTAGAACAAGCAGTTGAGGAACAGGCAAGAGATGATAACAACGAAGACCAAGGAATACTAGATGTAGATTTCTTAGAGTTCAATGAACTAGAAAAGGACTATGATGATTATGCAAATGACCCAGACTATGATGCAAGATATAGTTCTATTGATATTGATTTCTTAGATGCAGACTTTCTAGTGGACATGTTAGATGTCGTTGAAGAATTAATTAAAACTACAAAAGATTTAGGAGATAGACAAGCATCATCAGGTGGTGGTGCTGGAAGTTCAGATTTTAATATAAAAGGTGCCTCTTTTGGTAAGAATACAGACTCACAATACAACATTTTTGTTGAAGATGGTGGTCTTGTATTCTATAGAGAGGTTGAAGGAAAGATAAGATTGGTATTTCAAGCAGGTGCCTCAGTAAGATTAGACACTAGAGTTCCAACTTATGAGGGTGTTATAACAGTAAATGGTGGTGATGAAATCTTCATTTACATCAACCAATCTAACTAAATACCACTACGACAACATAAAAAAGAGGAGGTCGTATGATAAATATGTTATCACAACTCCGTTCATGGCATGAAGACCAACTATTTGGATTTCAAAAAGCAATGAGACTAGATGACTACCATATGTTATGGATTGCATTTAGTAAAGGGGTTCTATTAACGATGATATTACTATGGATTATATAACTAAATCATTATTGACATTAATTATAGGGGTATTTTTTACCCCTATAGTTTCAGCAGGTGACAACCATGTTCATGTTGAACAAGTTGCCGGCGGAGATAATTTTGAATTAAATATCACTCAAATCGGATTTGAACAAATGATTCGATTCTCTTTTGACCATGCCAACAACGATGTAAATCTAATACAAAAAGGAAACAACATGTATATCGGATATACTGATGCGTGGGGTTCAGGTAAAGCATGGGGTGGAGATTTAGATGGTATAGATAATGAAGTCGATATAAGGCAAAGATGTTCTTTTGCAACTTGTAATGAAACTGATTTCCAATTTCACATTTGGGGAGACGACAATGAAGTTGTCTTTGGTCAAGGATATGAAAACAATAACAGCACTACACCAAACTGGAATTACGATGGTACCGAACCTGGTGGAAACTTTGTGAGATTAGATATACATGGTGATGATAACAAATTTAAAGGAAGTCAAAAACAAGATTCAAGTTCAATTAATCATTCTATTACTGCAAACATATACGGAGATAATAATGATGTATGGGTTAAACAGATGCAGAATGGTGATAAGACTTTAAATCTAACAATCAATAGTGATTGGAATGAAGTTGCAATCCAACAAAAGAACAATGGAGCTCATACAGCAACAATTAGTTTAACTGGAACAGAGGCAATTACTATGTTCTTAAATCAAGTGGGAAATACAACTCAATCATATTCACTAACACAAAATTGTGTTACCGTTGGTGGTTGCACTGTTAGCGTCACACAAGGTAACTAACATGTCAATCAAAGCAAAAGCAATACGATTCCTTGAATGGTGTCTAACCAAGGTAGTATCATGGAAGTAGAATGTCCAGAAGAATATTACGAATGTCTCACATATGAAGAGTTTGATGAGATAGTAGACATATTAGAAGAGAATGATATTCCAATGCCAGAAGCAATGGGTGATGCAGAAGCAGCCGCAAATTTTGTTTGGCAAGTTCTCTTTCTAACACCAGTCGAACTAATCTACATTGGTATTACTATGACAGTTCTTGCTACATATGGACTCTCTATATACTACATGTATAAAAGAATACAAAAGAAATTTTCATGAGTTATCCCCAAAGAGTCGTTGATATGGTCAACGAATACAGAAGAAATGAACGAAAGAAATTTTGGTCAAAAACTTGGTCAATATTTTTAGCCTGTGTTTTAATAGGTGGTGCTTTATATCTCTTCTTCTATGTTTAGTTGGAAATCAGTTTTAATATCCATATCTTTACTTGTTGGTTTGAAGATATGGTCACCATACCTTGTAGAAAATATACAATGGTCATGGTTCGATGTATTACACCAACAGAAAGGAGAATATTATGTCAATGACATCGTTCTTGTCGACATTGATGAGAAAACTTTGGAAGTTCTTGGTCAGTATCCATTACCTCGCAGTGATTATAGTAAACTCATGCTTGATAGTCATTATAGCAATACTCATGTTTTTAGTATGGTCTTTAGTGAACCTGACCGAACCCCTAACGAAGACTTATTATTCGCAGAAGGACTTGTAAATAGACTTTCGATACTAAGCAGCGCGCCTAGCCCACAAAAAGATTCAGGAGTTGCACCTTTTGTTGGAACTTCCACACTAGGAGGTGCAGAGGCAAAAGACTTTATATGGAATTATTCGGGGATAGTATCACCCATTCCCATACTTAGAGATAATACTTACGGTGTTGGGGTAACCTCCTCAACTCCACCGATTACGGGAACACCAAACTTTGACGGAACAGTTCGTTCTGCACCACTATTAGTCTATGCAAATGACCAAGTATATCCTTCAGTTGCACTAGAAACTCTTCGTGCATTCTTAGACCAGAAATCATATCAGTTAAAAGTCACACCTGAAATGGGTGTAGAGTGGGTCAGAATGGGTAGAAATCCACCCATATCTACAACACCTACAGGTGATGTTATGATATCATATTGGAATACATTTCAAAGAATATCTGCAGTTGATTTACCTGAATCAAACTTAGAGGGTAAGATTCTTATATGGGGTCTTACTGCAGAGGGTCTTAATAATCCAGTTTCAACCCCAATGGGTGTAATGTATCCTCACGAAGTTCAAGCAAACCTAATCCAAACCGTCTTGCAAGACATTCGAATACAACAATCCTACTATCTTGAACAGCTCGAGATTGTTCTTCTGGTGTCAGTTCTCTTATTGATACTTCTGATGGTTTATAAACTTCCCACAGTTCTTGCGGGGATAATGAGTCTAAGTATTGTTGCACTTCAGCTGGGTGGGGGTTTCTATTTCTGGACTTCTCAACTCGTTCTTTTCGATACCTTTTTTTCATCGGTTAGCTCCTTGTTGATATTCGGACATGCTTCGTTTAACAAATACTATATCACATACCAAGAGAAACAACAAATCAAAAAGCAGTTCCAAAAATATTTATCTCCTGATATGATTGAAGAACTACAAAAAGACCCATCAAAATTGAGACTTGGTGGAGATAGAAGAGAGATGTCCTTCATGTTTATGGACATAATCGGATTTACCCCCATAAGCGAACACTATATGAAAGAAGATAATCCTGAGGGATTAGTAGAACTGATAAACAAGTTCTTGGACATGCAAACCAAAATAATACTAAATAATAAAGGAACCATAGATAAGTATATGGGCGATTGTATCATGAGCTTTTGGAATGCGCCTCTTGAATGTAAAGACCACGCCGACCTTGCTGTAAAATCTGCCCTTGAAGTGCTTGAAGCAACGGAGAAATTAAATGAAGAACTTGAACCTCTTAACCTGCCTCCTATTAATGTGGGCATCGGCATCAGCACAGGCGAATGTATTGTCGGAAACATGGGTTCCGAACTTAGATTTGACTATTCCGTCATCGGAGATGCAGTCAACCTCGGTGCTAGACTCGAAGGCCAAACAAGAAATTATCCTGGGGTTAACTTGTTGTTATCGGAAGGAACTTATAGACAATGTAAGAAAGGAGCATTCTCAGAAGTTGATAGAATCAAGGTTAAGGGAAAGGAAATACCAGTCACTATCTACACTCCGATTACATGAACCCATAAGTGATGTTCAATGGGGTATATTCTATACTCTTCAAGTTTTAGATGTCTTTACTACCTATAAAGGTCTTCAATACGATTGTGTTGTAGAAATTAATCCTATTATTGGAGAAAGACCTAGTCTCAACAAAATGATTTTCACCAAGGTGGCTATTCTAACACCTGCAATTAGAGCTGACATGAAAAAAGGCACTGTAGACAGACACATTATGTCAGAAATAAATTTTTTAATGTCTGTTGTAATCATGAATAACTATGAAATTTGGCAAGATTCCACCAAAAAGTGCAATAAAATTTAAAAAACCGCTTGATTAAACCATAAAGAACACTATATACTATAGTAAGAGAACTTAAAAAGAGCTCGGAATCTGGGTTGAAATCGTAAATGGAACCAATTGGCCAATAACCGATAGATACAAGGGGACTTAAAAAGAGCTCGGTTCTCTAACACAGTGGAGAGTTCTAGGTAGAGGCAATCTATAAAGACTAATTGACTGGTCAAAGTGTAGCCACATTAAATCCTAGACACTTCCACACCCTAATGCTCAATTGAGGTTAGGTAATTTTAAACTTGCTAAATTTAGGAGAAATAAAATGACGCATTTAGATATATTTGGTCAATTCAGACCGTTCGCAATTGGATTTGATAGATACTTCGAAGACCTCGAAAGAATGTCAACTCACACTCAAACTAATTATCCACCTTACAACATCGTAAAGGAAGATGATGAAAACTTTTGCATAGAACTTGCAGTTGCAGGTTTCAGCAAAGAGGACATTGAAGTCTCTAGGGAGAAAAATGTTCTTACTATTGAAGGAAAAGTAGATGAAGATTCTAAGGACTTTGTTCATAGAGGACTTGCATCAAGAGCCTTCAAAAGAAGTTTCAATCTTGCTGACTTAGTTGAAGTCACAGGTGCAGACATGAAAGATGGTATTCTACATGTCAAACTGGTTAAAGTTATTCCTGATGAAGACAAACCAGTAGTTATTGAAATTAGTTAAAAACTACCTTTACAGATACACTCATTTGTAATATAATGGGTGTATCTTTATATATTATGGAGTAATTATGAATAAGATTGGATTAGAAATAGTCGAAGGAACAACTCAGATACCTGCAGTGGTTATGCCTGTAAGAGTCGATGGTGATTTTGAATACTTAAACACTAGAGAACAATTTGCTGGTAAAAGAGTGGTTATATTTGCACTACCAGGTGCATTTACACCTACATGTTCATCTTTCCAATTGCCTGGTTTTGAGACAATGTTTTCTCAATTCCAAGAAAAAGGTATAGATGAAATCTATTGTCTATCTGTAAACGATACATTCGTTATGAATGCGTGGTTTGAAGGACAAGGCATAGAGAATGTGAGACCATTACCAGACGGAAATGGTGAATTCACAGAAATGATAGGTGCCTCAGTTCAAAAAGCAAATCTAGGTTTCGGTATTAGAAGTTGGAGATATGCAATGGTAGTTAACGATGGTATTATCGAAAGAATGTTTGCAGAAGCAGGATACGGTGACAACATTTCAACAGACCCATATGAGGTATCAACGCCTGAGAATGTATTGGCAAACTTATAATGCCAGAGTTCAAATGTGATTTAGTCCTAGCTGAAGAAGACGCCTTGTTTGCTTCAGGTAGAATCACAGAGTATTACCAAAACTTTGGTAATATGGCAGACTATCTTAGAAAAATCAAATTAGAGAGAGTTGCAGAAATGCCAACTCCTCTTTTTGGTTTTAATCTATCAGATGATTTCTTTTCAGACTTCACTATGCACCCACAAGATATGGACTTTAGAGTTGGTATTGCAGACCACGAAATTTTCCATAATTACTTAGAGGTTATTACCTCACATGCAATTGAAGCCTCAAATCCTGGTAGAAAAATTATTTTAATGGTCTATGAAAACAATACAAATAAGATTGTAGGTTTCATAAGATTAGGTTCACCAATGATGAACATTGCACCTAGAAATAGGTATTTTGGTGAAGTGTTGGGTGCAGAACAAATGCCTGTATTCAACAAACATGCAATTATGGGTATGATTATTGTGCCTACTCAACCATTTGGATTTAACTATCTTGGTGGTAAATTACTTGCATTGATGTGTTGTTCACATGAAGTTAAAAAGATTATAGATGAAAAGTATGATATGAATTTATGTCACTTTGAAACTACATCACTATATGGTTCAACTAAGAGTATGTCTCAGTATGATGGTTTAAAACCCTTTATAAAAGGACAAGGTCTTACTGATAGTAATTTTGCACCACTTATGAACGATAGTTATTTTAAAGACTTAGAAAAGTTCTTTGTTGAAAAGAATGGTGGTCCGATTGTATGGGAAGAAGCTTCAAGTAGAAAGATGAAAGTTCAAGCAAAGATGATTTCTATTATAAAAAAATCTCTCAATGAAACTGATAGAAAAAAATTCGAACAAGTGGTGGACGATGCAAGAAGACTAAATGAGAGAAAAAGATTTTATGTATCTGATTTAGGTTATGAGAATAGTAAAGATGTTATTACAGGTAAAACTGATACATTGATACCAAAATCTAACTATGATAGATACTCAATAGAAAATTTAACAGAATGGTGGAGAAAGAAAGCATCTAATAGATTCGATACTCTCCGTTCTGATGGTAGACTTCGAACAAAACTCGAAGTATGGAATGAGAATCCTGATGAAATCGACATTATTCGGTAATACATATAGAGTAGTAGAGAATCCTCACGAACAGGACGCTGCTATAGAAATCATAGACGGAGAATTTAAAGGTCTTGTCTATCAGTATGGTAAAGTAGGATTTGAAGAGGGAAAACCTAACATAAACTTTGAGAGAACCATAAGAAGATTACCAGAAAGTGGTGAAGAGTTAGATAATCTACTAAATAATAACGACCTAAATAAAATTATGGGTGATATTCTTGTAGAGATAATGCAAGAACAAATTCGAAAAGAGGAACAAAATGGCAATAACAAAATCATATCCGATAGTCAAGACTGATGGTGAGACTATCTTTCTATTAGGAAGAGACTACGAAGCTGGAACACCAGAGAACGAAGCAGAACAAGCTAGACTTCAAAAAAACTACAGAAAATGGGAGTCTGAAAATACAGAACATATAGTGCCTCCAGGCACACCAATGGGTGAAGACGGTGAGGGTGCAAGATTGCCAATGGTTGACTTAAACACAAACTACAACGGAGATTTTGATTACAATGGATAGACAAAGATTAATGGATGAGATTAAGAGACATGAAGGAGAAGTCCTTGAAATCTACGAAGATTCACTAGGATACTTAACTTTTGGTGTAGGACACTTAATCAAAGATAGTGATGATGAACATGGTTTACCAGTTGGCACACCAGTTTCACAAGAAAGAGTAGATGATGTCTACGACTATGACTTTGATAAACATTTAGAAGAAACTATTCATCTATTTGAATCAAAAGGTGGTGAAGACTTCTATTCATTACCAGAAAACATACAACATGTATTAGTTAACATGACATTCAACTTAGGTGGAACAAGATTCGGTAAGTTTAATAACATGTGGAAAGGTGTTGTTTCAGGTGATTGGGAAAAAGTTGCTGTTGAAATGGAAGATTCTAAGTGGTTCAGACAAGTTGGAAGACGAAGTGTTGAACTTCAAGAAATGGTGAGAAGTGCGTAATATCAGAGACGATGTAAGATGTCTAAGATTAGATACAGGAGAAATCTTAATTGGTTTCTTTAAGAATCTATGGTGGAAAGGAAAATACGAACTAGTAGATGCACAACAGTGTTTAGTATCTTTAGAAAATAATAGAATGGAAGTTCAACTAGCACCTTATATACCATTTGCAAAAGAATATATCTTTGAAGTAAGACACGACAAAGTTCAATCAGTATTTCAACCAAAACCACAATTAGAACAGAATTATAAAGTAGAGACTGGTAATAGAGTAGTCAGTCAAAGAGGTAATAAGTAATGGTTGATATGATGAATAGAGTCATGAATGCTCAGGTTAAACAAGCTGAAGCAATGATTGAAAAACACAGAATAAATATAGAAGTTTTAACAAAGAATGCAGTTGGTGTAGCAGAACATCCAGACACAATGAAAACTGTTGAAGATGAGTTAGCCCAAATTGCACATTGGACAGACATCAAATCAGCTGCTTTAAATAATTTCGATTTCGAATCTAAAAGAACCTTGACAGAATAGACCAAGCTGTAGTATAATTACAGTATGGATTTTTATACAAATGTATGTAGAACTCGTGACAAAATTCTAGTCACAGGTTACCAATCAAATAAGAAAGTCAAAATGAAAGTCGATTATCGACCTAAGCATTTTGTTCCCTCCAGAAAAGGTGATACACCTTACAAATCACTAGACGGCAGACCACTTGAAGTTGTAGAACTCAACTCAATGGGTGGTGCAAGAAAGTTTAGAGAGAAGTATCATCAAACACAAGGTTTTGAAATACATGGTTATGATAGATATGTCTACACATATATTTCAGATAAGTTTCCAACAGACTTCGAATACGACACAAAGAAAGTAAGAATTGCCACACTTGATATTGAGTGTGAATGTGAAGATGGTTTTCCAGAACCAATGAGAGCAGATGAGAAAGTAAATGCAATTGCAATTAAACCTTTCGGTCATAATACACATGTTTTTGGTTTAGGTCCTTGGGATGATAAACCGGCTAATTGTGTTTATTATGATTGTGTAGATGAAGCACAACTTCTAACAGAGTTCATTAAGTTCTGGAGAAAGGCTTCTTTTGATATTGTCACAGGTTGGAATGTAGACTCATTTGATATCACATATCTTTGTAATAGAATTGATAAAGTTTTCGGTGAAGGAGAACATAAGAAATTATCTCCTTGGAATATGTCAGATGTTAGAGAATACACATCTAACTTTGGTCAGAAACAACAAACATTTAATCTTTATGGTATTAGTATTGTCGATTACTTAGATTTATATCGTAAACATACACCACAAACACAAGAGTCATACAAACTAGAACATATTGCACAAGTAGAACTTAATAAAGGTAAGATTGATTACTCAGAGTATGGTAATCTACACACACTTTATAAACAAGACTACTCTAAGTTCCTTGCATATAATGTTAAAGACGCCGTTCTTGTTGAAGAACTAGAAGAGAAACTTGGTTTCTTAGAACTCACAATTGTGATGGCTTATTCTGCCAAGTGTAATTACAATGACACTTTCGGTATGGTTAAGTATTGGGAAACAATCATCTATAATCATCTAAAGAAACAGGGAATTCAAACACCACCTCAGGCATTAAAGAGAGACCAAAAGAACTATCGTATTGAGGGTGCATATGTAAAAGAACCAATCGTTGGTGGTCATAATTGGGTGATGTCTTTTGATTTGAACTCACTTTATCCTCATTTGATTATGCAGTTTAATATTTCACCTGAGAAGATGATAAAGGGTGGTCTTATGGACACAAAGATTACATCTATGTTAGATAAGAAGAATGACTTATCTGAACTTAAAAAACAAAATGCAACTGTCACACCAAATGGTGTTAAGTTCAAAAGAGACAAACAAGGTTTTCTTCCTGAACTCATGGAAACATTATACGATGAGAGAAGAGAATACAAACAGAAGATGATTTCACATCAAAAAGAACTACAAGTTTGTGATGACCCTATTGAAAGAAAAAGACTTGAAGTTAAAATCAAAAGGGCATACAACAATCAACAGGTTAGAAAGATATCTTTGAACAGTGCATATGGTGTTCTTGCAAATCAGTGGTTTGCTTTCTTTGACCCACAACTTGCAGAGTCAGTCACTACTGCAGGCCAGTTAGTAATCAAATGGTCAGAGAAGACTGCAAATGATTATCTAAACAAAGTTCTAAAAACAAACAAAGATTACATTGTTGCAATGGATACTGATTCAATCTATATCACACTTGATGATTTAGTGAATCAAATCTTTACACCAGAACAACAGAAAGATAAGAGTCGAGTTGTAGATTTCTTATGTAAGATTGAAGAAGAAATTGAGAATGCTTTGAGAGAAGGATTTGACGACCTTAAAGATTATACAAATGCGTTTCAACAGAAAATGGAAATGGGTAGAGAAGTTATTGCAGACCGTGGTATTTGGACTGCAAAGAAAAGATATATTCTAAATGTATATGATAATGAGGGTGTAAGACTCAGAACTCCAAAACTAAAAATGATGGGTATTGAAACTGCAAAGTCTTCTACTCCTCAATGGGTCAGAAAGAAACTTACTGAAGCATTGAATATTGTAATGACAAAGACTGAACAAGAGTTGTGGGAATTTGTTGAGACAACAAGAAAAGAATTTAGAAATCTTCCTGCAGAAGAGATTGCATCACCAAGAGGGTGTAATAACATTAAACAATATGCAGATAACTCAGACATCTACTCAAAGGGAACACCCATACATGTCCGTGGTGCTTTACTTTATAATCATCACTTAGAGAAACTAAACTTAGATAAAAGATATGAGTTGATAAAGAACGGAGATAAACTACACTTTACATATCTTACAACACCAAATCCAATCAAAGAGAATGTTATCTCATTCTTATCGGTTCTGCCTCGTGAGTTTGACATACACAAATATGTTGATTATGACTTACAGTTTGATAAGGCATTCATTGAACCACTGAAAGGAATTATTAGTCTTATTGACTGGAATGTAGAACCAGTTGCAAGTCTGGATAGTTTTTTTGCATAAATAATTCCATGGAAGTAGAACAAATCCTAGTGTTATTAGTTGTTATAATAACATTTTGGGCATTAAAATAATATGGCATATAGTAAAAAAGTAGTAGATAGATTCGAAGATGTATTAAACAATCCTGCAGAACATTCAGTTGGCAGATTTGACCCAAATGACCCAATGGTCGCAACAGGCATGACAGGAGCACCTGCATGTGGTGATGTAATGAAACTTCAATTAAAACTAGACGATGATGATAGAATCGTTGATGTTAAGTTTAAGACTTATGGTTGTGGAAGTGCAATTGCAAGTAGTTCATTATTTGTTGACTTACTTACAGGCAAAACAATTACTGAGGCAAAGGAGATAAAGGATAAAGATATTGCAGAAGTTTTAGAATTACCACCAATCAAATTACATTGTTCTGTTCTTGCAGAAGATTCCATAAAAAGAGCAATATTAGATTGGGAAGAGAAAACTCAGAACCGAAGACACAATTATCCTAAATAATCGTATGAAAAATACATATGAATACAATGTGACCGTTTCAAAGGTCGTGGACGGAGATACAGTAGATGTAGATATCGACCTTGGTTTTGGAATGGTTTATAAAAAACAAAGAGTAAGGATGTTAGGCATCGATACTCCTGAATCCAGAACAAGAGACTTAGTTGAAAAGAAATTCGGTAAGGCATCTAAGAAACATCTAAAGAAATTATTAGAAGAAGCCGAGTCAATCACATTAATATCACATGACAAAGGAAAGTTTGGAAGAATTCTAGGTGAATTGTTTGCACATCACATTGAAGGACATCCAGTGTTTGGTCATAGAGTTAATGTTAATGAACAAATGATTGCAGACCATCATGCAGTTCCATATACAGGTGAAAATAAAGACTTAGTAGAGGGACAACACATGGCAAATAGAGAAGTTCTACTTGCAAATGGAACAGTTGTATTAGACGACTAATGGCTTTCGAAACTATCGACCTAGTTTACATGTTTTTAATAGGTGGTCTATATGCCGGATTTATATTCATGGAAGTTCAAATATCCCAAATCAAGGCAATGATGGAAGAACATGTCAAATGTGATGAGTCCATCAAAGAAATGGCTCAAAGATATCACACCCAAAAAGACTAAAAAAACCACTTTACAAATTACACTTCTACCTCTATAATAGAGTTATGATTAAAAACATTATGAGAGGTGTGAAATTATGGCAAGATTCTTAGACGAATTAATTAAATCAACAGGTAATGAATACGCAGGTATTGTTGCCGACGGAGTTCAAGCAGGAGATGTAGACTCGTTTGTAGATACAGGCAGTTATATCTTTAATGGTCTCCTTTCTGGTTCACTACACGGTGGACTTCCCAAAAACAAAATTACTGCCATTGCAGGTGAATCTGCAACAGGTAAAACTTTCTTCGCATTAGGAATGGTAAAACAATTCTTAGAAGATAATCCTGAGGCAGCCGTAATTTATTTTGAATCTGAATCTGCAATCACAAAAGAAATGATTGAAGATAGAGGAATAGATTCAAACAGAATTGTTATTGTGCCAGTTGTGACTGTTCAACAGTTTAGAACTCAATCAATAAACATCTTAGACAAATACTTGGAGTCAGATGAATCTGATAGACCTCCAATGATGTTTGTCTTAGACTCACTTGGCATGTTATCTACTACAAAAGAGATAGAAGATACTGCAGACGGAAAAGAGACTAGAGATATGACTCGTGCCCAAATTGTAAAGGGTGCTTTCAGAGTATTAACTTTGAAATTAGGTCGTGCAAAAGTCCCTATGATTGTGACTAATCACACTTATGATGTAATCGGTTCTATGTTCCCACAAAAAGAAATGGGTGGTGGTAGTGGTCTTAAATACGCTGCTTCATCAATCATTTATCTTTCTAAAAGAAAAGAGAAAGAAGGAACAGAGATTATCGGTAATATTATTCATTGTAAGAATGCAAAGTCGAGACTTACTGTTGAGAACAAAGTTGTTGATGTCAGATTGACATACGATAAAGGCCTCGATAGATATTATGGTCTTTTAGACCTTGCACTTGCACATGGTATATTTGAGAAATCATCTACAAGAGTTAAGTTGCCAAATGGTAAAACAGAATTTGGTAAAACAATCAATAATAATCCAGAGAAATACTTCACTGATGAAGTAATGGAGAGATTAGAGTTAGCAGTTAATACAGAGTTTAAATATGGAACAAGCGAGATTAGAACAGACGATACTAAAGAATCTGATTCAGAATGAACCTTTCACAAGAAAGGTTCTACCTTTCTTAAAGTCAGAGTATTTCACCGAGAGTGACGAGAAGATAGTATTCAAAGAAATACAAGATTATTTCTTAAAGTATACTAAACCACCTACTACGGAAGCACTTCTCATAAACCTAGACAACAATACTTCTATTAATGAGAATGAATTGAAAATGTCTAAAACCGTAGTAGGTCAATTCGACAAAGAATCAACTCCAATGGATTGGTTAGTCGAAGAGACCGAAAAGTGGTGCAAAGATAGAGCAATCTATATTGCAGTCATGGATTCTATTGAGGTTATCGATAAGAAATCTCAAAGGTCAACTGGTGAAATACCTGAACTTTTAAAAGATGCTTTGTCAGTCTCATTTGACACAAATATTGGTCATGACCAGATTGAAGATGCAGATGATAGATTTGAATTCTATCATACGGAAGAAGAGAAGATTCCGTTTGACTTAGAATACTTCAACAAGATTACAAAGGGTGGTTTACCAAACAAAACACTTAATATCTGCCTTGCAGGAACAGGTGTTGGTAAATCATTATTCATGTGTCATATGGCAGCTGCTGGTTTGATGATGAATAAGAATATATTATACATCACACTTGAAATGTCAGAAGAAAGAATTGCAGAAAGAATCGATGCAAATGTTCTAAACATTCCAATGAAAGAACTTCCTGATTTATCCAAGAAGATGTTTTCTAAAAAGGTTGAGAAGATTAGTGCAAAGACAAAAGGTAAATTAATCATTAAAGAATATCCAACTGCATCAGCTCATGTTGGACATTTCAGACATCTTTTACAAGAACTAGAAATCAAAAAAGATTTCAGACCTGATTTGATATTCATTGATTATCTAAACATATGTGCATCACATAGAATCAGACCTGGTTCTGGTGCAAACTCTTATACATTAGTTAAGAGTATTGCAGAAGAACTTCGTGGTCTTGCAGTAGAATTTGATGTGCCTATTATGAGTGCAACTCAAACGACCAGAAGTGGTTATGGTTCCACAGATATTGGACTCGAAGACACTTCTGAATCTTTTGGTTTGCCTGCAACTGCAGATATGATGTTTGCACTGATTACATCCGAAGAACTTGAAGAGTTAGACCAAATGGTCGTAAAACAATTGAAGAATAGATACAACGACCCTACAGTATTTAAAAGATTTGTAATTGGTGTTGATAGAAGTCGTATGAAGTTATACGATTGTGAACAAGAGGCACAAGAAGAACTGGTTGATAGTGCCATAGAGGGTGATGATACACCAGTATTTGATAGAAACCGAGGTGCAGAGAAATTCCAAGACTTTAATGTTTGATGATAAATTAATACAAAAACAATACGAAGAGTATAAAGAAAACTATGTAGAACCTGATGCAATGGGTAGGTCTTTGATGAGAGATAGAATTACAGAAGATTTATCTTTTGTATCTCAAATGTCAGTAGAAGAATACACTTTATATCTAAAGTATCAGGAGATACATCGTAAATATCCTACACATGAGATTGGAACTTTGTTTGGTTCTGAAAAACAATTTGTAGATGAGAAACATATCAAACTGATTGATGAAGTTAAGAACAACATATGGATTCCTAATTCATATGAAGACTATGAGAAATTAGAACCAGAATTAATTTACACATCTATGACATCTGATGATAGAGAATCAGCAGGTTCATGGTCAGAAATCTGGAATTGTATCAGAACATTTACATCTACTATGAAGAACTCTTCTAATATTGGTAGAAATTTACATTATGTTGTCAGAGATAAAGTCACAGGTAAATATCTTGGAGTTATTTGTATTACAGGTGATTTCATCGACTTAACTCCTCGTGATAATTGGATTGGTTGGGATAGAGAATACAAAACTAATAGTGGTATTCTAAATCACTCATGTATTGGTTCTACGATTGTGCCATTGCAACCACTAGGATTTAACTATACAGGTGGAAAACTACTTGCACTTTTATGTCTATCAGATGATATACAGAAACAGTGGGAAGAAAACTATGGTAATAAATTAGTGAGTGTGACTACTACATCATTATATGGTAAATCCAAAACAGGTGGTTTATCACAATATGATAGACTCAAACATTGGAAGAAATGTGGATACTCAAATGGTTCTATGACATATGAATTGACCAAAGATACTGAACGAGAAATGTTGAAATATGGTGAGAAGAATTACAACGATAGATACTTCTCATTATATGTTGCAACAAGAGAAAATGGTCAACCTTGGAAAAGAGACCATAGAAATAGATTTAGAAGCTTTTTATTCCCCAAACTAGAGATACCTAAGAACATAATTCGTTCAGACCATCAAAGAGGTATCTATTGGTCTGCCTTATACGATAACTCCAGAGAGTTTCTAAGAGGTGAGATTACAGAAGACCAACTAGTTCGTTCACAAGACTTCTCTACAGAGGCACTTTCCACACTATGGAAAGAAAAGTATGCAGGTAAGAGAATCAATAACCTTATGAATGCAGAGAGACAAAGACTCGATGATACTCTCTTTTATGACGATATTGCATTCATGTCATGGGATGAAACTAAGGCAAAATACCTTACACAAGTAGGCAGATAAAGCTTGACAATGCGGTCACTTTTTTGTTATTATATAACAGTAATAAAGAAAAGGAGATTACATGGAAAGAAAGGCTTACATAATAACTACTCAAAACCTTGAAGAATATGGTGATAATTACCATAAATTTAAAGGTGGTTCAGACTATGTTGTCTACTTTGATGTAGAACTTTGTGTCTATGAAGAAGACGCATATGGTCCTGGAGAACATTCTTACTACGAATGCCCTTTAGTTAACGAAGCTTCAGCAGCTGCTGAGGTCATGAAACATGTTAACAGATTCAATAGTCTTAGAGGTTCATTCGATTATATTACTAACATAGAAACAGTTCCTGCCATTGATTGTATTGGTCAATATGACGATGCAGAATTCAAAGGTGATTTTGACAGTCTTTGTATGTTGACTAGTAAGATAAAACATTCAGTTAATAAATTTATGGGAGAAGCAGCGTAATGAAATTCAGAGAATATCCAAAAAAATTCAAAGACACTGTAAATGTTGCAGGTAGGTCTTATAAAAGGTGGGGTGTGACAGGCACTTTCGCAACAACTGAGGATTCAGTTAATTGGTGTAAAGGCAAATACTATATTGCACCAGGAGATATCGTAAGATGGCATTCTAACAATCAAATACCTTTTGGTGATATGTTGTTAGATTTATGTGAGGCACTATTGATTACACCTAAACAATTAAGAGTTTCATCTGAACTTAGAGAAAAAGAAACAGATGAATTTTGGGCAAATTTTTATAATGAAGACAATGCAAAAGAAGCTCTTCTGGAGACAAAGTAATGTTATATCAAGACGAAAGATACAATAAAGAATTTACAGGTCAAACTTCTACACAATTTAAGGATATAATTCCTCGTGCAAAAGGAATGAACTTCTTATACTTTATTGAATTAGATATCAATGATATCGACTATGATGGTTCTGATGAAGACTTAGCAAGGAAAGAGGGTGCAATCGTTCAGAATGCTGAAGGATTTGCAGACATGTTAAGAAAAGGAAAGTATAAACCTCTTAACTATGAACCACCAGTTGTTTACTATGTTGAAGAAACAGGTAAGTATATTTGTGATAACGGAAGAACAAGATACAATGGTCACAGAATTGCAAAGAAAGGTAAGATATTTGTTGCAGTTGTTGAGTTTGTAGAGTATGACAATTTACCAGGAAGTTATTGGGCAGGTGTTTATGCGTCTACTTCAAATGCAGAAGAGACAGAAGATTATATAAAAGCACCAAGAACTACAGCAGATATTTCTTTTTCTGCTTCAAAGTTGATTGAAGAGAACAATTTATTAGTTGACTTAACTCCAACAGGAAAAGCACAAAAGACTGATGAAAATACTGCAATTATCTGGAGAGTTTTACAAGATTTAAAAGTAAGAGATAAAAAGAGTTATTGGGTTGAATCTGTTTATGCAGAGATTGGTAAAGGAGAAACTATTAAAGTTTATCAGAAACATGAATTGGCTGATACTCCTCAAAAAATATTACCAAGTATCGTTTTATCTACACCATCAAAGATTCAAGCAGTTGATAATACTATCTACTATGTTGCAAAGTTTAACGGTGTTGGTGGTGATAGTGTGGGTTCTGATAGAGATTATGACCCGCGTGTATACAACATCATTATGAAAATGAGAAAGAGTAATCCTACTACAAATGTTTGTTTGATATGTCACTATGATAAAGTATCAACAACACAATTAGATGTATTGAGAGAGTTTAAAACCAATCACATGATGGTTGAACAAGCAAACAATGGTATTGATAACTTAAACATACTGAAAGGTGAGAACAATGAACATGTTGATAATGAATATTTTGAATGGTTAGACATTGTTCACTTACCACAAAAAACTAAATCGGAGAGTAAAAATGAATTTGTCAGAATATAGAAGATACGAAATAACAGATGCACAATGGTCAAGAATTCAACCATGGGCATTATCACTTTGGCATGGAATCAATGCTCAAATGGAATTATGGAAGAGTAATCAACCAGTGTATCAACCAATCTGGAGAAATACTATGTATCAATCAATATGTAAGTCAATGTGTATTGAATTACCATACAGATTAGATACTGCAGATAAGTCAAAGAAAGCAACTTTTGACCATGTATACTCACCAGGTCCACACTCAGATATAATTGTTGAATACTCAGATGAGTTCTTATCAGGAGAGTTCAATAGAGATTGCCTCTTTGTTGCATGGTTTCATTTTATGTGTCATGGTATTAAAGTATCAGATAAGATTAATACTCAATTAAGAGGCATGAACGGTAAAGTCTTACAGAAAGATAAGTATAATCAAATTTTATCAGAGAATCCAGATTGGTCTTTCAATGAGAAATTTGAAAATGCTGGTATGGATATACATAATTCAGACCCTATTTTCTATACAGAAACTTACACGGAGTATGAGTCAAGGACAATAAAAGCATAAATAGATATATACAACATGTAGTATTATGACTAAGAATTTAAAAAGTGAAGAGGTAATTGATATGATTTCAAAGAAGATAGCTTTGAAAAAAGAATTACGCATGGCTAAAAAAGATTCTGACGATAAACAAATTAGTAATATCACCAAAAAAATCTCTAAAATAGAGACTAAATTACATTCCACTCCGCTCTCAAAAACCTAAATACTAACATGGAAACCAATTCATGTAAATGTTGTAAGTGCTGTAGTTGCACTTGCTGTTAGGAGATTAACAATGGGCGTATACCAAGACGAAATTACAAACAATATTCAACCTTTAATAGATAAATTAACAGGTGATATTGCAAATCTTAATACTATATTAACCTTTTTACAGGCACAGGCATCTGATATAACAACTGCAGACTTTAAAACTGCATGTGCAAATCACTCTTCTGATTTAGTTAAATCATATGGAACTGCAACTGACGATGCAGCTACAAACGCAAATGTTCAAGCCGATATAGAACTAGAGATTGATAGAATTCAAGTTATGTTAGGAACACATTCTTCTTTGACTGCATATCAGGACTTCAAGGTTAAAGGAGATGCTTCATCAAATTCTTGGAGAACAGGTAGTTTACAAGGTGATTTAGATGCACTAAACGCCAAGAAAACTGCATGGACAGCTAAAGAATCAAATCCACATGATACAACTTCTTACACAGGCATAGTTCAACCTGCTTAAATAGAACTTCCAAAACACATAAATAGTAGACAAACACATTAAAAAGGTGTATAATCTACTATTATGGGCGCAAAAAACCTACACTTAGAACATTTAGAAGACGAAATCATTAATCAAGGGATTGATGGAGGTCGTGGTGCAATTAACTTTCTTCAAGGTCTAAGAGATATGTTGAAAGGTAATTCAAACAGTTCTGTTAACATGACTGTTAAATGGGATGGAGCTCCTGCAATCTTTTGTGGAAAACATCCAGAAACAAATCAATTCTTTGTTGCAAAGAAATCACTGTTCAATAAAACAGGTCCTATGTTCTATACCTCAGAACAAGAAATCAAAGAGGCCTCTGAACTCTCAGGTCAATTACAAGAGAAGTTTCTAACATCATTTAAATATCTATCTAAATTATCTTGGAATACAATCATGCAAGGTGACTTAATGTATACTAATGATAAGAAAATGCAAAAGATAGATGGTAAATCTTATGTGACCTTTCAACCAAATACAATTCTATATGCAGTTGATGTTAAATCAGACTTAGGTAAACAAATTGCAAACTCTAAAATGGGAATAGTTTTCCATACCACATATTCAGGTGGAACTATAGAAGATTTATCTGCAAGTTTTGGTGCCAAAACATCGAGTCTTGGAAGTTCATCAGATGTATGGGTTGATGATGCAACATATAAAGATGTATCTGGAAACTCCACAATGACTGCTAAAGAAACACTTAAACTTACACAAGTATTGTCTGCAACAGGTAAAGCATTTCATGGAATCACACGAAAAGATTTACAGAAGTTTATGCAACTACAGGCAACGATACAACAGAAAGGTGCAGGTGCATCATATAAGACATATTGTAATTCACAAATCAGAGGTGGTTCTTACAAACCAACATATGCAGGTTATATGAAACACTTTGAGAACTATTGGAGAGATAAAGTTGTTGGTGCAGTTAAAATGGAAAAGACAAAGGCCATCAAACGAGAGATTGGTGAACAGTTATATGCAGAACTTCGTGCATTAAACAAGTTCATAACCAATCTAACAAAGTTCATGGAGAATCTAGTCATTGCAAAACAGATTATCATCGTTGCACTAAATAGAGTAAAGAGTATAGGAACATTTAAGAAGACTGCAACAGGTTTTGAAGTGGTAAATCCAGAAGGATATGTTGCAATCGACAAAACAGGAAGTGCCGTCAAATTAGTAGATAGAATGGAGTTTGCATTCAATAACTTCACAGCACAAAAGAATTGGGATAAGTAATGAAAAAATTAAGTTCATTTTTGAGAGAAGGAAAAGATAAAGGTGTAGTATTCACTTTTGGTCGTTTCAATCCACCTACTACAGGTCATGCCAAGTTAGTCGAAAAACTTAAAAAGGCATCAAGTGGTGGATACAAACCACTATTATTCACATCACATTCAAACGATAAGAAAAAGAATCCACTTTCACACAAACAAAAGATAACATATCTAAGAAAATTCTTTGGTAGAATTATAGTAGATGCAGACGCAAGAACTGTATTTGATATCTGTAATGAACTACAGAGACAGAAATTTAACAGAGTTAGAATGGTTGTTGGTTCAGATAGAGTTAAAGAGTTTGATTTTCTATTAAAGAAATACAATGGTGTAAAAGCAAGACATGGATTCTATAAGTTTGACGAAATAGAAATTATATCTGCAGGTGAGAGAGACCCCGATGCAGATGATGTTTCAGGAATGTCTGCAAGTAAACTTCGTGCCTTGGCAGAACAAGGAGATTTTAAAGCATTCTCTAAAGGAGTTCCAACAAAGAACAAAAAGGATATAGAGAATCTATATAAAGATATTAGAAAAGGTATGGGTATTGTAGAAGAAACTATGCCTGATTATATGGTTGAAGACATGATTAAGGAAGGAGTCTATGACCCAGGAACATTTAAAGCAGTCTTTTTAATGGGAGGTCCAGGTTCAGGTAAATCTACAGTTGTTAAGAAACTTGGTCTAAAAGCCTTAGGGTTAAAACTTGTTAATACAGATAATGCTTTTGAAAGGGGTTTAAAGAAAGCAGGATTATCCCTAGATTTAAGAAACATTGATGCAAATGTCAGAGATGGTATTCGTGCCAAGGCAAAAAAGATTACAGGTAAAAACTTAGACGCATATATCGAAGGAAGACTAGGTCTTATCTTTGATACAACAAGTGCCAAGTCAGGTAAGATTCAAGGATATAAGAAGATGTTAGACGCATTAGGATATGAATACAAAATGGTATATGTTAATGCAAGTCTTGAAAATGCACAAAAAAGAAATGAACTTCGTGCAAGAAAACTTCCTAAAGAAATTGTAAAATCTGATTGGGATAAAGCACAAAAGAATTTAGATACATTTAAATCAATGTTCAAAAAGGATTTCATTGAAGTTAGAAATGATGATGATATAAAATCATTGGATAATAAGGCATCTAAACTATATGGAAAACTTATGACTTGGTCATCACAATTCCCTGGTAATAAACTTGCAACTGCATGGAAAGAACAGGAGTTAATCGCTAAAAAACGATAAATAGTATTATGGATATATTAGACAATAACATTCAACAAACAAAGAAATTCAGAGACGAATATAGTAAAGTCAATGAAGACAATGTTGCAGTTCAAACTGCTCTTGCAAAGGCAAAACAAGTTGACGAGATGGAGAAGTTGAAAGCACAACACATCAAAGAAATTGAGGCATTGCAAGCCGAACATGAAAGAGAAAACGAAAGACTTGCAGGTGCAAAAGAGAAAGAAGTCATTGATACTCAAATTAAGAAACAAAGAGAAGCAGAAAGAAAAGCAGCTGAAAAGTCAAACACTTCTGAATCAGTTGAATTAGATGAAGAAAGAATGTCTATAGCAACAAAGTTATTTAAATCTTATGAAAAAGATATAGAAAAACTTATGAAAAAACATGATGCGTATGTATCAGATACAGGTCTTAAATTTACATTTATATCATCTCCAAAACCAATGAAAAGGGGATTCATGAAAGACTTACTTAAATTATTAGGTATGTCTGAATCAGTTGAAGAAGGAAAACTTGTTGCTGATACACATACAATAATAGACACCATGATTAAAAAGATTCAATTAAAACTTGAAAAAGAGATTAAGAGGAACAAAGAAAAGGGTTTAGCATTAGTCAATGAACTTGGTAAAGTAATAGGACATAAAGTGACTGATAAGAAACAAGAGAAAGGTAAACTATTTCTAAAGTTCGAAACAGAGTTAGATGAAGAAACAATGCCAGGTAAAGGTAATGCCTCAGATGATGGTGTTTGTGAAATAGGAACAGATGATATAAGACAAAAGTATCAAGCTGACACACCAGGTCAAGCAGAAGAAGGATATGTCAAAGAACAGGAAAAGGCTTTTCATGAACAGAAGTCAAAGGTAAAGAAAAACTTTAAAGATGTATTCCAGAATCCTTTAAAGGGATATCCTGCCAACGAAGATTTTGAAGTAAAAAAACTATAAGATAATTATGAAAACATTGAAAGAGGTTGCAATCGAGGAAACCCTTGAAGCAATGCAAACTAAGGGAATCAATCTCTTAGACAATCCATTTAGACTAGGTTCTACACTGTATTTTGAATGTATACATCAAGCAAGAACACTAGTATCAGAAAACAAATATACACTAACGGAAGTCGACAAAAACATATTAGAGACTGATATAGGGTCATTTGAGACATATAACGGTGAATTAGTGCCTTTAGACTGCCCTATGTATGAGATATCCGAAGAAGAAGAACCGGAACTCAACAAACCTAAAAGAGGTGGTCCTAAAAAATACTATGTTTATGTAAAAGACGGTGATAAGGTTAAGAAAATCACATGGGGAGATACAACAGGCCTCAAAGTTAAGTTAAACAATCCAAAAGCACGAGAATCATTCGCTGCTCGTCACAAATGTGACCAACAAAACGACAAAACAACAGCATCATATTGGGCATGTAGATTGCCTTATTATGCAAAACAACTCGGTTTATCAGGTGGAGGAGACTTTTACTGGTAGCCTAAATATTTGTATATCATGGAAGAAAGAACATTATATCACAACTATGCACAAGGCAATAGAATTGCAGAAATTTATAGGTCTTCAAAGGGTTGGGAAGTCGACTTATTAGAAGATGAAATGTTTGTAGAGTGTAGAAAAGTTCACAATCATTCAGAAAATTATGCAGAAGATGTTGCAGAAAATTGGTGTCAAGGTTTAATTAAACATGACAAAACCGTATAAAGAAGAGATAATTGAACAACACGGAACAGGCAGGTTTTTTAAAGTTAGAACCTTTGACCAGTCTGTTGAAGAAAAAGAACTAGTTTGGCATAGGGACAAGAAGAATAGAACAGTTCATGTGTTAAGTGGAAATGGGTGGAAACTACAGAATGATGATGAATTACCAAGAGAATTAGTAATTGGTAAAGATTATTTCATTGTTAAGAATAGTTACCATAGATTAATCAAGGGAGAAAATAACCTAGTTATTCGAATAGAAGAGTAGGTTTCGAACTAAAATATATTATAAATAATACTATGAGTTATAAGTCAGAAAACTGGAAAGAAAAATTAGACGAAGTCCGTTCACATGTTGCTTTAAAACCTGGCAGTTTGGAAAAGAGTGCCGAAGAAATTATAAGTGACCAAATTGATGAGGAACTTGCGTCATTTTTTGAAGACCAAGACACAACAGAGATTGTTGAGAGGATTGAAGCTTCAACAGGTGATATGATTAAGAAATTATTCAATACTGATAGTGAAAATGAATCACTAGGTATAGCAAAACTTCTTTCAATGACTGATGTTAAAGTTGCACTTCAAATGCAGAAACAAAATCCAAAAGGATTTAAGAAAACTACATTTGCTATGGGTGCAGACAACAGCAACAAGTCACTACCTACTGATAAAGACATTCAAAAAATGTTCAAAAAGGCAGGTGTCAAACCTTTACCAGAAGAAGAGACTGTAGAAGAAGTCAAAGAGGAAAAACTTTCCGTTGAAAGAACTATAGAAAAACTCACCGAAAAAAACATGTTAGGTCGTTTATCTAAGTCCCTAAGACTAGATGAAGAGGGCAAAGAAAAATTATTCAATTATTTCGATAAAGGGGAATTAGAACAATGAAATTTACATCACTAGGGTTATCAGACGACCTTTTAGAAGCATCTAAACAAGTCTTACAAAATTCAAAGGAATATGAAGATTTCTTTAAAGCGTCTTTAAAGAAATTTAATGTTGACTCACCTGCTGATTTTAAATCAGATGAAGAAAAGAAGAAGTTCTTCGATTACATAGAAAAGAACTACAAAGGTGAGAAGTCAGAAGAAACAGAAGTAAAAGAAAAATCTAAACCTGCAAAAAAGTTTATTAAACTTGGCGACGAAGCTGAAAAAAAAAATCTAAAGACGGAAGCTACTAGAAGTTATTTTAAAACAGTAGATGACCTTGCCGACAAACATGGTCATGAAGAGGCATTCATTTACAAATCACCTAAACTATCTAACATGATAAATGACCTTAAAAAGGTTATCAAAAGTGAAGTAAAAGCAGGATTTAAAGATTCTAAAAAATATGGTGATAAAGTCATCAAACACTTGCAAAAGATGGAAGTAATGGTCTATAATGACAATGTGGTTATGACAAACAACATGCACGGTAAGTTTAGTAAAGATTGGGAAGGCGATACATCATTTAGAGAAGATATGGCCTCAGTTATCATTAAACATGACGATATACTAGCACACGCAATATTTGGAGTGTAATATGAATTTATTTCATGAATCAAAGAAGATACTCGACAAAGATGGTAAAGTAAATCCATTAGGACCTTATGGTAAGTCAAAACTTACAGGTCAAGAAGTCGCAACTTATTTTCGAAAAAACAAAGTATCAGATGCCAAAGTTAAAAGAGCAGTAGAAGTTGCACTTGACTTAGGTGGTGCGTTTGATGTTGCACAAAAAGAAATCAAAAAGTTCTTTGGTAGTTCTATACTAAAGAAGAAAGAAGTTCAACATGCACTAAAGTATGCAAACGAAGAAAAAATAACAGAAATAACTGATAAAGAAATTAATGCAGTTAAAAAACTTTCTAAAGACCAACAAGCGGTATTGAAAGATTATCAAAAAATCACTAAACTAGGTGATAAAGAACTCAAAGACACAAAACATAACCCTACTTACAAAGCAATCTTAGATGCAAGAGATAAAGTTCTTACACTTATCGGAACACTTCAAACAGACAAATTACTTAAAGGTGAAGACCTCGAAGAGTCTATAAGAGATGTTGAAAAAGAATATATGGACAGAGAATGGGTGCAGATAGTCAGAAAACACAAAAATGCAATCAAAAAGTTTTGGAGAACTGGTCAATTAGATGATAAAGCAGAAGAAGATTTAGTTGGTTACGCAATGGACAATGCTGAAATCAGAACTGATGATGTAGACGAAACAGATGCTTGGTTAGAAGATATAATTCTTTCTAATGAAGAAACAAATGTCATGAACACATATCGTAAGATGTGGGAAGATGGTCAGAAGTATGCACCTATAGAAGAATCAAAAAAGATGACTTCTGCTCAAAAGAAAGAGTTCGATAAACTATACAAAAAAATGGATGGTGGTAAAGAACATCAAGCAATCAAACAAAAGATTAAAAATCCAATAAAGGCAGA